AGAAAAAACAGATGGGTGGTTCGTTTCCCAAGTGACTTAGGTATTTCTGAATGGATGCTTGCATCAGCATCACGTCCAAAGATTACTCAAGGTACTACTGAAATCCAATTCTTGAATACATCAACTTGGGTTGCAGGACGATATACCTGGGATACTCTCCAATTCACATTCAGAGATCCAATTGCACCATCTGCTTCACAGGCTTTAATGGAATGGATTCGTCTATGTTCAGAGTCTGTTACTGGTAGACAAGGTTACGCTGCTGGTTATAAGAGAGATATTGAGTTAGAGATGCTTGACCCAACGGGTGTTTGTGTTCAAAAATGGATTTTGAAGAACGCTTGGATTTCAAACTGTGACTTCGGTTCATTACAATACTCAGACGATGCTCTTGCAGATATTACTGCTACTATCGTTGTGGATTATTGCATACTCTGCTACTAACCTGATAATCAATTCAATAGTTTTATATTTAGCATAATCAAAGAAAAAAGTCGGCATTTTGTTGGCTTTTTTTCTTTTTTGTGTATATTTATATATAGAAATCATATAGATATGGCACAGAAGAAAGAAATAATCAAATTAGATGAGTTCGGGAATGAAATATGTAGATACGACGGAATCCGAGAAGCATCCAAAGCAGAAGGTATCTCAGAGAATAAACTATACAAGGTTGTTAATGGTAAACAAAAGTCCGTCAATGGTGTTGTGTTTGTGAAATCGGGCAGAGTAACCAATGCTGTTGATAGGATTGGCCAGGGGGATTATAAGTGTCCATATTGTGAAAGAAGGTTTGAAACTTATAATGGATTATCTAAACATGTTATAAAAGAGAAAATACATGGTGAGATAACGAAAGAACAACTTTTAGTGGACGCCAAATATAATGGTATACGTCCAACTTGTAAATGTGGATGTGGGGAATATACATCAATTGACCCGCGTGGGGAAGCGCATTTTTGTGATTATGCTTTTGGACATGCAATACGTGTTCATAATAATTGGGGACATAACCATGAAGCACAAGAAAAATCCGCCGAGACAAGAAGAAAACAATACATTGATGGTTCTCGTACACAATGGAATAAAGGTAAAAAGTGGGAAGAAACCTATACAATAGAACAGATTAGAAAGTTGCATAATGAGATACATACTGAAGAACGCGGTAGGAAAATAAGAATGAAACTGCTGGGGGTTCCAAAAAGTGATGAACAAAGACAAAAAATGAAAGAAGTGTTTAACACTGAGAAATATAAAACGATGCTTAGTGATCGAATGAGATACCGTTTAAACAATAATCTATTTTCGATATCGAGTTCAGGGGAAACAGAGTTCATTAATGAAGTCATAAAACCACTCGGTATTGAATATGAAGAGCAGCATTATCTAAAAGAAATTAAACAATATTGTGACATTTATATTCCATCAAAAAACTTAATCATTGAATATGATGGTGATTTCTGGCATTGTAATCCAGAAAAATATCCAGACGGTCCAAAGTATGATTATCAAGCCAAACATATAGAGAAAGATAAAATTAAAAATACATATTGTAAAGAAAATAATATTGGTATATTGAGAATATGGGAATCTGAATTTAAGCACAATAAGGAGAGCGTATTTATTAGAATAAAAAAAATAATCAGTAGTAAATAAGTCACAATATTTAAAGGGTAGGATTTTCCTATCCTTTTTTTTTGTTTGTAAAAAAGTTTGTATATTTACCCGGAACCAAAATTTTAGTTTTTATGGAAGAATATTTAAAAGGACTTAATGAGAAACAGTACGAAGGTGCTACATGTGTGGGTGGTAGAATACGTTTGGTTGCTGGTGCGGGTGCTGGTAAAACAAAAACCCTTACATGCCGCTACGCATATCTGATGAAACATGAGAATGTCAACCCAGATAACATCCTTTGTTTAACTTTCACAAACAAAGCAGCAAATGAAATGCGCCAACGTATTGAAAAAATGATTGGACATGATTTTGCATCTGAATTTATCTGTACGATTCACAGTTTCTGTGTAAAGGTTTTACGTAAGGATATATATCGTATCGGTTTTCCTATGTACTTCAATATATTGGATGAGGAAGACAAAAAGTTACTTGGTAAAGAAATTATCGAGGATATGGGTTATGATAAAAAGTCTACCAACGTAAAGAACATTCTTGAAAAAATAGAACATTATAAAACTACACATAGTGACTCATATATCAAAGAGTTTTTCATGCCTCGTTCATTGAATAACATGAAAAGAACTAAAACGATATTAAGTGATGATGAGAAGATTTTCATTAAATACTGTGAGAAACAAATAAAAAATTTCTCCCTTGATTTTGATGATTTGATTTATTTCGCATTACACCTCTTATTGAACTTCGATGATGTTAGAGAATACTGGCGAGATAAATTCCACTACATTATGGTTGATGAGGCACAGGATTGTAATAAACATGACTGGCAAATACTCGAAATACTTGCTTCTAAACACAAGAACCTATACATAATTGGTGATGATAACCAATCTATCTATAAGTTCAGAGGTAGTGATGTCAAAGGTTTCATCAATTTCAAAAACGATAAGACTATCTTGTTAACACAAAACTACCGTTCAACTAAAAATATTCTTGATGTTGCTAATTCTATCATTAAGAATAATACCGAGCGCGTTGATAAAGATTTGTTTACAGAAAAACAAGGTGGAGTTACTGTTACGCACTATCACGGAAACAATATATTCACCGAATGTAATTACGTTTGTGATGAGATCAGAAGGATAAAACGTGAAGACAGGGCGAACTATAGTGACTTTACTATTCTCTATCGCAATAATGCCATGTCGCGCGAAATAGAACAAGCGTTAATAAAGAAAGGCTTACCATATAAGATTTTTGGTGGTATCCGTTTCTATGAAAGAAAAGAAATAAAAGACGCTATTAGTTTCCTGAAACTAATAAACAATAATGATAACCTATCATTTAAGCGCGTTATCAACGAACCATCACGAAAAATCGGTAAAGTATTCATAGACAAAGTTGAGAAGTTTGCTAATGAAAAGAAAATAACACTATACGAGTCTTTGAAAAGATTATTGTCAAGTAAGACTTTGAAGAATGACGCAGCAATTGAGTTTATCCAAATTATTGATGAAGCAAAAACAAACAAAAACACATCACGTATATCAGATTTACTTAATACTGTGTTGAATGATACTGGCTATATGGATATGCTTCGTGAAGATGTTGAGACAGATAGGCTTGACAACTTGAACGAGTTATTGAATAGTATCATTTACTACGAGAGACAGCACGTTGATGAAGAAGATTTATTTGATAAATTCTTGCAAGATATATCATTATATACTAACACTGATAATGATGATAGTGGTGATGTTGTTAAAGTTATGACAATGCACCAATCAAAAGGTTTGGAATTTCCGAATGTGTTTGTAATTAACGTATTTGAAGGTGGAATACCGTCACATAGAGCGTGCGAAACTGAAATGGATGATGATGTAACTGGTAGAGAAGAAATAGAAGAGGAACGTAGGCTCATGTATGTGGCGTGTACTCGTGCTGAAAAACGTCTTTATTTAACTGAATCTGAAGGATATAGTTGGATGTCTGGCGGGGATAAAATACCATCACGTTTCATTGATGAGATACCAACTAATCTGATTAACTACAAAAAAACAGAATATAGATGGTGAAGAAAATATTAGATTTTTTCAATATACACCCGGATGAAAACCAAAAATGGTTGCTCCTATCAACGTTTTTTTCTGGCTTATTAGTTACATATGCAGCACCAGCAATAACAAAAGCAATTATAACAGCATTGCCAGCAGAATGGATTGCATTTGAATCATTATTTGGCTCACTATCTGGACTGTTAATTGGCATAATATGGAAAGATAACGTACGCGATAAAGCCATGAAATACTTCATGTGGTTAGCAATATCCGAGTCTGTAATTGGTTTTATACTTGCAATGTTTCTGTGTTTTATACACTATAATGTTTGGGTTTTTGCTATTGTATCACTACTATATACATCGTTTATAAGTATTTTTGTTGGCAAGTGTATTATGGCATTTAAGCCGAAATTATGGAATGACAAGGCCAGGGAAGTATACGACAATAATTACTCCATAGTTTCTGGTATTGTATGTGTTACTGGATATGGATTAGCGTTAATCGCAATGCCTTCATTACAAGTATCATTGTTTTTATGGGGGTTGTGTTGTATATTAGATGATATTGGTTGGATTTATGTTTATTACAAAAACAGTGACAAAATAAAAGAGTAACGAGAGATTCGTTACTCTTTTATTTATTTATCCAAACAAGTTATTGAATTTCGTTGAAACTAACTGATTGTGGCGTGACAACGAAGTTAATCTCGATGTATTCTAATGTTGGAGTTGGTTTTACATAGATTACTGCGCTTAATTCGTGAGCATCCATTTGTTCTGGAGTCTGACTAACTTGTAATCTGAAGTCTGTAATACCTCTATCAGTCCTAATTTGGTTCAAGATTGGACGTACAATTGAGTCAAATTGTTTTGCTAATGTTGTGTCATTAGGTTCGAAGATTAAACCTCTTGTTGACTCAATAATCAATCTCTTCATGTAGAGCATCAATCTTACAACGTTGATACGGTTCATTGGAGTGTCACCAGTATACATTGTCTTGTTACCCCAAACTTTGATACCTTCTTTAGAGAATGTCTTCAATGGGTTGATACGTCCATCGTAAACGTTATCTTCATCCTCTAACTTAGCGAAGAATCTCATCTTCTTAGCAACAACGTCACCACGTTCGATACCAGCAGGTGCGTACCATGGATAACTCTTGTTGTCAACGTCAGCCATATTTCTCAATACGTCTTTTGTTGGTGGTAAGAAGATAAATTTGTTATTTTCTTCGTCGAAGATTTGTATCCAAGGATAATATGTTGAAGCAATATATGTGTCAACAGATGTATCTTCCAAGTTTTCTGCTGCGTCACTTGATGAGTACATATCTTCTACTGCATCGCTTGAACCCCAAGGTTTATCAGGTGTTGTTACAACATAGAACGTATCTTGGCGTTTTTCCTCAAGCATATCAAGAACTTCGTTAGTCAATGAAACGTGGTTAACGTAGTCGATACCTGGAGTTGCGAACAAGTTGATTAAGTATCTCTCTGGAATTTCAAATTGGTTAACACCTGCTAAATATGCATAGTAGTCAGATGTGATACAGTTGCCAGTAAGTGCTAACTGAATACCGTTTTGAATCTTTGAGAATGTTTGTCCGTAACCGTTTATGATAGTACCTTTATACTTGTTGGCTTTAAACTCATCAGTATTTGTACGTGAATTTCTGTAAACATCCCATCCATCGAAACCACCGTAGAAGCAAACTGTGAATTTACGAAGTCTACCATTTTCATAAATAGTGCCTTCCATATCTTGTTCACTACCAATAATTGGTGGAAGTCCTCTATCGGTTACGTTGTTAGGACTAACTGCATCCCATTGTATGTCAATAGTATCTGGGTCGCCATCAACTGTTACATTAACACCTACAAGACTATCGAGGATAGTTGGGTCTAATGTTGAATCCAAGTGGAATGCGTGTGTATAGCCGTGTGTATATTCTTCAGTATAAGCGTTTTTACCTTTATAAGATAACATATCAATGTCTACACCAGTAACATCAGATAAACCGAAGTATTGACGTTTCTCTTTAACATCATCATCATAGTAACGGTTATATGTAAATGTAGGAGCAACTAAGTTTCTACCTTCACCATCTTTACCATATTCGCGTACTGGGTATCCTAAGAAACCAGCAGGAACACAAGTCTTAGTCATATCAGTTTCAATAACCTCAGCGATGATGTATTTAGATTTCAATTCATATGCACCGTCTAATGTACCGATTTGTAAACCAATATATTTTGAATCACCTGGAACCATTGTTAAGTTCTTATATGACTCTAAGATTGTTGGATTAGCATCTGAGTCATAGAAGTCACGTACGTAAACGTCGAATGTGCCATCATCTGGGCGAACGTTTGCAATTGAAACTTTAACTTGAGTACTTGACTCGTTACCATCACTTATTGTATGGAAGCGGAACAATTTCTTAACTTGTAAGTCTTTTGCATCACCTTTTAACTCAGATACAATCCATGGTGTTGAAGCACAACGGTATTGTTCGTGATAGTTGCTTAAATCTGCTAGTGCGATAATGCTAACTTCTTCAGTGTAGCCACTTGTAGAGCCTAAAGTCACACCACTTTCAGTTGTTACTTGTTTAGCAACAAATGCGTCATAGTTTAATACTTGAACAGCCTGAACTGTATCGTATAGTGGACCAGGAACAATCTCTCCAACTTCAACCTCAACTAGTTCATCATCAACTTTCTTTGTTAATGGTACGTATACATAAACCTTTTTACCAGTTTCATTATCAACTTTGGCAACAACTTTATAGATATGTCCAACTTCCATATTATAGATTGCATCTGGAATGATGATACCGTTTTCATCTACTTTGTAGTATGTGTAACCATTAGAAGTTTCACCAGATGTTTCACCAGATGTTGTGATACCAGGTTCAGCACAGATATAAGTTTGTGCAAGGTTACTCTTTGTTAAATTTTCCATTGGAATTTTTACGAAGTCAAGAACTGGATCAGTAACTGCTCCAATGACTAACTCGTTCATCTTTGTAACCTCTGGGCTAATGATATTAACGTCACCGTTTTCAATTAACTCTTTTAGTTTCAAATCGTATAGTTCTTCAACAAATACAGCTGCTTCACCTACGGTTGCTTTAGAACCTAAAACACTATAGATGTAATCTTTTGCACCAGCATTTAAAGATACTGGATAACGTCCAACAGTTGTATAACCATCACCTTCATCAAGGTCGTGTCCTTCACCAACGTATTTTTTTGCTACGATTGTGAATTGTCCGTTATTAAGAGCGTTGATATTAAACTCAGGTTCTTCCTCTGGATTGATACTAATACCGTCACATTTAACAACTACTGATACGTTTGTGTAGCGCTCCAACTCAATTTTATCACAGTCAAATACAAGTTGGTCGTATTTGTTAATAGGATTACATTCATCGCCAAGATTTACATATTTACTGTATGAACCCCTTGAACGAAGAATTGCAACTACATATTTGTCGCCACCGTTACTACTTTCAGCAGTAATAACGAAAGCAGGACCTGCATTATATCCACTAAGTCCCAATACACGGCAAACATACAATTTGTCTGATTTTGAAAGATATGATTTAGCGATGTAAGGTAACTCATATTTTGGGTATAAGCTATCCTTAAACAACTCCGTACTACAACCGCCAAAGTAATCTTGGAATTGAGTGTAGTCTTTAATCATAATAGGTTCAAAAGCAGGGCCTTTAAGTGTTTCACCAACAAGACCAAGTGTTGTAACACCTAATGTTTTTGCTGCGTAGGCAAGATCAGTAAATTGGCTATAAATACCAGGACTTGAATGTGTTCCTCTAATTTTTCCCATATTATTGTCTTAATTTCACTTTAATTATAATTCATTATTTTACTATAAATACTTTGTTCTTCACGAAAATCATATATTCTTAGAAAAAATATTGATTTTTCCAGATAAAATCATTTTCGCTTCAGCACGTTTGTTTTGTTTACTTGCTTTTATTTTGATTTCATCGCCATCCATCATTGAAAGTTTTGTCTTTTTATCATGGAGTTCACCATTAACGAAAATTTCATAGTTATTATATAGGTTTTCTAATTCTATATCATCTATAATAATATCCGTATCTATTGTAAAACTTGCAACCGTGTGTACTAATTTTTCCGGATAATTGATAGTTAAAATTACTTTACCGCTACTGTCATCACATTCATCAATTTCAACGTCTGGCGTATTGTTATATGTTCGCATAACTGGTAATGTTGAACCACGTTTGTACGGAACTTCCTCAACTCTATAATCATCTTCAGTAATCACGTACGCGTTAACCTTTATATTATATGTTTGCCCGTAGAATTGTCTATCGTTGATGTTATATGAAGACTCATCACTAATTCCATCAAGTGTCATTGGCATAAAATGCCCATTTGGTTTTATGTAGCATTGTCTTGAACTGAATGCTTTATTAACCATAATGTTGAAATCGTTGATTGAATGGTATTGTGTTGTAAAAATTGATAACCTGTATATTAAATCTGTAGCCATTGGCTGCTTCATTTTCAAATCTAATAATGATTCTGAACCATTATCATCAAGAACCAATTGACGTTTCATTAAATAAAATCTATCAGCACCAGGGATATTCCAGTAACCACCTTGAATTTGCCCATACTGTGGGTTGTTTTCTCGCGTTATTGATTTGAAATTTAACAGTAAATTTTTGTTTGAGTCTGTAAACTGCCATGATTGTGTATATTCAGAGAAGCGTTGATTACTAATCAATATCATAGTTGGAAATTCAACACCATCATCACTTGTGATTTTCAACTCCTCTTTCACCCACCTGATAAAGTCAGCATCAATATCTTCATACACCACAGTTTTAGGTAGAAATGTTCCTGACTCTAATATATCAGATAACATCTCTAACCTTCTTTCATCACCACTTGAATGGTGGTGTAAATCTATGTAGTTTTTATATTCTTTAGCCATATTTATCTACCTGTTAATGAAAAACCATTAACTAAACATTTTATTTTTTCGTCTGGATTATCAAGTTTCTCTTGCAATGCGTTACATACAATTTTAAGTGTTGCGCCTGAATTCATGTCATCGTCAAAAATTAAGAAATTAGCGTTTTGATATTTTGTTAACAATTGATTAGTTGCTTGATTTAATTCTTTATCAGCAATAACATAAACATTGTGTATACAAGTTCTAAATCTCTGCTCAATGTCTACTATCTTGAATTTTTTATTGTTAGGTTTGATGCTGAAACCAGTTACAAATCTATCACTGTATTGTTGTAAAATTGCATCGACTTGTTGTAATAATTGTACAAATACACCTTGTCCAATTTTTAGTTGTATTGCCTTACCAACTTCCTCTCGTATATGTTGTGCTTGTGGGTTAGTATATTGTTTTTTCATCAACTCACCCTTGATATATGATTTAGCAATGTTTTTATACACCATTGTTTTGTTCTGTGTAGCACATTCCTTTACAAGACTTTTACATATATCGTTTGTTATGATACTTGTGGTATAATTGATGTCAGCATTTACTCTACCATAGTGCTCTGTTTTGATAACAGAGAAAATGTCGGCATGTTCGTTAACAAATTTAACAATTGGTTGTTTCATAGCATTTAATATTTCGCTATAAACGCCATTTATAATCGCGGTTTTAATTTTCAATATGTCCGCTTCGTTTGCACCAGCCTGTTTTAATTCGTTTTCGGTACGCTCATCAAATGTCAAATTGATGACGTTTCTTTTGAAGAAATCTTTAATGTATTCAATACCTAATTTTCTACTTAGGTTTATACAGTAATATTCATTAAATTTACTAGATGATGGTGCAGATACAATGTATTGTGGTTTGAAACCAATCTGATTTAATGCGTAGTTTGCTGTCAGTATAGATTTATCTAAAAATTGTGTTATTGAAGTATAGTTTTCATCGCCTAAACCATATGATTTTTTGAAATGGTCGCCACCATTTATAGTATCATTGCTCAAAGAGAAATTGTTTTGTATGTCTGGTTTAATACCATTATCATACGTAACATCAATTGTTTTGTATTGCTCTTTACCAACACCAAATTTTTGTACTTTTTCTCTTTCATCTGGTGTAATACCCAACAATTCATCAGTTAAACCGTTTTGTCTGAGTTTACCATGTTTTAACGCGTCACTAAAATTAAAATCGTTAGTTAAATACAATGCGACAACTTGAATATTTGTGCCAGGAACTTTTGTTAAGTTATATCTTGGAACCATTGCATTTTGATTGTGTTTAGCAGCGCTTGTTGTTCTTGCATATTTATCCGCATACATACCTTGGATGTTACTATCTCTGTTGATACCAGTCTCAAGCCAAGTTATTAAATCTTCTGCTGGGTTATTACTTGATTTTTGAAATTCAGCATACTTTTTTAACACTTTGTTTTTGAATGAACCATCATCATCGTATGCAATGTTACCTTTAAACCCGTTTTGAACAAACTCAATAGCGCTTTGACGCTGCATAACACGAGTATTAGCATCCATATACACATCTGATAGATGTTTTGTTCTACCATGTGCAGTGCCATCGCCATACAAAATATCATTCGCTTTTCCCCACACACGGGTATCAGCATCCCTATTTGACACATCATCCTGTTTAGAATTAACACTGAAGTTAATACCGCCATTGGGGTTTGCTGTATATTCTATACCTTCTGATATTTTGTAGCGAATATATTGATACAATTGTTCCTCTGTTAAATAAATTTTCCTACTCATATATTCGTTATATATTTTGTGTTTCAGTTTTATCACTAACAACACTACAACTTATTGTTCTGTAAACAGGTTTAGTACCCCACAAAGTATGCTCGTTATCATAGTTAATTCTGCCATCATCAGTAACAACAAAATATTCCATTCTGTCGTTAGTTACCTGCAAACCAATGTAATCACCACGGTGTATATCGCAGTCGTTCTCAATCAATTCCTTATCATAGATTGTAAAGTCAAGTTTACCAACTTTCAAATAATAACCTTTAATACTGGTATTGTCATAAGTTTGTAACTCGGCTTTATCAAGTTTGTACATAACATTCAGCTCAATTGGTGTTTTGAAAACCAAATCATCAAACTTTGCTTCGTATATGACATCATCAATTTTTGTGTTCTCTCTATCAATCTCATATAACACAACCGTTTGATTGAGTATTTTGTTAATATACTCCATGCCGATACTCACCTGAAAATCAATAGTCTTATCAGATGTAAATAGGTTATTTCTGTTAATAGGATTTTTTCTTTTTATATTTTCGTCAGATATTTTCGGCATAATTTTTGGTTATTTGAAAAATAATTTTATTTTACAACGGTTTTATCTCCACCACCAAAATTAATAATTAAATTTTCATCGTTATAGAAACGATTAAAAGGTGTTTCAACCTCATCTTCCTTAACTGTTAATTCTACTTTAGGTTCAACTCTTACACCATTACAATATTCATTAACATCACTAGTATCTTTTTCTAGCCAGTTCTGAATAACCTGATCCATTATTTCCATAGTCAACAAATGTGTTTAAATTCTTTATTATTATGCTCTTCCTTGTCCGCGATATGCTTTCTTGTAGTGTTTTGAACTCTTCAATTTTGAGTTTTTACATTTTGATATAACACCCGGACGTTTTTTGTGTGCTCTCTCCAAATAAATGAATGCAGAGCCTGTTGCTTTTGCCATTTTTCTAATCTATTTTACCTATATACATTATTATTTACTTATAAATACATTTTCAGAATAAAAACACTGAAGTTTTAGATAATAATCGTATATTTATTGTGAAATAACACATTAAAAAATCACTACAAAAATGGATAAAGGAACAAAAGTACAATTGGTTCAAATGCAAAGCCTAATGGAACGCATGGACAAACACTACACAAAAGATGAAGCAAACGCACATGTTAACTTCAAACTCGTAAAAGAAGGCTTAGGTGAAGTAGATAACCATGCTATTACTGGTGATAGATTTGAAAACTACATTGGTAGAATTAAAAAAGGATGGCAAGTACACGTTGGTTATGTTACAACAGAAAAACTCGCATTGAGTAGAACATACCCAACAAAAGACTCATATAATGAATTGTCAGCAAAACTAAATGGTAATACAGGCGAGAAATTCAATGACTATCTTGGAACTACAATGGATGATATGAACAATTTCATTACTAATCCAGGTAAAGCAAAATCATTCAAATTCCCTGTTAAAGAAAACTATGAAATTATCAAGTTCCAAGAATATTCAATGGCTTGGATGGATAGACAAACATTAGCTCAGTTCTATGCAGCACTAAATGACAAAGAAATTGATTTGCGTCGTGCATCTGGTTTCGGTGCTGATGGCGCAGAAGACACATGGAGAAACAAATCAACTATTTATAAAAGTGGCGAACATGCTGGCGAGGCAAAATACACATATGGTGGCGCTGGTGTCATGCCAATTGTAAAATCAGGTGGTAATACATACAACGACTCAGGCTCAGAGGATGGTTTCCAAGACTCATGGAAGGATCCACTAACAGGTAAACACGCTTTAAGACAAAAACCAGTAAAATATGGCGAACCACGTTTCTTCTTACACGACTTAAATGATGATACATACGAGGAAGTAAATAAAGATATTGTTTACACGTTGGCTTACAAATTCAAACAACCTAAGATTGAACAAGAACTTGAGGCTGATGAAAAACAATTCGTTGATGCACTTGCATTGATTACAGCTGAGAAATCAAGTGTTTGGAATTTAATGGAAGATAAATGTTTGTTCATTTCATATACTTTGGTTATGCCAGATGGTTCAAAAAAACCTACAAGACTTGTTAATCCAGAGTTGAAATTACAATTAGAACCAATTATTGATGCACTTGGTTTACGAAACCGTTTAACAGACGCTTTATAACATGAAAAGGGGCTTTTCGAAGTCCTTTTTTTTATGCCTTTAATCTTGAAAATCTGAAAAAAATGTGTATATTTACAAAAAAGAATATATGATAAATTTTGTTGAAGATACTTGCACAAATTACCAACACAGAACGTTTATGAACATTGAACTATCTGATTTAACACTCATATTTGTTCGTGACATATCAACGGCTGGTGAAAAATGTACTTTGAACTATTGTAAAGTATGTCAGAAAGACCCGTACATTTTTATTCTAAATGAAAGTGGGCGGCTATGTTCAACATATTCAGAAATACTTGAAAAACTATCCAAATATATTCAAAAACACAATATAACAAGTCTTAATATTGCTGGTAACGGTATATACACATTCAACCAAGACGGTATTACACAAGAACGTGTTAATGATTTAGTTTATAACGTGCTGCATTATCTTATTGAAAGTGGTTGTAACATCCAAAAAGTTAGAAGTGGTGGACAAACTGGAGCGGATGAAGCGGGGTTAGTTGCTGGAGAAAGGTTAGGTTTAGAAACTACAAGCCTATGTCCGAAAGGTTGGAGGTTTAGAAATGTGAAAGGTGAAGATATACAAGACGAACAAGCATATAAAGCAAGATTTAAAAACATCAACTAATGACACAAGCAGAACGAAGATTAGATGAAGCACTCGACATACTATATGATTACAAGGGTAACAACCCTTATATTCATATGGTAAAAAGAGATATATACATAGACAAAAAAGAAAACTCTTTGACTGACTTCAAAGTTGATTTCATTCTGGAAAATAAAGATGTTAGTCCAATTCCAATCAATAAAATTACTAAAATACCAGACTGGTATGGTGAGAATAGAAAAATTGCATGGGGGTTAGATTTCGTTCCAGAGAAAATTAAAATTGTATCCTACTGTGGCGAAGCAGACGGATACTATTGCTGTTACGTTAAATATCGTCAAACAGTCGACCCTGTAATGTGTTTCATTCCGAAGAATGCAGTGTTGAACAACTTCTTTGTTGAAGATTATCACGACTACAAAGTTGATTTTAATAGATATGATAACCTATCATCAGCAAAAGACCCTACTCGTGTGTTAAAAGAACACCAAAAAGAGGCAGTTCAATTCCTTTTATCAAGAAAACGTTGTATTTTAGCGGACGATATGGGATTGGGAAAAATGGAGCCAAATTCATCAATGATTCCAACTATTAATGGTTTTAAACGAATGGGTGATATATGTGTCGGTGATATTGTGTTTGGATCAGATGGTAAACCATGTAATGTTTTGAAAATATTTCCGCATAAAGATAAAGAAATATATCGCGTAACATTCACTGATGATACATATGTAGATTGCGGTATTGAACATTTGTGGGTTGTTAGAGACAATAACATGATAACAAGAAATAAAGGTTGGAAAGTGTTATCATTAAAAGAAATTATTGAAAATGGTATATATAGTGGTAGAAAACGAAAAATATACAAATATCAAATACCAACAGCAAATCAAGTACAGTATTATGAAAAAAATTATCAAATTCACCCTTATATATTAGGTATGTGTATTGGTGATGGAAATATGTGTAATGACGGAATTAATATTTCAATACCAGATAGCGAAATTGAAAGCGTACAAAGGATTGAAAATTTATTAGACGATAGATATACATTATCATACCAAAAAACAAATGGTTGCCCAAGATACAAAATTAGAAAAAAAGTAAATAACAATAAAAGCAACATATATTACGAGGAAATAAAACGTCTCGGATTAAACGTTCATGGTAATTATAAGTTTATACCAGATGAATATAAGTACGGGTCGATAAGTCAGCGTTTAGATTTGTTACGCGGATTGATGGATTCTGACGGTAGTATAACAGAAAAAAATAATAAAATAGTTTTTTCAACAAAATCACAAAAACTAGCAAATGACATTTGCGAATTAGTGTTTTCATTAGGTGGTATAGGAAGAATACATTCATATCAACGCATAAATAAAGGTTTAGAATATCAAGTTTTAATACAAATAAAAGATAACCCATTTTATTTAAAAAGAAAAAGAGATAGATATAAACCAACATTTAAAAAATATTGTACAAAACGTATTAAATCTGTTGAATATAATAGAAACGAAGATGCAACATGTTTAATGGTGAACTCATGTGATAATACCTATTTGACATCAAAAAATTATGTTGTAACTCATAACACCTGTGAACTATCCGTAGCGGCAATTGAGGGTAATTTTGACTCTGTGTTAATCATTTGTCCAGCCACATTGAAAAACGATTGGAAAAGAGAGTTGATGTGGTATGTACCAGAAAGAGATATTACAATTGTTGAGGGTGGTTTCGAGAAAATGAAGAAAGATGAACTTGAAACTTTTCTCGGATACCCTGTTGGTAAAACAAAAATGAAAAAAACTGAACTCATTAAAGAGGCTAAAGAGAAGGGTAAATGGCGTGAAAACCGCTTCGTTATTGTAAACTATGATATTTTGGATGAGTTCTATGATTTCTCCCGTGCTTACACCGAAGAATCAAAAAAACGTGTGTTAGATAATAGCCCAATTTTGAAATATATTCACAAAAAGAAATCGTGTTTAATCGTTGATGAGGCACACAGATTATCAAACAATAAATCGCAACGTTACAAGGTAATACAAGGGTTAATTAAAAAGGCAAACCCAGACTCTGTATTCCTTGCAACAGGTACACCTATTACAAATAATCCATTGAATTTGTTCTATATTCTACATTTAATTGAGAACCAAGTTACATGTGATATGGATGCTTACAAATATAGATATTGTGAAGCAGAACTTATATACAAACCAGGTGAATACGATAAATGGAAGATTGATTTCTTATTTGGGAAACAATTGAAGGAAAAACCACTTGCTGATCAGAAGGAGTTAATGAAATATGTTAACGAAAATGCGAAACAATTGGTGCGTGAACTAACGTCCGATGAATATGATGAAATGCGTACATATATAAACGACCATGCTGATAAATTATTAAAGGCAAATGGAGCATCAAACCTTGATGAATTGAAGGAATGTATTTCACATTTATATTTACGTCGTGTAAAAGATGATGTACTAACGTTACCTGGTAAAAACGTACATGAAGTATTCTATGATTTATCGCCACAACAATTATCTGAATACAACAAACTCTGGGATGAATATGAGGAAGCGCAGTTAACCGCTGATCCTGAAAAAGAGTTAAATAAAGATTTGCTTGAAGGTGGTATATATAGAAAGTATTTATCTAATGAAATGGTTAGCAACACCATTAAACTTGCAGATAAGATACTTGAAACTGAAGATAAAGTGATTATTGCTACTTGCTATGATGAAGAATTGTATACTTTAAAAGAATACTATGGTAAACAGGCGGTAATTATCAATGGTAAATGTACACCAAAAGAAAAAGAGAAAAATAAATACGCATTCATTGATAATCCTGAAATAAAAGTACTTATCGGAAATATGGACGCTTGCGGGGTGGGACTAACCCTTGTAGTTGCTAAATCACTTATATTCAATAATATGTCATTTGTCGCAGGTGATAATAGGCAAATGGAAGATAGAATACACAGAATAGGGCAAACAAAAGAAGTTGACATATATTATCAGATATTTAGAAACACACAATATCAACACATGTGGGATATTGTTCTACGAAAACAATTGATAATTGACAAAGTAATCAAGACAGAAAACGAAAAATGACGAATTTAATTGAATATATATCACAAGATTATACATACAACATTATTGATTCGGATGAATTAAACACACCAAATTCAGTAGTGTTAAATTTATGGTATGATTTAGGATTTACACGAGGTTTATCAGATGATGGTGAAATCATATGCTCAAATGCTTTTGATGCTATGGTTCGATATTTACTTAACTATAAGGAAAATACTAAAGTTGATATAAGTGATGCTCAACTTGTGTGGAGTGGCAGCAGCACATATTGTGAGGATGATAAATATTTCGATACAATTGTATTCCCAACAATCAGGAGATTATATAGCCGTGGTGTTGTGTTAGAACCAAAACGTCTACATAAACTATATAAAAAATTATTCCCATCAATCTGGAGGAAATGCGAAAGAATGCTTGAAAGTGGGGAGAAAATTGATGCTGAAGCAGAAGTAACAGCATTGCTTTGTCAAGTAATTACTAAAAGGGTAAAGAAAAATAAAAAGAAAAGAAAACAAATGTGTAAATATGAAAGACATAAAAATTGATGACGTTTGTTGGTGTTTAGAACATAGCGTATATGGTAAAGCAAATGAACCAGTTAACGAACCGTATCTATTACCGTTTCAAATAACAAAGATTGAAAATGGCTATTATCATGGTTCTGGAACTGATACATATGGTATTTACGATAAACCAGAAAAGTATGTTTTTTTAACTAAAGAAGAGGGTTTAGAATACATTAAAGAACATAGAGATGAAATTATAAGAGAGTCTTTTCAAAATCACAAAAAGTGGTTTGAAGAGCAACTTAAAAACGCAAGAAAACCAAGATGAAAGAGTTAAGTTTAGTATATGTATATCCTGTAGGGCATAATTCACAAGATGTATATGAGTATGAGTTTTTCTTTTCAGAGACGCCGGAAGTAACATTTGGTGATTATTGGTATGTTATGTGTCCAGCAGCGTGCGGTGATGTAACGCCAGAAGAATCAAGTTATTCCGAAATACGTCACTTGAAAACTGATATGAGGTTAATATGTGCGCAAGAGAATACGTGTTTCTCAATGCAAGATTGTATTGACGGATGTATTGCGTTGTGTTTTCAAGATATTAACGGATTGGATGATTACCCTGAACATAGGTTTATTGTTCCGTTTGGTGAAAAATATAGTGATGTTGTGGATCAGTTACATATTCTTGGTTTAGATTTTGAGGAAGATAAACCAGGTTATGTACCGCCAGAAAAACCCGAAAATGAGGAAGATAAAGACGAAGAAGGATTTGATGAAGAAGGTAATTATGATGAAAATGGCGACGACAATTCTGATGATGATTGGGAAGATGATAGGTATCCGTTGGATTTAAACTTTTAACAATAAGGCGAAGATTTTTTCTTCGCTTTTTTGTTTTTAATGATTATTTTGTGTATATTTATTGTTGAAGAATAATAACCGTGGAATGCGGTTTAGTAAAAACGATAAAATATGGAAGAAAGAAAACTTAAAATCTCGCAAGAGGACATTGCTAAATTTATGGAGGGTAGAGACCCTCAAGAACGAATAGTAAATCTATCCTATTCTTATAAAAATGATTTCATCAGCGTATTCTACAGAGATGAGCAGGATAGAAAATGTGTAAAAGACGAACCATTTTTCCCGTTCCTTTGGGCTACATACGAGGCATGTAACAAACTATGTGGTGGTAATAGAAATGAGGTAAAAAAACTTCTCAATAAATTCCAAATAGGTGTTAAACGTTTAAATAACACAAATAGTCTTGGTGAGGTTCGCCATGAGTTTGACGATGGATATTTGTTTTTGTTCTATGCCAAAAATAGGATGTCGTATAGTGACTTTCTTCGTTTCTTCAAATGGGCAGGAAACCCAGTATATTCAGATAAGAAAGATGACGATAAATCTCTTGTGAATAGAGATAAAAACCGTCAATACTTAACAGTAACACCCCAAGAACAATTTCTAATTTCAACAGGTAAACGTTTTTTCAAGGGTTATACGGACTACGACCAGTTGTTACGTATGGCATTCGACTTGGAAACGGAAGGACTCGACCCGAAAAGACATCGTTTGAAACTTAACGGTGTCCGTTTAAATCGTCCTGTTACCATCAATGGTAAAACATATAAGAATTGGGGTAGAATTTTCAAAATCAGTGGTAATACAGAAGAAGAAAAGAATAAATCGGAATTGGAAGTTATTGATTTATTCTTGAAACTTATATACACATTCAAACCTGACATCATCACCGCACATAACGGTGAAAACTTCGACTGGAACTTTATTATTGTTCGTTGTGAAATGTTAGGTACAAGTATCGAGGAAATGTCCAAAAAATATTTCCATGATGAGTTTATACATAAGGAAACACGCGAGAGCACATTGAAACTTGGTGGTGAGGTAGAGAAATTCTATCGTACCATTGTTCCAGATACAACGGTAACTGATTCAATGCACGCTGTACGTAGGGCACAAGCAACCAACAGTTCTATTAAACGTGCTGATTTGAAGTATATTAGTGGCTTCCTCGGTATCAAGAAAGATAACCGTGTGTATACTCCAGGACAAGATATTGATAAAATATTGACGGATACCGTCAATAAATATGCTTTCAATGATACGGATGGTGACTGGTATTTGTATGATGAAACATTACCAGATAGTAAAGAGACTGAATTTAAGAAAGGTAAAGTTAGTGATAAACCATTTGTTATGTACAAGCGTAACTATCTTGCAGATGGTTATGAAGTTGTAACAGGTGAATATATCATTAACCGCTACCTTTTGGATGATATTTGGGAATGTGACAGAGTTGAATATAGTTACAATGGTACTGACTTCATGTTAGCAAAAATTATTCCTGAACCATTCTCAAAGTGTACAACAATGGGTACGGCTGGACAATGGAAGGCTATTATGTTGGCGTGGAGTTATGAAAACGACTTAGCAATCCCATTAGCAGCAAATACAGGTGCTTTTACAGGTGGTTTATCACGTCTTTTGCGAGTAGGCTATGTTAGAGATGTAGTAAAATTGGACTACAACTCACTTTATCCGTCTATTATTTTAACTTGGGGTATTTCTGATGATACTGACTTGATGCAAGCAATGTTACATATGCTTGAATACGTATTGACTAACCGTGAGAAATACAAGAAACTCAAGAAAGCGGCAGAAAATATTGTTGATGAGTATGAGAAACAATTAACTCATGGTATTCAATTACTCAAAGAACAATTGGCTGAATATGAGGCTGCTAAAAATGATTTCAAAGTTAATGATAATAACCAAGCGGTTGTTAAAAAACTTGGTAACTCGTTCTTCGGTAGTTATGGTTCTAACAATGGCGCTGTATTCCCGTGGAAATCCAAAAAATGTGCTGAACAAACAACTTGTACTGGGCGTCAATGCCTACGTTTAATGATTAGTCATTTCCATGATTTGGGATATGAACCAATTGTAGGTGATACTGATGGTTTCAACTTCCAAATACCTAAAACGTATAGATATACCGAAGAGAACCCTTACATCGGTAAAGGGTTAAACCGTGAGGTAAAAGAAGGTAAAGCATATACAGGATTTGCTGCTGATGTTGCTGAGTTCAACGATATGTACATGAAAGATTTCCACTACTCGCCAAGTGCAGTAAACAAAATGGGTTTAGGTATTGATGACGTTGTTAGTTCAACTATTAACTTCTCCCGTAAGAACTATGCGGACTATTTCCCAGACAAGACATATCCTGAAGATGTAAAACTTGTAGGCAATACCATCAAATCGAAGAAGATGCCTCAATATATCGAGATTTTCCTTGATACAGCAATTAGACAGTTGCTACGTGGTGAAGGTGCTCAATTCATTGAGTTCTACTACGAATATTTGGCGAAGATTTATAATTACCAAATTCCTATTCGTGACATTGCAACAAAGGGAAAAATTAAGAAAAGTGTTAAGGAATACTTAGAAGATATAAAACAGGTAACCAAGGCTGGGCGCCCAAAATCAAGACAGGCATGGTATGAATTAGCTATTGCCAACGATTTGCATGTTGATAATGGTGATACCATATACTATGTAAATACTGGTAAGAGTAAGTCACATTCTGATGTCAAAAAAGTAACACATTACTACTATAAAGATTTTGATGGAAATGAAATTGAATTCTCCAACAAAATAGATAGTGGCTACAAAAAATACAAGAAAGAATGCGGTATGAAAATCGGTGCTCCAGTTCTTGACAAACAAAAATGGATTGCCACGGAATATCCTGGTTACTACACGACAGAAGAGGTTATAATGAATTGTATTCTTGTACCAAGAGAAATTGTTGAAAGTGAAAGTGATGTCTTGTGTGATGATGACAATGGAATTGAATACAATGTTGCAAAATACATAGATATGTTCAATAAACGTATTAAACCATTACTTGTATGTTTCGATAAGTCTATTCGTGATAGAATAGTTGTTACAAATCCGGAAAATAGACAATATTTTACGGAAGAAGAGTGTCAGATGAGTTCTGGACAACCTTATAAGACAAGCGACCAGGATACATATGAACAACTTATGACAATGGAAGACAAGGAAATAAAATTCTGGATGGAATATGGATTAGTACCACCATTTATTGAAGAATGTGGAATGGGCACTTGGGAAGGTATTCAACAAGATTACATTCATCGTAAGGCTGAGGAAAAACGTCTTGGCGTTGATGCTACGCGTGAGAAATTCGAAAAAGAATTGAACAAATTGTCTATAGGTGAAATTGATGATTTGTTAGAAGAAGGTGAAATACCAGAATCACTAACAAAGATTGCAGATATTAACCCAGTAAACGGTGATTTCGTTTGTAAAGAATATCCTGACGTTGTACTTGCAACTTTAGCGAACTTGGTTGATTTACTCGAAGAAAAAGAGAAACAGTTAAATGAGGCTGCTGAAGTTGAAACAGAAAAAGAAATAGCAAGCGTTGCATAGCTTGCTATTTTTTTAGTTAATCTTCATCGTTTAAGACATCAATAACATCCTCTACATCAACAGAAATAGGATCTTGTTTACTGCTCCATTCTTCACGTAAACCTTCTGAATCCGCTAAATCTTTAATATCAAAATCAGAAGATATATATTTGGTATCTATAGCACTAATAACATTACCATTAATTTTAATGTTGTCACCTGCAATATATGAAGTACCACCTCCTCCGCCACCAGTGCTAGCAATAGTAACATTACCATTATTATCATGTGAAATAGTCACTCCATCTCCAGGTAATAAATTTAACGGGTTTGTATTTGTTCCATTACCTAAAATCTCTTTATTGTTCACCTTAATAGAGCGCCATGTGTTGTTGTCTTTTTTCTTTTTTAGTTCATCAACGTCATATTCAAGTTTTTCAACTGTGTTTAGTAATGCGTTAAAAACACCAGCATGTAATCTGTCCCCATCTCTATATCTTTTTGTCTGTGCCATAATTAGTTTTTATTTATTTCGTATATGTAATTATTTTTGATTTGATTGTACTGTAGTTGACAATTATAGAACTTGAATGAGCGTATATCACCAATAAAACTTCCAGCAAAATTGCTTTCCAAAGGGAAAATATGTTTTGAACCAGTCATTTTATTAAACCAAACGCTTTCCATTAAACCTTGTGTTCCACCTCCAAGTGACAAATTAAATGCTACACCTTCCTGTTCATCACAGAAATTGTTCAACTCTCTGAAATTAAACTCAGGTAATTCTTTTGAAACAAATTTCAAGTAACCATTTACATAGATGTATATTTTCATTCTTCGTTCACCCAATGGAACACCACATTTGTCAACTTCACCGTTTAAAATTTTAAACATAACATTGATGACATTCCATTCACCGTCTTTAATCAATCCAGGGAAACCGTTTTCTTCCGCGATTGAAAATTTATCCTCATTGTTACAATCTCTAATTAGATATTTGTAACCAATAGAGTCATCTCTATTAACTTTCAAAGCAAATGCATTACCAATTAAATCACCAATAATATTACATTTATTTTTAGTGTATTTTTCTGGATGTTCTTCTAGATATTTTGCTAATGTATCTGTTGTAAAACCAGTACAAGTTCTGTTCAACAGCGTATATAGATTATCCTCAATATCACGGTGTTTAAGTGTTAAACGTAAAGTATTTCCACGAGTCCACGTATCAGTTGTATATCCTTCACATGTTCTGTCATAAATTAAATAACCATTGTCAGTTGCTATATCGTATTCTATACCAGACTCTGCTATATGTCCTTCAGATGTCACTAACAATGGTATATTTTCCCATGTTTTACTTGATGTCTCACCAGAAACTTCTCGAAGTGGATATTTGTCAATGTCTTTGCAACCGAAATATTCAACAAATTTATTCTCCGCTCTTGTACCCATATAGAAGAATATTCCGCTATTATCAGGGTACATCGTATTCAAAGTATTTGCGCTCGTCTCACCACTTTCTTGATAGTCACTTCTTGGGCGAATAACAAACTCTAAATTCCAAGTGTTGTTTATGTATTGAGGTAATACTTCATATTTACCATCACATGTTTTGTAGAATCCTTGTAAAAATCCACCATTTAATTTATAATATGTGTCGCCACTTTCTGAAACTATTTCGCAAGGATAATCATACAATTTTGTGTTTCCAGACACAGGTAACAATTGTAATCTTGTATCACCACTTGTAATATCTAAAGTACTCATTTGAACAATGTCAATAAACTCATCCATATCAACATTGTCTTTATCAAACGGAACAATTGAAGTGTCAATACCTGTAAAACCAATGTTACTTAATGACACATTATTATTTATTGCGTTTTCATAACTGTATTTTGAATCTGAAAACAATAAAGAATTATCAATAATACAATTCGGATTATTGGTGTCAATATAACTAATCAAACAATTTTCTGTTAGTTTACCGTCAAGCGGTACTGCCTTTGTGTTATCTAGCGATAGCACAAAATCATCATACCTATCTTTTCGTAGTAACAGTAATGTTTTCCATTTTTTTTTATATTTGTTAAGTATCGCCATTCTTAATAATAAGTTTATTTTTACTATAAATACCATTTTGAAGTAAAAAATGGAGATAATCATGTATTTATTGTTAAAGAAAAATGAAGTAAAATGAGCAAGAAAGTATATTTTACAAGTGAACAATTAAAACACATCATTGGTGAAGACGCCATGGGTGGTTACCTAAGTAACACGAGTACTGGTAGTGAATACCCTGTGGATTCAATTCCAGCAACTGACGGTGAAGTAATTCCAACAGAACCAGGTGGTGACACTAGAACAGCAGATGCTTATGCTAAAAACAAAATAGCAAACAATCAATGGACTAGACGTGGTGCTGGTTACTCATTATATGAAAACAATAAAAAAAAAATAGTAAAAAATGATGAGGGTGGAATAGTTCCTGAAATATGTCCTGAATGTGGAAGCAAAGTAGGTTTGTATATTAAAGGTGAACCAGTGTATTTGTGTTCAAATAAAAATTGTAATAAATATTTTGGCACTAAACCATTTCAAAAACACTTGAATGAACGTAATGCTGAACTTGATGGTAAAAAATTATATTCATTACCTAATGAAGTTAGAGCATTTGCAACACCAGATGGTGAACATGATGATATAATGAAACGTTTAAGAAGTGGTGAACAAATGGATTTACCATCACTTTATCGTTTACGCAATGAATTAGGGAATAGTTCCAATACAAAAATAACTGGTGCTATCAACTCCCTTATCAAACGCGCGCAAATGCAAGGCGATTCGTTGCGTAATGTGCATAGTAATACAAATACTGGTATAGAACAGCCTAAATCAGCAATCCCAGGAAAAGGGCATAGAAAAGAAGGAAATACAAAGATTTATTATGAAAATAACTAATAAGTCTTGACAAAATAAAAAAAATAACTAATTTACAAATAAATACATTTTTAGAAATGGCAAAACAATCTGAACTTGAAAGAATTGCGATAGATGAGAGAACGAGTGAATTCATTAAAAGCCCTTACACATATGATGAGGCAACTCCATACTCAGCAGCACACCCAGATGCATTGGCAGATGGCGATAATAAAGGTAAAGGTACTGGTACATCTTTATCACATTTATCTATTCCAACAAAGAAAGGTACACATGCAACATCAACAATGATGGGTACAACAGTTAACACTGACATCAATAGTGGTGCAGGTAACGTATATGATATTGATGGTACAAAAGGTGTTGACAAAGCATTTCAAGGTGACGCTGGGCGTAACTATTTAGTGTTTGGTGGTATGAACCCTTATAATGCTGGTAATGAATATGGACCAGGCTCAGTTGACACATCAACAAGCGTACCAGGACAATATTGGGTTGACTGACTGTAATGGCAAATACGCAAAAACAAATATTATTTGAGGATGTTGATGTCTCAAGTATCGAACTTGCAATTAAAAAAAGGAAACCAGTAAAAGTAAATTACATTGCGGATGAGAACGAAAAAGAAACTGGAAGCGGTTGGAGAATTATTCAGCCAGTAGCGTATGGTTTATCAAAAGCAGGAAATCCAGTAATTCGTGCGTATCAACCATTTGGTGACACAAAAACGAAAGTTCCGCATTGGAAATTATTTAGAACGGATAAGTTCGAAACATGGAAGCCGATAAATAAAAAAACAAACATCCCACAGCCTCCGTTAGATGAATATAATCCTGACGGAGATAAATCCATGTCAACTGTTTACATCAATGCTGATTATGCGGGTGCAAAACGTAGATATGAAACTGGTGGTTTGTCGAAATATAACCAAGAACGTCACGCACAAAAGGTTGCACAAAATCCATACTACGATTTACAAAAAAATATTGAACGTAGTAGACGTGTACCAACACCTGATTATGTTGCTAGAAACGTTGCTAACTGGCAAAGAAATCCTGCTATGGCAAACTGGTTAAACGGTGCATCAGCAGAAGAAATGTCAAGAACAACTGACTTTGGTGATAACAACTACGTTCAAACAGATAAACCAATAAGTAAACAAAATCCAGATAATGCTACAATAACGACAGGAAAAACTGATAATACACAACAAAGACAACAAACATATCAGAACATAGCATTAAACGGCCCAGTGAATAAAGGTGATGAAGAATTAAAACAAGATAATACAGAAGAAAATAACAAAGATAACGAAAATAACGTATAAAAATGAATATAGCACAAGTAGATTCAGCAATTTCAAAAGCCTCACGTCTAATGAATGAGGATTACATGGCTTATTTGGATGGAATTAGCGCTATGACTAACGGAGGTAAAAAAGGTGGAGGCAGAAGAAAAGGTGGCAATGATCTAGCATATTTGGACCAGCAAGTATTTGGACGTTCTTCATCAAAACCTAGTTCATATGTACCCCAACAACAAATTCAAGAAAACGTACCACAACATCAGTTTAGTAGTAGTGTTTTACAGGAGTCATTTGCACAACAACCACCAATTAGCGGTTACAGTTTTCCTGGCGCAGAGTCAATGAGTATGTCACAAAGTGGATACCAACCAGGGGCAAGTTTATTAACAGAACAAAGAGGACAACAACAATATGTTCAACAACCTCAACAAGTATATCAACCACAGTATCAACCACAGCAAACTGGTGGTATTGATTACAATATGATTAAATACTTAGTTAGTGAAGCTATCAAAGAGAATATGGCGGCAATTAAACAAGGTATGTTAAACGAAGGTGCTGTTGCTGGTATCAGAATGCCTGGTGGAAATAAGATACAATTCTTAGATTCAAAAGGTAATGTTTACGAAGGACAATTAGTCTTAAAAAAGAAAAAACAATAAGTTTTTAACGAATATTTTGAAAAAACCATCTTTTCAGGTGGTTTTTTTATTTACTTTTTATTTTAAAACACTAGATTAAGATAAAAAGATAATTTGTAATGAGCGATAAAATACGTGTATTGATAATTTATACCGACACAATTGGCGGTATTGGTTTTTATAGAAGTGTACAACCACATCAAAAGTTGTTATCTATGTATCCTGATGAATTTGAAATTGCATCAATGTCTAAACCTGATTTTAGTAATCTCGAAGCATTTAAACAATTTCAAATTATACATTTTCACAGGGGTTTATTTTTTGACACAAACGAGAAACAAGCAAACTTTGTTAGAGCCTTGAATTTTTTCAAAGAAAATGGAATTGTTACAATTATGGATATTGACGACCACTGGAAACTTGGTAGTGAACACCCACAATATAAAATGCAATTGTTTTCAAGAAAAACAGGTGACGAATTTAATCAGGAAGATGCTATCAAAACCAATTTAAAACTTGTTGATTATGTTACAACAACCACCGAGTTTTTTGCTAAAATGATACGTCCATTTAATAAAAACGTTATTGTTTTTCCAAATGCAATAGACCCTACGGATAAACGATTTGTGGTTGAGAAGCCACAATGCAGTAAACTTAGAATTGGTTTTATTATGGGTTCAACACATGAACCTGATTTACAAACAATGGGTGGATTTGTTGGAGCACTTCCAAAAGATATATTAGATAAAATTGAAATTGTCTTGTGTGGATTCGATAATAGAGGCACTATGACATATTATGCTCCAGATGGCACAAAGCAAATACGTCCAATGACTCCACAGGAAGGTGTATGGTATAGATACGAGAAAATGGTTACTGACAATTACAAAATTGTCTCACCACAATACAAACAATTCCTTGAACAATTCGTACCAAATAGTGTATATCCAAATGCAGAACAAGAGGGTTATAAAAGATGTTGGACAAAGGATATGAACAATTATTATCAACACTATAGAGAAATTGACGTTTTGTTAGCCCCTTTGAAAGAAAATGAGTTTAACCTTGTAAAGAGTGAATTAAAACCAGTTGAATGTTGTTTCTCACATACAGCGTTTATTGGAAGCAATTTTGGACCGTATACAATTGGATTAAAGAATTTTTTCAAAAAGGGTGGCGAAATCGACCCAGATGGTAATGCAATTTTGATTGATAATAGACGTTCGCCAAAAGACTGGGTTAAGGCAATTGAAAAACTTGTAAAACATCCTGAGTATGTGAAAATGTTACAAGATAATCTGTACAGAGATTTCCATGAAAAATATGATTTAGCAACTGTTACAAAACAACGTGAGAAATTTTACAAAGAGATAATAATACAAAAACAAATTGATAAAAAATATGAGACTTTGCTTAACGCTTGATGATGTATTAAGAAATAAGACAGTCCAGTTGGGTAAAATTTACAAGAAATACATTAAACCGAGTATTGATTTAGAGACACTGGACTTTTCAACAAACAATTATGAGGATATTTTTGAATTCAAAAGTAAAAAGGAATTTAATAAATTTTTATATGAAGATTATGTGTTTGAAGTTTTTGGGGAAGCAACTGCGTGCGAAAAAACACTTGATAAGAGGTTAAATTTATGGCTATTAGAACAAGAAAACAATGATGAGTTAAAGCGTAAATTAGAAGTCTCATTGAGTAATCCGAAGGAATTTAATGCTTCAATTGGTTGCACATGTTTCTTCTTATCAAAAATGGCTACTAGAATTAGAAACATTTTCTTCCCAGCAGACTCTTCTGAAATTTGGGATAGATGTGATGTTCTAATTACTGCTGATCCAAATTTATTGAATAATAAACCAGAAGGCAAAACATCAATCAGAATCGAAAACGATTACAATAAAGACTGTGAAGCAGATTATTCGTATAGTAGTCTATCTGAATTTTTACTTGACAAAGAAATAATCTTAACATTAGATAAAAAATATGACTAATATGGAAAAATTGCAATTTATGGAATATTCACTTGATTTGGATGCAATAACAGCATATTGTCAAATTAAAAGTAATCAGCCGAAAAACAATCCAACCAAAAAAGAAAACGAGTTTAGGCAACAAGAGATTAGCAACAGTTACCAATTAAATGAAGAACAGGAAATGGTGTTGGCTGAGAAGATAGTACATGAGGTTATAACGCCACAAGAAACACCTTTGTATGATGATTTTAAATTGGATTTAGTAAAAATGTTGCTTACGACTATTTTAACAGAAAAGCCAGTAGCAAACGATAATGACAAACCATTGATTAGTTTACAATCTCTTATGGCGTTACAAACATTTATGGAATATGGTTTTATTAAGAAAATAACAACAGAAGAATAAATAGACAAAAATATGAACAAAACTGAAATTAAGAAAGTAATTAAGGATTTAGAAGTATCAATTAAACAATTAGCAGACAAGAACAATAAACTATTCTTCTTTGTGGCTGATTCTAAAGGTGCGCCGATTGGTTCACTATCATACATTTATCCATTGGCATACCAATTAAAAGAGATGGGATACAATGTGCAAATGTTGTATTCAGAAAAAGATTTCGTTGGTGTTGGTAGTTGGTTGGGTGAAAAATATGCAGCACTACCACACTATAATGCCGCAAGCGATATTATTGATGTATCACCAAGTGATATATTGTTTATTCCAGAACTATTTAGTTCCGTAATGTCAAAAACAAAAGAGTTGCATTGTAAGAAAGTTGCAATTCTTGAAAACTTTGATTATCTAACAGAGTTAATACCATTGGGTTCATCTTGGGAAACATTAAGAGTTCACGACTGTATCACAACGTCTGAAGAGTTGAAGGAACGTTTACTTGAGGTTTTCCCACATGTAAAGGTTTATGTTATTCATCCTGTTATTGATGAATTATTTGAAAAGGCGAACACTGATGAGCCAAAGGAATTGATTGTAAACATTTTAAGTAAAGACGCGAAATGTATCAATAGCGTTACCAAACCATTCAAATGGCGTCACCCAGAATATGGTTTTGTATCATTTAGATATATTAACGGTAGGCCGAAAGAAGAATATGCTAAATATGTAGCAAAGGGAGAAGTAACAGTTTGGATTGATCCTGATACAGATTTTGGGTATTCAGCATTGGAAGCAATGGCATGTAAGAACATCGTAATTGGTAAAATTCCTGAAAATATTCCAGCATGGATGGTAGATGAACAAGGTAAACTACGCAACAATGGTGTTTGGTTCTACAATATGAGGGAATTACCAGACATTTTAGCAAACGTATTAAATGCTGTACTACACGAGTCCGTTCCTCAAGAAATTTACGAAGAGATGGAAAAAACACTTGCTGTATATACACAAGAAAGACAAAATACAGACATTCTTGAAACATTTGAAAAGGGAATTATTCCTGGACGTGTAAACGAATTAACAATTGCTAAGCAAACATTCAAAAATAATTTAGATAAAGCAGAAGATGAATAATATGAAGAAAGTAACATATATTGTACCAGTCCACGTATTTGATGACGAAGTTAAAGGCTTTTTGGAAAAAGCATTTACAAGTTTCACGCAATTGAAAGGCGCTGAAAAGGCTGAACTATTTTTAGTTGGTGAACTTGAAATTATTACAAAAGCACATGAACTATTCAATCAAGTTGCTGGTGATGAAAATACACAGATTGTAACATTAGTTCCAACCGATGAAAAAGATTTGTTTGCAAAAATCAATCTTGCGGTTTCTAAATGTAAAACGCCATATTTCTGTATTCTTGAGTTAGATGATGCTTTCTATCCATATTGGAATGAAGTAGCACAACGATATACAGACAAAGATTACAGTATTATTTTACCAATGGCAGAAATTGTAACACCAAAAGATGAAATTGCTGGTTTAGCAAACGAACTCGTTTGGGATGTTGCATTTATCGACAAAGGAACAATTGGTTTTGTGGAACATCACGATTTGTTTATTTTCAAAGATTTCTTAACAAGTGGCGGTTATATTAGAACAGCCGATTTTAAAGAATTAGGTGGTTTAAAACCAGAATATAAAATTGCTGCTTGGTATGAGTATCTATTAAATACTGTAACATCAGGTAAGAAGATATTTGTCGCTCCACGTATTGGGTACAAACACACTGTTTTAAGAGAAAGTTCATACTTATCAACAATGGCAAGAGAGTTGCCGATAGAAGAAGGTAGACAACTTATTCAAGATGTTATTGATAAGTACCCATTACCAGAAGAAAGTTTCACAGAAGACAATGAATAATAAACAACGTGTGGGTATGTGCCCACACGTCTGTCTATGTTATCTAAGGTAAGATGCTGTATGGCATAAAATGCGAAAGCACAATGTTATTTTGTGGAGATAGTTATTAACATGGATATTAAATACAACATGTTAACATAATGAGGGAAATTTTAGATGAATTTTATCCAGAAGACGACATTAAAAAAGACTACAAATATTCTATCAACGAATATGATTATTTATATGATGAAGATTCTGTTAATAAGATATTAAACGATGATGATGACGATGATGATTTTGAAAATGTCGACGAAGATAAACTATATGAAGATTGTGATGACATTGAGGTAGAGGAAGTTACAACAGAAGACAAACCAAAGTCAAAAAGAGGGCGTAAGCCAAAAGACAGGATTTATTTTGGCGAAGAGCAGGAATTAGCGGTTATTGAGTACATAGAGTATTCAAGAACCATTTCTGCGTTAGTAAAGCAGATAATATTACTAAAATTCGGTTGGACTGAAGAATGGTTTGACAAGTTATTTGCTGAAAACAAAGACTTGCAGTTATACGATTTAATCCAAGAGTCAAAACTAATTACATTAACTAATGAAGATGACAAAAATAAAGTTAGTGATTGGGAAAATGAAATAAGTGAACTACAAGTTAAAAAGGATGCGATTTTCAATGAGAAATTGAAACCAGCATTTAAGAAAATGGTTGAAGCCATAATTAGGGGACAAGAACTGTACATTCCAAACGAAGAATTTTTAGATACGTATACAGATACACTATCTCACCTTTTAAGTAAAGCTGATAAATTCGACGCATCAAAAGGTAAAAGGGCATACTCATATTATAGTAATATCTGTAAAAATTACTTGATAGGTAAACGCGAAAAGACACAAAAAATGTTAATTCGAAATCCGTCATATGATGCGCTTGAACTTGACTTCTCGAATGATATTAGTTACTCTACCGGAAACAATGATAAAAGCAAAAGGATTGCGGAAGAAGAAGTAAATCTTTTAACAAAGCGTATAAACGAAATGATTTCATTTCCGGATCAGTACGGTTTGAAAGATAATGAAGTAAAAATTGGTAAAGCCCTTATAACCCTATTCAAAAACTGGGATTATGTTTTATCAACCGACAACAGTAGTAAACTAAATAAAAGTGTTGTGTTGTTGTTTTTAAGAGAACACACAGGACTCGATACAAAAGGTGTGAGAGATAACCTAAAAAAATTCAAAAAAGAGTTCCTTATCATTAAGGATTTTATTATCAATTAACGGTAGAAAACTATAATTTTTGGTATTTATTAGAAAAGAGTAAAACAATGGATGCAACAAAAAAGAAATACACAGTAAAACTCAATAGTGTTGAGAAAATTGAGCAATTGTTACAAGAAACTTATAACCTTGCGTGCTTACAGGCAACACAAATTCAAAATGAAATCAATAAGATTGCTAATACGACAGAAATCAACGATTTAGATATTGATGGTAAAGAAAAATATGGTAAGATTATGAATAACTATATTGCTTTACAACAAAAATCTATTGGGCAAAAATATGATATTGCTAAATTGATGGCTGAAGTATTGAAACATGGTGGCGACGTTAAAGGTGCTCTTGAAGATACAAAGGCAATTCCATCAACATTCGATATTGCTAAATTGAAGGAATTGGCTAAAGATATAAATACACAAGGTGATAATACTAAAACTAACAACTACAATATTCACTAATGGCTAGTCATTTAAACGGTAGACAATCGGAAGTTTTCGCTAAAATAGCAGCGATAAACACTTTACTGGATAGATACCCAGTTTTAACAACAACCGATTCAATGCTAACAAATTTTAGTGTAAACACATCTATTGGTTTTCTACTAAGTTTGTTAGAAATTTTCGGTGTGTCTCAAGCAGACATTATTAACTGGATTTGTAAAATTGTAGGTGATGAGAATGATGGCGTTTTAGATGCAATAGAATGGACTATTAAAGGTATTCTTCTACTTAACCTTAAAGGTATATTCTCATGTAATTTCAATCCGATACTACCAGATAATTTGATGAAATATGCTATTGATAATGGTACACCAAGACAAGACCCAAGTGCTGATTTTCCATTACCATCCGATCCAACAAGGAAAAATAAAATCGAAATAAATATTCAATCAATTGACTTGTTTGGATTATTGGCTAACTGTCCGTCAAATAAGAAAGGTGGTGTGTTTTACTTTGATGCTTACGACCCAAAAACAATTACAACAAATGTTGATAATATACCAGTTGAAGGACCGCATTACATACCAAATGATTTATACAAATCTCGTGACTTTAATGCGTTTTTGTGGTACGTAATAAATAAGGGTAACATTGGCAACAATACCGAGAGGCAAAAAAACACTTGGGATAACAGAAATAAAGCGTATAAAAAATACAAAGATGTTTCTGGTGCGGAGGCTAAATTCTTTGAGACACTTCAATATCCAGACGCAAATAAACCAAGAGTACCAATCAAAGTTAATGGTACTACAGTTTGCGAAAAAGAACAATATATTATTTGCCAATATACCGAAAAAGGTAGCAGCCAAGCATATGCGAATGTACTAAATGTATGGTTGAACGCTGATAGATATTATAGAACACGAAAATTTAAGACACCAGTTGGAGGAGGAGAGTATCACGAATTTGCAATTAACAAAACTATATTTGAGTTTAACTATGACTACATATATAGTTTGAAATTGTTTGATACCAAAACATTGTTAGCAAACATTGTTAATTCACTACTTGGTTTAGCATCATCATTCTCCTACTCATTCTCAATCGAACAAAAACAAGCACAGAAAAAAGTTGAAGATATTGTTGAGAAGATAATGGTTCAATCAGACACAGAGGTTGCTGATGATTGTTACTATAAATTTGATAACTCAGCATATCAACAAATGATTGATGAAGTAACGCAATCATATACTGGTTCTTATTTAGACCCAACGTCACCAAAAAATGACAAATATGATGATATTTATGATGCACTCGGTGCAATTGGTGATAATCCAGAAAAGGTTGGGCAATCAGCACTATTAAAACGTGTAATAGAAACAACTGCATACCAAGCACAAGGTACTTCTGGCATTACTGGTGGTGTTGAAATCATAATGAACCACAAAATTGGTGCTGATTTCATAATGGATTTCGTTAAACAAACAGTGGTTCAAATAGTTCTACAAGTGTTAAGCCCTAAAGTTGGTATCTTATTCGCAATTAACTCACAAATATTGGGTGATGTTGGTGATTTAAATGACTGGGAGAATTTCTTGAAACACTTTGATAATTTAATAACAAATATTATTGAAAGTGTAAAAGATATTATTGTTAAAGAGTTGTATAATTTTATGATGCAACAATTAAAACCACTATTGGAATTGTTAATCAGTAAATTAGCACTAGAAACAATTAAGTACTATAAAGAATTGATACAAAACTTAATCTTGAACTGTATCCCATTATTGAGATTTGGTGGTGGTGATGCTCTAAATACTCAAATAGATAATGTTAATTACGCTGATATTATTGCTAATACTGGTGGTGAGAAGGAACAAACAGAACCAGAATTACCATGTTAATAAAAAGAAATAGATAGATATGTACGGAATACAAAAAATTTGTGATGGTATTGAAAAAGCAATACAGTATTGTAGAGTACCACTGACATATATACCAGCAATTCTGTTGGTATGTAGTGCCGTTCAACGACCTGGTTTGTCTGCAATGATTATTGCATCTAACATTATACGTAGACAAAGCGAGGCTGGTGCTCCATTCGGCCCAGCAGCAGATGGTAGCGCAAATGTATCAGAGGCTATGGAACGTATTCGTGTTGAGGAAATGGTTAAAGCATTAAAAATGGATGCTCGTGTACAAATAGGTATACCTATCGGTGGTATACAAATTACTGGAACTGGTTCAAATGCTGGTGGACCAGTACAAATAACAGGTTTTAATATAAACGCCGCACACGGCGATGGAATTGTTGGTTAATTATGATTTATATTGGTGAAGTTATAGATATTGAAGACCCACAAGGTGGTGATAGAATTAAGGTACGTTTAAAGCCAAGTGATTTATGGAAAAAAAATGAGGAAGTGGATTATGCATTCCCTCTATTACCAAAACACCTACACGTTAAACCAAAGGTTGGAGAGTCTGTATTAGTAATATGTGCAGTTGATGGAATACAAGCGACACAAAGATACTATATAGGCCCAATTATTTCACAACCACAAGATATGCATTATGATGACAGCCAATTCGGTGCGACTGCTTTATTAAAGAGAAGTATCGCGAAACCAAAGCAAAGCGTTGCTCAGGATGCAACTGCTGCTGGCGCACTTGCGAAACCAGATGAAGTTGCGATTTACAGTAGACGAAATGCAGATGTTGTTCTAAGTGATAATGATGTTCGTATTAGATGTGGTTCACGATTATTGACACCAGTACGTGGTAATTCGGATAGTAGTAACATTGAGTTTAATAAGAAAAATCCAGCCTTTATTAAGTTAAAATATCACGAAACACCATTAACTAACACCTTACAACCAAGAACGCCAGATTCAATGTCTACAGCAACAATCGTTGCAGATGAAATCGCATTGTTATCACATAAATCAAAGGATCCTTTGTTTGGTGGGAATGAACTTGTTAATACTGATGAACAAATTACTGATGAAAATTTACAGAAAATCATAAATGAAGCACATGTATTACCTTACGGCGACACATTAGTAGATTTCTTAATGGCGTTCTTACAAATGTTCAAATCACATACTCATAATTACAATAATGATACCCCTGTTGAAGATGATTATGCAAAAGCATTAGATTTGAAGTTTGGTAGAGGAACAAGAGAGAAGAAAAACCAAAATCAAGCAAACGATTACTTGACAAAAACAAATGGTGTAAAAGTTGAAATGGTTGGTAACACATTCAACGGATTGTATGATAAATTGTTAAGTAAGAACGTACGTATAAATTAAAAAAGCACTGAAACCAATCAGTGCTTTTTTTTAATATCCGCAAGCCGAATATAGTAGAATACAAGCGTCACCTTTGAATAGTACCATTGGGTCGCTATTTCTTCGCCCTGGTGCCGCATTTCCTTTCCTATATACTGTGTCAAATCTCGTAAAATCAAGACGTTCAGCATCTCTACTATTTAGAACGTAGTGCATACCATCATGTGATGGATATTTATCGAAAATAGGTATATTGTTTTGTGCTAATAAAGTTTCTAATTCTTTTTGTGCTTGTGGGTCGTCTATGTCGCAATCAATTAAACCATATGGACGTTTCTTCTTCCAGTCACTTGTTGGGTCGTTATTTACCATTTTTCTACCAGCAGCGAATTGGAATTCTCTTCCTCTTTCCATACCTCTACGTTTCAATGAATCAGCATAACCTGTAGTTTCTGACATAGAACGTTTGTTTACTGCCATGTAGCATCTTGCGTTAAATCTATTACATAACATTACAATTGCTTGAATTGGGAATGATGTAGACTCAACAGATGTTACGGTGTTCCCTTTGTTTGAAATTTTATTGTAATATTCTCTGTTGATGTTCATTTTAATGTTTTTCAAACATTCAATGGCTTCTTCTTTCGTATTACCTTGAACTATACCATATGCAATATAATTATCCCCAAAAGTTTTACTACCGCTAGCGTTATGGTTCTTCACAAAAGTGTCTCTATTATCCTTTTTTCTTTGAGTGATATAGATATACCAGAAATCATCTGGACTTTCCCACTGTGCATCAATCAATTTAATACCAGCATTAACATTATAAATCTCATTTACGTGTTCATTTAAAGGAGTTTTTGAACCGCTATTGAGAATATATTTTAATTGCCCTTCTGTTAATATAATTTTTCTCATAATTTTATCTCCTTTACATCACTTACGATAGTGAAATTTAATTCATCTTTATATATCTTGATGCTGCCACCAAATTGTGCGCGTACATCAACATGATAATCTGCTGGCACAAATTCATCTGTTTTAATTGTAAACAAATTACATGTGTTCATTTTGTTAATTTCATCCCAATCAACAATAGTAACTTCTCTCTCACCATCTTTTACGTAGATACGATATTGACAATTATCAACCAAATTGTAATCCTTACCAGTGTATGGTTCTCTGAAATACAATTTTATTACACGTTGTTCGCCACGATTTAACTGTTCATTTGCGTTGATACCAGAAATCAATGGATTCAATATTCTTGGTTTTGAAACTTCGCTTGATACTGAGAAGAAATTTTCTTTTGGCTTCGTAACAAATTCAAGTTCCACATCATCTAGTTCTTCTCCATTATAAGATAGTTTACTCCACGTATCATATACAATCATATCTTTCTTGTAATCTTTTGATGATAAGTTAATATATGCAGCATATATACCTTTACTCTCTTGTTCGACAGGTAAAGTATAATCATCAACAACACATTCAGGTATGTTGTCTAAATTCTCAAGTTTTCCACCAATATAAGAATACAAATATAGTTTATTGTTTTTTCCCAAATAGAAAGTCATTCTATCATCTGAAATCTTACAATTGTAGCGTGTTTCAACGACAGGTTCAAATACGGTATTTGTCTTATTATTAAAGAACCCAACGTATTCTGTCATTTTCCTGTTTGTTGCTTCCAAGTCTGGAATAAATGCCAAACATAAACCATAGTTTTCTTCACCGTAAATCAAACTATTTACATAATCAGTAATATCAACATCTAAATTCTCGTTGCCATGGTCGAAATGTTGTGCTCCAACAATTATAGTTTCAGTAATACCACTCGTATCACCTGAAGTAGAACCACTATAATCTGGATGTTCTTTTAACCATAAGTATTTTTCATATTCATATTCAATGAAATCTAATGGGTAGATACCTTCATCATCCCATTGTGTATCGGTTGTTGCGTTATACCATGTTGCACCGTCAGTTGATACAACGCCTTTACCAGTATCCCAAAAATCGTTGATATTATCGAAACCAACACCTTCATCCCAATGTTTATTAACTTTAAACAAAATAACATCAAATGATGTAGCGCGTTCTTTAATACCTGGCATTTCTGGAGCCGCATCCTTTGTAAAGAAACCATGCGTATCAACTGATCCACAATTTTTCATTATCAAATGGTGTGTAACTTTACTAATGTCAGCATATGTTTTATCTTCAATCAATCTTTTGATATTCTCAACATCAAAATGAATTAAAGAACGATAGATGCCAGAGCCATATCCAATAAATGAAATTGGATGTAAACCAAAGTTATCTAACGTACCTCTTTTAATTGTTGTTGTTTTATCTAAAAACGTTCTTGTTATCATAATTATATACACTATTTCTTAACAATAAATACCTGTTATTTTTCATTTATATACCTAAATAAAATTTTTGTAAATTATTCTGGAACTTGTGTATTTTTTGTTTTTTCTAAAAGTATTTATTGGTGTAAAAGGTAAAATCGTACGACTGTACGGTCAGAACTTATGTATAAAAAAGGGAGCCTTACATTATTAGTAGGCTCCTCCATTTTTTTTTATAGATTTATATCGTAAATACTTGGTTTTGGCGGTTTGCTATCATTGTCTGGTTGTTTCCTATTAGGTGTTTCAGCATAGATGTAACCATTTTCATCTCTCTTGATAATAATAGGATTTCTTTCAAACTCTTCTTTGATGAATTTCTTAACATCAATACCATGACAGAACCTAAGTAGTTTCATTTCTTCCTCGTTTAGTTTCTTAATCTGCCCATTAGCATACATATCATGTAAACGGTTATTAGTTCTTTGAATCATTGAATAATCCAAATCGCCATCTACATTGTATGGATTAGCAAAACGAGCATCAAATAATGCATCCCTGTCCTTACTCTCCATCAACTCTCTATCATAAGGTTTCGGCATAGGGTTATAGTAACCGAAATCATAGTCATTTCTGTCTTCGGTTATTTGTCTGAAAAAACTGTTTTCATGGCGCTTAACAGCATCATGCATTTGTTTGTCGTGAATTTCTTGTAAATTACCTTTGGTATTAGCGCTATCTTTAGTTTCATCTTTCTCAACTATACTAAATTGGTTGTCGCTTATTTTTTTAATCTCAAAACCTTCAGGTATTGTAAATATTTGTTCCATATATTTTGTGTATATTTAACTCAAATTTAGAGTAATAATTTTTAAAGCAATAATAGTTTATGTTTAATGTTATCATAATTGGTGGCGAAAATATACCAGATTACGAAATCTTTCAAAAGGAGTGTGCTTATTATCTTCGTGATAAAGCCAAAAGCGGTGAGCGTATAAGAATTTTAACTGTTGGTGACTCTTATGTTGATAAATTTGCATCAACTTTTGGTATCGAAACTAAAACGTTTACTTGTGATTGGCGTAAACACGGAACCTCAGCGCTTGCTGTTCGCAATAGAGATATGATAGCCGAAGCAGATGCCATCATCTATTTTGATTCCAATAAGAAAGATTTAGATAATTTGTTCGATTATGTAACTAAAGCCGGAATACCTTACCGAAGAAAGGAGATCAGTGAATTAGTTAATCAGTAACAAATATATCAAGTTTCTCATATATTGGGCCGATGTATGTACCTTCTTCGTACGTCTCTCCAGCCTGATATATATCACTCATAAACTCAATCTTAATCTTACCAGTAAAATGCCCAGTTTTTTTAGTATCTCTTGGTTTCCAAAGATACTCGATGATGTATTTCTCATCACAAGTATCCTGATCCACAAGTACTAATCTACATGGTGCATCAGCAATTTTTAATACATCGTGTTCATCTGTCATTGAAAATGTTACATTCGCGTTTTGTATTGCGTTGTTAAAATGTGATATTTTCAAGAAATCATATTTACCATCTAATACTAATTCCAAACGTAGTGTTGGAAGCGTAGCATCTTTCTTTATGAAAAAGTTATCAATCATATTCTAGCATATTTATTTACTATAAATACTCTTATTTCTTCGTTTTTGACAAAGAAAAGTTGTGTTCCACGATGTTTTGCTCCAATGAATTAACTATTTCGTATATATTTTGCTCGGTATGTTTCTTCACATCATTCAGTTTTAAAATTCTACCTGCTGGCTGTTTCAACATCAAATCGAACGTTAGAAAACTCTTTTTATTCGTTTTTATTCCCTTGTCGGCAATCTGAAATTCCAAAATATAATCATTAACAAAGAAATTATTGTTAGAAAGATTCTCTCGGATTGTTTTCTTTAAACCATATTTAATTGCCTTTACGTCATTTACATAACTATCTTTTTCTTCATTAGGTGTAATAAAAACACCACCTTCAAGGTATACAACCAATGGATTAGTCTTGTCTGTTGTACCTAGTTTTAACTTAAACGTGTCGTGTTGAAGTGACTTTTCACTTGTCAACCTTTTTCTCTTTTGTTCTTCCATAATAAAAAAAAATTAACTATATCCCTAATATAGCTAATTTTTTCGAAAAGTCAAGTGGGGGTATGTAGTTTTTCCTACTTAATCTTCATAATTTTCCCAGCGTTTACTGTTGGCGCCACCTTTTGGTTTTCTATCACCTGGTTTTCTACCATCTAATTTACCGTGCTTTGGTTGCTTGCCGCCGAATTTATCTTCGTTATCTTTGAATTTACGTAAAGATTTACCTTCTTTAACAAGACGTAACATAGCGCCTTCTACGCATTCTCTTAATTCTTCTTTTGATACTTTTACTTTCATATGCTTTATTATTTATTAACGTTTATTTATTGCCTGTTTTTAGCCATTTCTAACGACTTTCTATATTATTTAGTATAATTTATCATCTTTTGTATTCTGGAGCCATTAAATCCAAATATTGCTGTGTATTGTTTTTATCATTGAGCACATATATTGTTGCATATTGTTCAGGCCATGTTCCTCCGTGAGTTATACTATCTGGAACCAGTACATCAATTTTGTGCTGTCCAGCAAATCTTTTGTTCATCACATCTTGTATTTGATATACACCATCCTGTAAACCTTTATGCGTTCCAACAATTTTAATTACATCACCGAATTTCAAACCAAATTCTTTCATAAAACTTCTTTCAAGTGCTACAATTCTATGTCCACCAACGCTATCAAGATTTAAGTTAAACATTGATGCTGTATGTTCTACATCTTTGTTACATTGTTCTGGTTTTGCATTGTATACTGTAACAACGGCGTCGTTACAAATTGGTTTCCATTCTTCGACTGGGGCTTTTTGTGCAATTGCATCAATAACTTCAATAGCGTCTTGATTTGATAAAACACCAGTATCTCTACCGTTTTGTATTATATCAACAGCAATTGCAAAACTTATAATACCAGCGCCAATCCAGTAAAACACTCGTTGTACTAATTCACCAGTATTTTGACATTTACCGAAGAAACGTTGGTATAAATATTTCATTATACCCTCATTCAACATTTGTTGTTCAAGAATATAATTGAACTGCTGTTCTGTTAAATAAACCTTTTTCATTTGCGTAATCCAATCACACCAATTTGTTCTCCGTTATATTTCATGGGTTTTACAGATATTTGCGGATTCTGTGCCAATTTATTCCACAAATTATCAATTGCCTCGTCAGATTTTATTTCACTGCCATTGTCTCTGTAGAATGATGATGCGCGATTACAATATAATGAACACGCTGGGTAGCCTTGCAATATAAATGCCGTATAAAGTTTTTCAGCAATACCAAGACGTCTAATATTGTAATCTACGTATATGTGTAGTTGATAAATAGCATGATTTTTTACGCGGATTTCTTCAGCAGTGAATTTTACGTATTTCTCATCTATTTTTTTACCGTCGATAATTGGTATTAAACGGCAATAACCACGACTAACAGGGACGCCAGCAGGTACAACACTGTCATCCTCCTCAAATTCAATTTCAGATGGTTCAGCAAAAATCAATTTTTGAATAGAATCATTTCTATCTATTTCTTCATTGATTAGTCTTATCTGTGACTCTGTTAGTAAAACCTTTTTCATTATTCACCCAAGATAGTTTCTTTTAATTCAGCGAGTTTAAATAAATCCTCTTGTAATGTTTCTTTATTATATTCTTTTTCCATTAACTGTTGCTTCATACCATGAAGTCTTGACTTCGTTGTTAAATCCTCATCATCAATAGAATCAATAGCTTCAATGCAACTTGTTTTATATTGTTCAAACAATTCTCTTGTATCACCGCCAGAAGCATAACAAACTGACAAATCTTTTAGTACCTTGTTTTCCCATTCAGTATATTCATTAACAAAAACATTATTTAATTCTGAAATTAAATCAGAATTTTCTTTGTTAACTTCTATTTGTGGTTTTTCAATTGTGGCGTTTTCTTTTATAAGGTTACTCAAAACGTTGATACTATTCACACGCTCATTCAATTTATTGATATTTGAACTATTGCTGTGATGTGTAAGATATTTTACAGCGTCGTTCACTGACTTGGATTCTGCTAATATGTTATCAATGCGTTCAGGTGTAACATTATTAACCATACCGCAAGCGCGTTTGTATATGTTATACATTTTTTGTTCACCTTCTTTTAGTTGTTTCTTATCAACACTCTCCAAGATAGTTGCCCATGCATATGCTGTAATGGTTGGATCAGATGTGGTATCTAAGCCAACATGGTCGATAATTTTATATACGCTTCTAATCGCCTTGTTCTCTTTAAGCAATTTAACATATGAAGCAAGACTCTTCATACTCTCATTAAGGTTAATATCACTCAAATCATTGATAATGTCATCATACAATGATTTATACTCGCCGAAAGATAAATTTTTCATTTCGTTAAGTTTTTCAGATAAACGTTGTTGTGCGATTTTTTTATCTATGACATTGTTTAAACTCTCTTTGAGAGCGATTAAATCTTTGCTTTTATTTATATCTATTTGTTTCATATTCAATAATTCTTTAACTATAAATACTTCTTTAGTCTAATAAATCATCCAATTCGCTTCTGTTTTTGCTGAATTTCTCTAATTCGTCGATAGTGGTTTTAAAACCTTCATTAACAATAAAATTATGGTTTAAACCGCCAGGTTTAATTGTTCCACCATCTTCTGCTTCGACTAATTTCTTTATGTAATCGTCCACCATTCTATTCAAACGCTCGTTTACGAATATTCTTCCACCACGTTTTTTAACGGTTTCCATGAGATTTTCTTGTGTGTTGTCTGTTTCAGCAACATCACCCAAATCAGACATTCCTTCTTCACCGCCTAAATCACCCATATCTTCACCGCCTGGTGCTCCTAAATCGCCTAAATCATCTCCGAAGCCGCCTCCACCAAGTGGTGGTGCAGCGCCTCCGCCGCCTCCTAATGCACCACCACCGTCAGGTTGCAATGCACTGAAATCGTATTGTGCTCCAGGCTCACCATAGATTCTATCAACTTTATCAAAGATATTTGTCTTCTTAATAATTTGACTTGTCAACATTAACTCAGCAGCAATAGCCTTTTCTAATCTGATTTCATCAAGTGTAGTAGCTATTTCAGCATCAGTTCTACCCATAATTTCTTTTTGCACTTGGTGCCATGACATTAAAGGAATACCACCACCTTGTTCAGCCAATGCTGTAGCAGCATTTGTTAAACGTTTTGCCATGTTATCCAACTCCATCATTTCAATTTGATTTGATGGGTTGTTAAGTGACAATGTGAAGTTTGTTAAATCTTCATAGAAGCCTAACAAATACAAGTGAATAATTGCAATTTTATTCAACTCCATTAAGATAACTTGTTGATAATAGTTAACTGAACGGCAGAAACGAATATCTTGTATTGATAAGTTTTGTTGTTTACCTGTTGAATCTTGATAGTTTAAGAAGTTTTTAGGTACGCCCATTGCAGTCAATAATTTGTTCTGCATGTACTGTACATCTTCCATTTGAAGTTGACTATTCAAACCTTGTAATACTTCAATGTTAGTAGGATCCTGCCCATCTCTTACAGGAATGAAATAATCAGCGTTAACATCTAGGAAGTTTTTTCTTAAATCAATTTGTCCAGTTTTTGGGTCGACAATAGGAGCACGCTTGAATGTATTAGCAAATTCATCTAAGAATGTTGAAACGTCATCCTGATCCATTGCACCTACATTAACTTTATAGATACGACGTTCAATACTCTTTTCAACTCTATGAAGTAACATAGCATCTTCCATCATACTTAGAATACGCCAGAAACGTCTTGCTGAGTTCATAACACTTACACCATAAGGTAAGAAAATAGAGTCACGTATCAATCTGAAGTGAGCAACCTGCCAGTTTAAGAATGGTATTTGCTCATTATGTCCTTCCCAAACGAATTTTGTTTCATCTGGTTTTAAATTATATAGATTAGCGTTAATTGTTGCGCCACCATAAATGTTTTGTAAACCATTCTCTAAACGTCTCATTTGGTGAGTAGGTAACTTTCTCCAACCCAATACGCCTTCTTCTCCGTTAATGTTCAATAAACGGAAATCGTTACCATATTTACATGTGTCGAAAAAGATTTCAGGCAGAATTGTATGAATGTTCAAACGATTTACAAATAAGTCCTCAAGAATTGATTTAATACGTGGTGACTTAGAGTAAATGTTCAACATTTTACCTTTTTTAATTGTTGTTGATTCTTCTGAAATAATCTCAAGTGCTCTAGCAATTTCAGGCCATTGTGCCATTAAATCAGCATCGCGGTACATTACCTTTACTTGTTGAGCGCCAGGTAATTGTTCCATAGATGTCTCGTAGCCACTCTTTTTCCATTGATAAGATAATAAACGTTGATGTTTTAAGTACGCTAATTTAGTGTCTCTGTCATGTTTATTGTCGAACGTGTATAGAACGGCATTACCAGGCGTCATATTGTAAGTAACGCTCTGTGTTGTTACTGATGGTTTTGAGTTGGTATTCAAACCAATAATTACATCAGTTAACTTTTGAAAACTTGTTCTTGTATCTGTAGTTTGTGCCATATTCTAAATGCATTATTTTTCTTAATAATAAATACTTCCTTTACTTAAAAACTATACTATTTTCCCGAAAAGTCAATAAAAGGCGCACATGATTTTGGTTATTTGAAAAATTATTATTATCTTTGCAAAAAAATTTGATATGGCGGACAAACAAGAATATATTACATTAACTAAAGATGAACTGAAGAGACGCTTCGACATTTATAACAAGCAATACTTTTGTGGTAAACTTGATAAATGCCGTTTTTATATAATTGGTGTCAATAACAGCGATTACGGTTCATACACACCTCAACGTGATAGTAAAGGTAATTTATACAGTATAATCAGAATTGGAAGATGTGTAAGATGGACTGATGAAACTCTTCGTTTAATATTAGTACATGAAATGATACACATGTATGTTAGAACTATTGAAGGTGTACGTATTGATGGTGTTTTAGGGCATGGCAGACATTTCAGAAAACACTGTAGACGTTTATTGAAAGATTATGGATTAAAAATAGAGGTACATCCAAAGTTTGAATACATAAATAAAAAACTCTTCCCCAAAATGTGGGAAAGAGTAGTTTTATGGTTAATAGATAGATAAATTATTCTTCTTCGTAACTTTGTCCACCTCTACGCTTGATTTGCGCTTGTCTGTTTGCTGCAATACCTGACATTGTACCAAATTTGTTGTTGTTGTATTTACCACCAACTAATTGTCCAACTGTTGTTTCTGGAGTGATTTTACGGTCATCTAACAACTTTGTTAATTGAGCACGTAAACCGTTAATATCATCTAATTCACCTTGTGAACTCCAGTTTTTTCTAGCGCCACTAAGTCTGGTTTTAAGGTTGCCGTTTCCTTTTCCGAATAATGTACCTGCCGCGCTTTTTGTTTGGTTCCAGAAACCTTCATCGAGTGATTCGCGAATTACCTCACTAACCATTTGTCTTAATTCTGATTCTTTTAGTTTAATAACTTCTTTTGCCATAATTATAACACGTGTTTTGTTTCTTATTATTTTCTTACTAATAAATACTTGTTTAATCTTAAAAGATTATATTGCTTTCATTTTCATTGGTGTTCCACTCAAAACTTTCTTTGTGTTTTCCACCATCTCTGCTTGTTTTGCCAACATGTTCCATGGCGCCATTCTATCAAGTCTCTCTTCAAGTTCTTTCATTACAGCATCATACTCTTTATCGGCTTGATTCATTAACATCATATAATCAAGATTAGCCTCTGCATCATGTATCTTAATAACGCCACTAAATTTACCACGTACATTAGCCAAAGCGCGTTTAGCCTTTGCAAAGAATATCTTACGAACTGTGACTTTAGTAGGTTCATTCATGTATGCCAATTCCATTTTATTCAAAGGCACCTGGTCTGGAGATATAATAACATCCGGATTTTGGCGTCTACATTCATCAGCATCACCGTTTGTATCGTAATATGTATACCAAACTTCACAACCTACAAGACTAATACCACCCATAGGATTATACGTATTACCAAACGTTAGTTTTGAACCCGGTGTTGAATACAAGTGTAGTATTCTTGTACCTTCAGGACCCGCAGTTACTTTGTAGGTTAAATCACCCCTAAGTAATCTGTTTTTGTATTGTAAGTCAGTTGCCATATACGCAATATCATAACTTTGTGCAATATAGAAACCACCAATTGGTCCGAATGAGCCACCACCAGCTTGTCCATAACCACCAGCAAAACCTAACATATCTAATCCGCCGTAGTTTGCATATAATGCCGCCTGAGATGTGCTTGGGTTACACCACATAACACTGTTTATCTCTCTACCTGCTGGTATGATATAATTTTGTTTGCCTTGTTCAATAGTAATGTAATCTTTCTTTAATTCCCAAGGACCTCTTTGTTGTAGTCCCGCTTCTTTTGAAAACCAGTAACTAAAGTCCCTTGTCATATCGAAAGTACGCACAGACAAAGCATATGCCAAATCCATATTTGACAAATTCTTATTTGAAAAGTTAGCCCAGTTAGTTTCAATAACCCAGTTTTGTACCTTTTCAGCGTAGTCTTCAACAGCCATCGCTAATAAATCACATAATTGTTCGTCGGTTAATTCAACTTCAAGGATTGGGGCACCCATTTCACTTTTAAAACGTCTGAATAATGTTGCAACTTCTTCTGTTACTGCCATATCTTTATATTGTTTTTTATATAATTCTTATACCAATTTGTTTACAGAATTTGCGGAACTGCTGTAAAATTTCATCTTTACTTCGTATTGATTTTGGCATTGCGGATTCATTAACCTCAACAGCCTGTGGTTGAAGAGCAAGTGCTGGCTCTAATCTATTCAATACATATGTAACACTTTTTAGGAATTCAGCAGCCTCTTGTTTTGTATATTCAACCGGATGTCCGAAGTTTGAAATTTTATCTAACGCTAAATTAGTTATAATCAATGTAAACAATGTTGCGTTCTTTGCAAATATCTCTTTGTTTGTATCTTTATCAATGTTAGCATCTGCTTCAGCAACTGATTTATAATAAGCCACTAAGCCATTAACTAAAATTGTAGATGGGCTATCAGTTTCATTATATTTGAAAGGAATATGTTGTTTTTGACAGAAGTTTACAATAAATTCTGCTGCTTGTTTCGTTCTTTGCATCATTTCCTGATCCTCAGGCATATCCTCATTACCGTGTTTTTTAGCGTAATCTTCTTTGGCTTTGTCGTTTAATTCTCCAGTCAAGTTATTTGCTAAACCAATTTGTGTATTGAATATATCCTCTTTTCCAGGAATAACTTCAGTGTCTGAAATATCAAATTCAATGTAATGTGCAAATGGGGGAGCAATATCTAATTCCTGACATTTCATATCAACTAACTGTTGAACTTGGAATGGTAAATCACAATATGCTGTGCCGCCCCATCCACATTTATCAATTACCGCATCCAATTTACTTTTATCAACGTTATCAATCAATGGGACTAATACATAGAAACGTTTAGCGTTCGGTTTAACGTATCTGTTGAAATCTCTCCATTCTGCGGCTGTTAAAATAAATGTTGCATTAGAATCTGTTGCTAAAATAGCAGCAACATTCTTTGCACTTTTTACATGTCCATATTGAACATCTAAATAACGATATACACGTTGATAAGCCTGTAATTTAGAAACAACTTCAGGGTTGTTAATATCTTTTAAATATGCCAACCATACATCAATTGCTTTATTTTCAGCATTTTGATATTCTTGTCTCATTTGTGCCTTACTAACAGCAACGTTTGAAATGTAACCCGGCATGTCATTGATTTCTTGTTCATCATAAACACCTGATTGGCGTAGAATGTTTTGAACTACATGCATACCAGTTTGCAACCATTGTTCCATATCGTTTTCACCAACACGGATTTGTACACAATCCCTTACGTTTCTTCTAGGAACAAAAGCATTTTGTGTTCTGGTTTCTTTCTTTTGTGCTGTTAATTCACGTATAATTTCTTGTACATCATTTGGTTGTAAATTATAAAGAAAGATATTGTGTACAGGTAATTGTGTAACTTTACCGCCAGCAACAACTGGTACAGTACCTTCACTGTATGATATTTTTAAACGTCCTAACTCATCTGGTTTATTTTCAGATGCAGCATCACCTCCAGCTTGTTTACGGAAGTAGTCGTTTCTTGCTTGTGCGTTATTAAATCTAAAAGCCTCTTGCATATATTTATTTCTTACATTTCTAAATCACTTATTTTGCATAAGTATGCGCCGTCCATGTCAGTGATTGAATACTCACCGCCACCATCATTGTGAACACACAATGGAGAGCCTTGGTAAACCACTTCAGCGTATCCATCTTCATCAAAGTTCATACCCTCATCAAACCAAACGTTTGATATTAAACTACGTGTCTCAACAGAATAATAATTAACTTTGTTATGTTTGTAAACAATAGCAAAACCGTTAATTGATTTCTTCGCAACATCATCGAATTTACGATTGCCAGCAGAGTCAATTCTGTTTTTCAATTCAAATTCCGTATCAATGTTACCCATCACATGTTGCATCAATTCTCTTGTTATACCTTTTTTCCAGGTTTTACCGTTATCGTCACTATAAGCATAAGGGCAAACATCACTAAAATCCCTAACGAACGCACATGAACCATCATGTCCACCGTCATATATAATGCCACGTATTTTTGTTTGCCTCATACCAGATTCACCAACAATTGAGAAAATCTGATAAGCAATAGATGCAGTTTTTTTATCGAGTGATTTGAAATCGTTCATATACAAATTATGCCCAACCATTCGTAACACTCTACTCGCCATTTGTGGTGGCATTAACAATTTAATTTGATTACCAATCCACCAGTTTTCTCCGTAATATTTTTTAGCGATGTCGCTATTGAATATTAAGAAGTTCTTATAACCATCTACTACGTATGATTGTAATATGTATCTACCATATCCACGCGCTTTTTCATTACTACTTCTCAAATTGTAAACGTTATAAACGCCTGTACCATACATATTCCCACCGTTACTACCTGTATATTCACGCGAGAAACCACGTCTGAACAAACTTTTTATGGTAGCCAACGGGTCAGAACCATAAGCGTCTTTTGGGCGGTGGAAAACTTTTTCACCTGAAGTTATTTTTGCAAGTAATTCTTCATCACTCGCATCCTGAATACCTTCAGATAATAAGTTATATATTAAATCTGTTATATGTTTCTTTAATTTCTCTGTTAACATAGTGTTTATAAATACTAATTCTTAACAATAAATACCTTGAAACGCCTAAAAACATGTAAAAATACACACTTTTATAGAGAAAAATATGGTTTTTTTCATTTATATTGTGATATTTTATAATAAAGGGGTATTTATTACTTCATAGTGAAATATGAAGGGAATAATAACAAATTTACAAAAATGAAAAAATTATGTTAGACGCACAAACACTTTCTGAAGAATATATCAAATGTTATATTGATAAAAGCCGCATCTATATGATTACGCATTATCTAAAAACATACGATGGCACACAAGGTAAAGAAGTTGATTTTGGGCTTTTCCCTCGTCAACAATTATTATGCAAAGCACTTGGTGATGGACAACACTCAGTTGTAACAACAAAGAGCCGTCAGAGCGGTATTTCAACAGTTGCTGCTGCTTATACATGCTGTGAAGCTGTAATGGCAGATGATGGTTCACCAAAAAACACGCTTATTATTGGTAATACATTGGAAATTGCACAACAAATGTTCTTAAAAGTTTACGACTTCTTAATGCAAATACCATTATGGATGTGGGGACACACAGAAGAGTTTATTAACGCTGGATATGATATTTCAAAACCACCAGCAAACGATAATGTGATTTTCGATAAACGAAATCAAAAAGAGATGTTCTTGAAGAACGGCTGTAAAATTTATGCTCGTTCATCAGATATACAAGCATCTCGTGGTTTGACTGTACACTTCCTAGTTTTCGATGAGGTAGCCTTCATTGAAAATGCAAAAGACGTTTATACTGCCGCCCTTCCTACAATTAGTGCGACAAAGGGACGTTGTTTGTTCATTAGTACACCAAACGGTAAAGATCAGTTGTACTACGAAACCTGTAAACGTGCTAAATTAAAAGGAACTCGTGATTGGAATGGTTTTGAATTGGTTGAGATGCACTGGTATCAAGACCCTCGTTATAATAAACACCTGGAATGGCTCAAAAAGAATGATACAACTGGTGATTATGATATTGAGAAAGAACCGACACTTGATGATACTGGAACTATCGAATATAACGAAGAGAAATGGGAGAAACGAATAAAAGACGGTTGGACACCTCGTTCACCTTGGTATGTAAAAATGTGTCAACAGTTCAACAACGACCCACAAAAGATTGCACAAGAGTTGGATGCTTCATTCTTGGGTTCTGATTCAACTGTTATTGAACCTCAATACATTGAAATGCAACGTGAGTTAAATGTAAGAGAACCAAATCCAAATCTTAAAGACCCTGGTGTTGAAGATACATGGGTATGGAAACCGCCTTATGAAGGGCACAGATACCTAATGTCTATAGATAACTCAAGAGGTTCTAGTGATGATGCTACAGCACTTGAAATAATCGACTTAGATGGTATTGATGACAATGGTATGCCATGTGTTGAACAAGTACTTGAATATAATGGTAAACTTACTGGTGATATAGTTGGTGAATTAGCATATTCATATGGTGTACAATATAACAACGCATTCATTGTTGTTGAAGATATTGGTGGTTATGGTGCAGCAACATTGATGATTCTACAACGTCTTGGTTATAAAAACCTATACTATGACGACCCAATGTTGAAAAAATATACAAACCAAAATGATGCTACCCCAACAAAGGTAACGGATCAGGGATTACCAGGTTATCACACAACATCACTTCGTTACAACATGTTAAGTGAATTTGCTAATCTTGTTAGAACTAATCAATTCAAGATACGTTCTTCACGTGTATGTAACGAATTAGATACTTGGGTATTCGTGCAAGGTTCACGTGGTATGGATCACAAGGAAGGTTGTCACGATGATACCATTACATGTTTAGCGATGGGATTGTTCGTAATGCAACACTCTGTTAGTAAACAAATCGAACAAAAGAACCGTGATATGGCGATGCTTAACGCAATGGTTAGAGCTAATAGTCGTATTATACAAACACAAAATCGTGAGAAACGTGAAGACGCTCCAGTTGAAAATAAACTACGTGTTCAGGATGTTATGTTTACTAATAAAACAGTTGAAAAGAAAAATAACCCAAATATGTGGCTATTCTGCGGTGCATCAACAAAAAAACCTAGATATTTTTAATTGATTTTTGCAATGTAGCAAGTATTTATTATAAGAGAAATAATATAGACTAAATAACCTGAAAAAATTATGGGATGTTCATGTAATAAAGGTGTTAAAACAAGTTCTGGTTCACAACCAAGAAGAAATCAAAAACCTGTAACACATGTGGTACACAAATCACCTGGTGCTAAAAAAACAATAAGACGAGTATTAGAAAGATATTAAAATGGGAAAAATTAGAGGAAGACATAATAGTCCGGGTATTTATACAATTTATACTGGAATACAATATCCTAATACGAAGAAAAAACAAAATACCGCATCTTTAGCCTTGAAGTCAGATAGTGAAGGCGGGGGTGGTGGACCAGTTACACCAGTACAATGGGTATTTGGTGATAAATTCCCTGTTATATTCTCATAATAAACACATTCACATAAAATTAAAACGCTATTTCCGAATAGCGTTTTTTTGTTGCCCATATACAAAAAAATAAAGCACCGATACCTCGATGCTTTATCATTTTATTTAACAAACTTCTAATCCGAAGATTAACGGAGTTCGTTGATGTCCCAAGTTTGAAGTCCATTAACTACCAATGAACCATAATATCTGTTGTTAACCATCTTCTTAGCGTAACGAGTGATGATACCCTTTACTGGTGCGAAGTTGAATGGATTATAGATAGTTGGAGTTAATTGCATTGGTACATATGGAGCGTAGATGTAACCAGTGTCTAACAAACTATCACCCTTGTGACCCATAATCAATGATTGTGCTGGACTGTATGGATCTACGAATACCTCATAACGTCCTTGAAGAGCACCAACTTTTTCAATACCCATTGAATATTGAACTGCTTCAGCGTTAGCGTCTGTTACATGGAAGTACTCTAAGTCGTTAAGAACGGCTGAAATTTCAGTAGAAACTACGATGAAGTTTGCACCACCACGTAAAGTTGCTTTATGGATTTGAGCAGAAAGTTGGTTAATCTTAGTCATAAGAGTTTGGTTCCAGTCTTTCTGAGTGTAGTTTGTTGAGAAACCTGCTTGACGGCGCCAGCCATTGTAATCCCATTTGATTGTCCATGGAGATGCTTTACGCAAGTCACGGAGGATTTCACGGTCGATTTCAGCAGCGATTTGCTCTGAAAGGATAGCAGTTAACTCTGCTTCAGCGTCGATGTTGTGGAATGCAGCAACGTCTTGTGCTAATTCTGGTGACCAGGTTGCACGAAGTTTTCTTTCCTCAACAGAAACTGTTACGTCTGTAAGTTTGAATGAAACTTCACCGATTTCAGTTTCAAGTTCAAGGCTGTCGTATTCTGCCCAAACTGCTAAGAATGTTTCGTTTACATCACCGATTGCGTCTGCGTCAACACCAATGTAACCGTCAATAGTTTTACCCATTTGTACAGTTGGTTTTGTTAAGTCGATTTCAAGTAAGATTTCGCCTTTAGCATTGCAGATGCTATCGTATTGAACCATTGCACGGCCATATTGTTGTGTTACAACGCGGAAGTGAACTGGTTCTAACTCCTTGAATGAAGTTGTTGTTGTTTCGCCTGTAGCTGCTGCGATTTCAGTTTTAGTAACAATTTTCAATGATGCCAAGAAAGCCTCAGTGTCCATTTCGTTACCGTCAGGACCGATAAGTCTACCAGCGTTTACTGGGCTGAAACCTGATAATTTAACTTTGATACTACGAACAGTACCATCGAATGCTAATGCACGTGGAGCGCCACTTACGTGTGCAACTTCTGAACCGTCGAATTCGATTCTGTCGATTTCCTCTAATTCACCTGCTCTTAGATGGATTTGGCCTTTTGATTGGTCGAACAAACCATCGTTATAGAACATATCGTAAAGAGATTTCTTGAAGTACTCTGTTACTTTTGGTTCAACATTGCTAGTAGGTTTAACTACTTCGTCTGGTAAGTAATAACGGTTTTGTTTTGTACCTTCACCGTTTTCGTCCCATTCGTTACGGTTAGTTCTTTGGTAACCCATCAAACCAACGTGTTTACCTGCTACAGTTTGTCCGCTCATCAAAGCAGAAAGTGCTTGTGCGATGTCGTCGAAATCCCATTGTCTTTCGCTAGTAACAGGAAGGATGAAGAACAATTTACCAATAGGCATGTTCATTGCTTGAACAGATACGATGTCGTTAGCCAATAGACGTGAGAATACACGACGTACTAATGGGAATACAACTGTTTCGAATGAACCACTGTTTTGTGCGTCAGTTGATTCTGAAAGCATCATTTGAGCCTCGTTTTCGAAAAGAGTTGCCATGTTATCTTCCATATAACCCTCTAAACCTCTAGTAAAACCAAGGTTACTCCAACGTTCTCTAATAAGTTCGCGAGCTTGTTTTTGTTGTTGAAGCGCTGCTTCACCTAAATGATTTTCTAATAAGAATTGTGATTGCATAATTGTTTATTGTTTTTTAATTTAATGATTATTCTTTTTTATACTTGTCTTTTTGTTTGGAGTCCACTAATTCTATTCATTAAGTCAAGCCCTTTACTAGTATTTTCGTTAATTGGTTTGTAGCCACCTTTTGAGTAGTTTCTACCTAGGTTATCCATTCTTTCCATTAAAGAAATACTCTTGTTGTTAGCACTTGTTTGATAGAATGTAGTTTCGTTGATTTGTCTTGAAGACTCTGCTGAAATTTGTTCGTTTAGAACGTTTGCAGCATCACTCTTGTGACTTTCGTTCAATTCACGTTTGATTGATTCAAATAGAATTGCACCTTCTTTAACTGTGGTAACTTTATTGAAACGTTCAATGATTGATTGTTTCTCAGCCTTTGTAGTACTTTCGTTAACTAACAAAGTAACAATTTTACCATAGTTCATGTTAAGAGTTGCAGCCTCCATAAGACTTTTTCTTAACTTACCTGCTAAGGCTTTAATTTGTTTATTTTCTGCTTGAATGGCCTTTGCTGCTTCAAGGATTTTTAATGCTTTTGCCTCGTCTAACTGTTTACCACCATTGTGAACTAATTTTGCAACTTGACGTGCGTTGTTAGCACGTGGTTCAGATGTTGGAGTGTGTGTTTCTTTTGCTACTGATTGACTTGATGTGCTCATAGCACCTTCCTCAAGTTCTTTTTCGCAAGCACCACCTTCACAACCTTCTGCTAAATCAGTATGTGTCTCTTTGTAGTCTTTTTCAGTGTGCTTACCAGCCCAAGGTTTTTTGTTACCTTCTGGAGCACCATCATCCATACTGTAAGTTGCTTTTTTATCTGCTGGTTCGTTCATTTTTAAACCTGGCATAACATCTTTCTGATAACTGTCAGTGTAACCTAAATCTTCGTTAAGTTCATCATCAGATGGTTCATCATCTAAACCGTCACCTAAGTCGATTTCGATTTCATCATCTGCACCACCTTCTGCGTCTGGTTCAAGTTGAATGTCAATGTCGCCATCAGCATCACCTTCTGCACCTTCGTCACCAGGAAGTTTATCAGAAATACCTTCTTCGCCATTCTCTGCACCACCATCTTCAGGTGTTAGTTCGATCACTACTCCTGCGCCAGTTTCACCATCACTAACCTTGATGTTACCTTCATCATCTTTCTTAACACTGATTTGGTCGTCATCTGATAGTGCTTGATAAATCTTGAGAGCTAAATCTCCATCCACGCCAGTGAAATCATATTCATTATCTCCTACCTTGAACTCGTCGTAATCACCCCATTCGTCGGCTCCACCTTCGTCATCTGAAGATGCTTCCTCGCCTTCGCCAGATGTCTCTGGTTCACCTTCTTCAGGTGCATCACTTGGAGTTTCGTCAGTTTCGACATCTTGTACCTCATAACTATCATCTTCGATAGGTTCTGCATCTTGTGATTCCTCATCGTTGTCAACGATGTCTTCAATTGCTTCTTTGAGAAGATTACGTAAAGTTTTTTCAGTACCTTCTCTCAAAGCCTTTGAAAGTTGTTCAATTTCAAGAGCAGATTTTTGTGCCGTATTGTTTTTCTTACTCATATTATTGTTCTAATCTTTTTTCGATTATTATTTACCGTTGTTTATTGTTATAATAAATATCAATTACAACATTTGTGAAATTCTTTACCTATAAATACAATGCAATTTTGAAAAATACACATCAATGTAAAAAAAATGCATATTTTTGCAAAAAAAAGTGTTTTTTTTTTATTATTTAATGTTTTTAGTATGGTTTTTTCATTATTTGCTGGTAAAAAAAGATGCCTCTCTTGTACCAACCTATATAATGTATATCATAATCTAATAAAAATAACCTAATGTTATTGGATAATGTTGGAAAAACACAATTTTCTGGAACATCAACTAATAAGCCATAATAAAGTTTTCTTTCGTCTTCTCCTACATATGTTGATACCCTAACCCCAAATTTGTCGGCAGTTTTCTGTGCTATTTGTTTTAACTGTGGAGGGACACTAAATATTTTTCCTTCAAACTCTAAAGTCTCATATTCTCCATTTCTAATTTTGTCGAAATATGCGGCAGTACGAGCATCAACATCTTCATTCACTTTTTTTTTATTTGAACTATTTGCTAAATCCATGATAGCCTTGTTTGCCTCTTTGCTTGATGTTTTTCCTTGTGTATATTTACCAAGTACGTTTACTAAATGCATTTGTACTGTTTCTCTTATTGTTTTTTTTAATTCACTTTCTTCTAATCCCCACCTACTTGCTGGCTGTAATCCTTTGTATCTATAATAATTATCGCCCTCGCGCGTGAATGTTTGATAAAGTGCTTTTCCAGTTCTCCAGTCATGGTCGTATGCTTCACCAGGTTGGAAACAACCTCCGTCTGACATTGGCGGTACACTATCTCTTAATTGCCAATATACTTCAGGTGCTATTAACTGCCCTATCTGTACTTTGAGTGAACCATCACGCCTCCAGTCATCCATTGTGTAAACATTTTCATCAGTAAATGGTTTCTCTTCTGCAACATCTTCATCTCCACTCAAAATACTTCTGCCAAGATTTGCCCACTTTTCACCAATTTCACCAAACACACATAGTTTATTACAAGCATCTTCAAGTTGCTCACGTTGTTTATCAGACAATTCAACACCATTTCCAGCTTCGCATTGATTTAGATAGTATTCAACGATTTCAACTAACCCCTGGTAACGTTGAAGACGTATGTTATCCATTTTATCTTTTGGTTCTCTGTCAGCCCATGTTTGTTCTAATGTTTCTCTAATTATACTACGAAGGACAGATTCATCTACATGGTTTGGTAAACCTTTGTGTTTTGTTTTCGCAAAATCTTTTACCTGTTTCATTGACATACCATCAGCTGCATCTTTAACAGATTTTGAAGGATTATCCAACTCACCTTTTTTATATGCATCAACCATGCCGAAAAAACGTTGTTGTGATTTACTTACCGCTTTCTCTTTAACAGATTCAGCAATTTGTGCTTGTTTACCTCTTAATGCTTGATTCAATTCTATAGCGGATTGGCATAAGCCTTTAAGTTTCATCCTTTCACCTGCGCGTAGGTTATCAATAACATACCCAACCGTTGTTTCAGTTATTGGAGTACCATCTAACATACGTCTTGGATTGTTAGGCATTAACTTCAAAGTATATGGTTCTTTATTTTCCATATGTTCATCTACATCAACAAGAATGAAGAATTCCTCATTGTCCATACCCAAGGTGAATAATACTTCCTCGCCAAGATCCAATGTGACACAAAAACTATATTTGTCGTTAACAGTTTTTATCGCGTGCCATTTGCCTGCATCATATTGTCTATCCCTTCTTTGGTTTTTTGTTGCACGCATATAACTACCAATTGTTTGGTTAGATAGTTCTTTTAAACTTTCACGAACTATTTGTCTTAACGTTTGTTCATTTATCTTCTTTTCCATAACATTTTCTTGTTGTTCTAATGGACTCATGTGTCCTAAATCCATAGTACCATTTATTTCAAAACCTTTGTTCATTGTTTTAATTTCTTTTACTAATTTATAGCCTCAGTTGATGATGAGTTTAATGCTTTCTGTATGAGTTTATTGTTAAACGGTATTGTCCAAAATCTATATTTACGACTGACGGCTTTATATCCATTTATATATAATTCATGGGATATAACACCATCTGTTATATGAAACATTTCACATCCTCTATCGGTTTCACCTTCAACTATTTCAGATAACAATTTAGCATTGTCAACTTTGAATAACCTTATAGTATTATTTGGAGATAGAGAAATGTAATAGTTTGTTGCTACTGACTGCATTTCTCTTCTCATTTTTTTCTTAGCATCTAACCTGGCTTCCTTTGCTTTAACATCAGCATCAAGTTCATAACCCGCCATTTATTCTGCGCTTGCAAGCCGTTGCACTGTTATTGCGCCATTACTTCTATATGCTATGATTGATGCAATATCTCTAAATTCTCTACCATGTGCTTGCTTTGGAACAAACCCGAACATGTAAGTATAATAATGACACATTTCGTGAACCAATGTTGTATATCTTGATTCTTCAGTAGCAGAACGATTTGAATTCAGCAAAATGGTTGGATTACAATATTTAACAAAATTCTCTTTATTGATGTAAATTCTACTAGCACCAATATATGGGACAACGTATAAATGATTGTTTGCTTTTGGATCGTAATAAAGATAGTTTGATGGTGTATCTAGTGTAAATCTTCCATTTGTTCTAACACCTAAATCAGCAATCTTGAAATTACAAGCGCCAAGTCGCCCATTGAATAGTTCTTGATTAGCTTTATTATACCTATCTTGTACCCATTCAATAGTTGCTTTAAACTTGCTACCATCCTCACCAAGTTCTGCTAGGATACTTTCTTTTATTATATTTTTTAATTTTTTATTATCCATATACATATAAATACTACATTAAAACAAAAAAGAGCCACATTCCTGCGACTCTTTTATAGTATTTAATCGTTTAACCACCCATCGAATTTACTAAATTTGTCCTCTTTAATAACCTGTTTACCATCAGGTGCTTCTTTTGATTCAATGAATGGTGTTAAAGCATCGTCGTTTGTATCAATGTATGCACCTGGAGTTGATGGTTGTCCAACAGCATCCCAACAAATTAGTTCAAGGGTATCATCAACAACCAATGTACCGCCGATTTGCTGTACGCCGCCTAATGCTCTACTTGATACACCAACACGCAAGCCACTAATTAACCATTGTGCTAAAGTATCCGCAAGATTAGAACAAATACCATCTCTGCGGAAACCTTCAGTAATAGGAATTTCCATTTTACCAACCAATGTATGCCCTACCCAATGAAGTTCAGTAATTAAAAGACATATTCTTTCCAAATCCAAATCACTTGAATCCGGGTGATTTAAACAACCGAAAGCGCGTCTTTCTTTAATTGCCTGTTGATATTTCTCAACTTCTCTTTTCAATATCTTTTCTGGATATATACGTCCGTTAGCGTTTTGAATACCGTATTTTTGGAATACGGCAGAAACAACAAAAGGACGTGGCAACTCATGTGCCATACCACCCTGGAATGCCTCAACTGATTCTTTCAGCATTTTGTTTTCTGGCATATCCAATGACATATATCCGTCATTTTCTAATAATAAGCCAGAACCGACGTTCCCTTTTTTTATTTCTACTATTTGTTTTTTACTATCCATATCTCACGTAATATTCTTTATAATAAATACTTGTTTATCTGAAAAAACCACTTCTACTGCTACTATTTCGTTTATTAACTCTTTCCATTTTCTTTCCAGAAATATTATCAACTCTTCTTGACAACACGCGCGTACCTTGTTTTAAAATAACCTGTGTTTTTTTAATCTCATTCACATTCTCATTCTTTGGCACTATAACATTAACTGGTTTGTTCTTTTTGTTTTGCGGCTGTGTTGTTTTTATTGCAACTGACTTAGGTTTCTCAACTGGTTTAGGTGCTTCAATAGGTTTTGTTAATGGAACATATTTACTACCCAAACCACTCATTACCAATTCTGTTGGTTTTTTGAATACAATTGGATTAGCACGCACAACTGGTTTTGATACAATAGCCTTTTCATGTTGCACTTGTTTTTTTACAACAGGTTTAGTTTTAATTTCGATTTTTTTCGGTTTATCAACAGTTTGTGATATTTCTTTAGGCCCAATCGTATGTCTTTGTGCTGAAACTTTTACTTTTTTCTGTTCTGGAACGTGTTTTTTTACCTGGACGGTTTTCTTATTTTCGTCCTTTTTAACCCCAAATGAAGTGTTGCATTTTGGTACTGTCGACTGTTGTAATTTTTTTTTTTTAGATGAAGCGGCGGCAACCCTTCCTCTGTTATGCGATGTATACCATTTGAAATATGGGTTATGTGTCAAACGCATATCTAAGTATTTAAATCCATCACTTCCGACTTTCCATAATGCATAATTGAATGATAACTGATCCCTATGTGAACCATTCAACAGTTCAATAGCCCATAAATCCATTAGTTTAACACAATATGGGTTTTTGTGTTTCCTATATATAATATTAGTTTCCGCCAAACCAAAATTTCTAGGGAAATTCTCTTTTCTGTATTTATCTAACTGTGGATTTACAATTGCCGCTTTATCTTTTCTCAGTTTTATACATGTCAGCCCCTCTGTATAGATACAGTTTCTATTTGGGTGCTTACGAATAAACACTGATTTATTACTATCAGAACAGAATTTTTCAATGAATTTATTTGGATCAGAAAGCACATCTACTGCTCCATCAATCCATATTGATTCATCATAATCTGGTAAATATCTATGCGGGCAAATTTTTATCATTCTTTGCTGTTTAACACATGACAATTTTAATAGTTCTTGTGGAACTGGGCGCAACTCCCAGAAATCTGATGTTAATCCACTGTTGTCAGTAAAACATACATAATCAAAATCACTTTGACGATTTGTAAGAGGTACTAATGCTTCATAGTTACCGGTAATACATGTATAGATAACGCGTTTATTTTTTACAATTGTCTTGCGTAAACCAAGTTGTTCAATATAAGCATCATTACGGTTTTTCAAATTGTTCACCAATGCTAAACCAGTCGATTTAACGGTTGCGTTTGAAACTTCTTTACCGTTTAATGATTTACCATTACCAGTATAAACAACTTGTACACCCAACTCGTTTTCTCTCCACTTCAAATAAACATCATCAGCAAAGAAACTTTTATCAATATCTTTTATGAGCACGCCATCAATATCCAATATGTTTGGCGGATATAACACACCACCAACACCAGTAGCAAATAAATCAAATGAAGGTTTCATATATTCATCTTTGTATTGAATTTGCCACTTCATATAATCAATTGGCGTGCCATCTGTGTTGTATCTAATTTTGTGAACCCTATTTGCACTTACACAGTTTGGAAATTTATTGTAACCTTTTAATAATAATTCCAATAGATTATTATCATACGCAATATCGTCATCAACAGTTACAATAGGATTGTTCCTATATTTTTGCATTGCAAAATAGTATTTTGTATGTGGGCCTAAATCTTTTTCACAAGTAATTGTTTCAATTTTATGTTCGTTCATAAACGAAATGATATTACTTGGAATTTTTGCATAATCAGCATCTGACAATGCAACTATAATTTTGTATGGTTTAATTGTCTGTTTCAATAATGATTCTAGTGTTGGTTGAATATATTTAACACGTTCGCCATGCGTTGTAAGAGATACAACAATGTCAGAATTGAAATAGTATTTTTTGTTTGTCTCAAGCCATTCTTCCTCTGTTCTTTTTGCTTTATGTAATGCATTAGATTCACTAAGCCAACTTCCGGCCTTAAAATGTTCGATATAAGAATCTAATTTAATATTTAAAAATGGTGCTTTTGTATTTGTTATATCTTCAAGGAAAGATGCACCTGTATCATACGACTCAGGATATTTACCAGTATATAAACCATTCATTCTTTTTTCGTCGAAAAAGTGTATACCGTATTTTTTACATAATTCAACATTGATATAACAAATGAATGGTAAAACACGTGATTTTACTACTGTTGTTTTGAATATTTCACCACAAGAAACATAGTTGTCATTAACAAATTTTGATATGTCTTGTTTCAATAGAATATCAGAATCCATTAAAACAAAATTACCCGGGATTAAATCAAAACATTTTTCAATTGTATATGCGTGTTTTGCACTACCAAAGTTGTTCATTTTAGCCTTTGTCTGAAAACGCTGTGGATATTTTTCTAACCATTTGTCGAAATTGATTATTTCGCCATGTGTATTATCCAAAATCGTTAAATTACTTTGTTTATATGTGAATGGTTTTTTGTCGCTATTATCAAATATGTATATAGTACAATCGGTACCAACAAATTTGTTGATACTTTTAACTAAACACTCGGTTAACTTTGGTGTATTATAATGTACTATTAGTATGTTAAAATTGTTCTTATCCATTTATCTTAAAATGTTTCATTAAATATGTTTTCTTCTTATCTGGTGGTAATGAAACCATATATAAAAAATCGTCTTTATGTTTTTCCCTGTACTCATCCAATGTACATATTACTTTACATGGATTTCCAGCCGCTACAACGCCAGAAGGTATGTCTGAGCATACCAAACTACATGCACCAATGATAGTATTATCACCGATTTTTACATTTGGTAATACTGTTGTCCTACATCCAATGAAACAATTTTTACCAACTTCTATCGTTCCATAAATAACCGTTTCTTTATTTCCATCTGGTAAATTACGAATAACGCGAGTTGCTGCGTCATGTGTTATAAATGCACATTCAAATGATATTGTTGTATTATCTCCAATTTTGATAAGATATGGCTCGCTAGAATAATGTACATCACCAATAATTGAAACATTTTTTCCAAGTCTAGCTCCAGCTCTTACCATCGCATCTTTATTTCCAGTACACGGTGTCATAACTAATGGTTAAATATTTAATGTTTTTCTTTTTAGTTTATTTTTGATGTTCATGGTATGTTGATTATACAAATCTATATTTACACGTTTTTTTGATAATTCAGGCTGTGCTATTGTGGAATGGCACACATTAACCCTTTTATTTGATAAATATTCTTGTGTATTTATTTGCCCATATCTATGTGATAACAAGTCCCATGTTGTGTTGTGTGTTATCGCATTGCAAGTGTGTAATTTTTCAGACAATGGATCAATTTCATTATAAGAAGTTAATAACAATTGGCTAGATATAGGTTTTAATTCATATCCATTTCGGTTTAACAGGTATGTAAAAACCGTATCACTTGACTCCGTATTATTTTGTATATATTCAATGTCTACATTTTCGAAATTGTTATAAAATTTAGCGCATTCTAAAGTACCCACACCTGAATGTTGCAAACATCCATGTATTTTATATGTTTTATTCAATGTAATTGGATTATTAGGATATAATAGATGAGTACTCCAAAGTGTTTCAATGAATTCTTTCGGATATAGTTTATCATCATCAATACATATTATCCAATCGTTTGGATATTTCTGCATGGTTGGTATAATTTTCTTCCATTGTTTTGTGTTTTTTCCATTAATCCAGTTGATTTCTATAATATTATGTGTTTTTATAAATTTTAAAACATTTTCAGGCAAATCATTGTCTTTATTTGGGAATTCTTCTACTGATAAATTTAGTACTATTTTGTTAATAGACTTTGTTTGATTTAATACAGTACTCAAAACAGTTGGTATATTCATGATGCGTTTTTTCCATGATGTTAATGTCACAATCAAATTAGAATAACTGTTTGTACAAAAATCATTAATTTCATAGTTTTTGTCTATTTCCGTAAATGTATTTGTAACACATATAATGGTTGCGTCTTTTTCAGACGTCACATTCATATTATAACAGTAATTCAAATATTTCTGTCGTTCTGAACCTATTCCACCATACAGTTGGTTAGGGCCAGGCTTATGAGTTAGGCTATCGTTATGTATGCGCCTTTTTAATAAAACATCAGTTAATATTTTAAAATTCGCTACATTTTTCAAACGTTCAATTATTTCTGTGTCAGCTGAACAAGGCCAAGGTTTGTAACCACCGTATTTTAAGAATATATTTTTTTTAATTACATGCACCCCAAATGTTATTTGTACTTGTTTATGATTAATATCAGATTTAAAATCAGTAAAATTTTCCATATTAAAACGCAAAAAATCAACATCTGTTAGATTGTTCATTACAGTTTCTATACACTGTGGCAACATAATATCATCAGAATCGAATCTAAATAAAGCATCATATTTGGCTAAGCACATAATTGTATTTGTTGTTACGTATGTACCCTTGTTAGAACTCATCATAAATATGCGTAAATGTTCATCATAATCATGTCTTATTAACTGAAGATATTGCAACGTATCTTTACAATCGTCAACACCTATAATTATTTCCCAGTTATCATGATTTTTAAACCATGTTTGCCTATATATGGAATCAAGTGTTTCTTTTATGTATTTTTCAGCTTTGTATGCCGTTACACAAATACTAATTCCTGGAATGGCTGTATTTGTACAGTCCTCATATTTTTTCAATTCTAAAAATATTTCTTTATATTTAAAATTATCTGGAACGCCTATATTTGTAACATCGAGAAACAGTACATTATTTGTTTGATTAATTTTTGCAATATCATAAGTAGTTTGTACCATTCCATCAAGTTTATAGTTCATTTTTTTGTCTCTATATTTTTGTCTCACATCTCTGTTAAGGCATAAAAGTATAGGATTTATGTTATATCTTGGTTGGTGACTGATATGCCCGATTGTGTTTGATATTCTTACCATCTGAAGTTTTTCTGCAAATATGTTGTCTTCTGCTCCCCAGCCAAAGGTTAAATTACTGAAACCATTAATGTGTCCAAAATCCTCCTTTTTCATAAAATTAAAAGCACCAAAACCAGTAATACTTTTTCTAGTGCTGTCAACAATAGTCTTATTGTTTTCTAAATGAACTTGTGAAATATGATCGAAACAAGCAATTGGGCATCCATTTTCCTCATATTTTTTTATAGGGTTAAAACTATTTAAATTTACTATATCGTTATCAATCAAGCCTAACCATTTTGTATTGACATATCTAAAAGCAATATTAAATAATTGTCCACGTTTAAAACTTGTTTCATCTACTTGATTGATTACAATGAAATTAATTTTGTTAAAATATTTTTTAAATGTGTTGGTAAAATTTTTAATTACATAATTAACATGTTCTCCCCCTCGATTGGGTATTATAAACGTTACATCATTAGTTTCGTTTCCTTTTTTTGTTTGTAAAAAACTATTTATGTTAGTATCTTTTTCTTTGTTTCTTTCGTTGTCATGGTAATAATTTTCAATTATATCATCAACACAAAAATATTTCTGTGAAGTACTATTAAAATTACCGCACTTGGTTCCCCAATATTCGTTATAGTGGCGAATATAAAATTCTTCAAAACTTTTCGTTCTATAGTGTTTTAGTTTAATAACTGACTTTTTAAAATTTTCTTCTGGCATACTATACCATGTATGTTTTGTAAAATCAGGGCCTAGCGTTCCATCTGACCAACAAACAGACAGTCCGTTAGTGAGCATAAAATGTGATTTATCTACACTTATGTTACTATATAATTTTTTACACGTCTTCAATATTGATTTAACCGGGTGTGATTTGTTAATAGTAGAAACAGTGGTAAACCTCTCTTGAACAGGCCTGTTTTCATAAAATATTTGTCCGTTATCGTCATAAATTTCCCATGGTACAAGGATAGTATCATATGCTTTTATTTTTTCACTTGTAAGATAATCTGATAGTGTTATTCCATTTTTTAATTCTAGAAACTCGTCAATATCAAAAAAACACATATAGTCATATGAATATCCGTATTTTTCGTAACATTCTTTATAACATCTTGGCTGTAAATTAAGTCCATTTTTATCATATACTAAACCTTTTTGAACACCTCGCACATCAATTACAGTTATAAAATCAGAATCGATATAGTCACCAATTACATCTTCAAAGTGCTCACCGTCGAGTTCATTGTTGTCATAAAGATATATGTGTTTTATTCCAAGATTCTTGTAATGTTCTATCCATTCACGGATATACCGATTTTCATTTTTAGCTATTGCACATAACGCCGTTTTTGTTTGATTTACTGGTAACATAAGTTGATTGCCCCAATATAAGTCAGTTTCACGATCTTTAAATTTAAAAACGCCTCGGTTTGGTGAGTGCGCTATGATTTCAGATATTGTAATATTATTTAATTTTTCCATATAACTGTCAATTATTTATTATATTCTTCGTTATCTATAAAACCACCACCATCAATCATTAAATTATTTTCTTCTCTTCTTCTTGCTAAATCCTTTTCGAAATCAGCATAATCATAATTATATCTTGCCATTCGATGTAACTTATCTATCATTGACTCAGCGTCATGTGTACCAACAATTATATTTGTTAATAGTTTATTGAATGATTTATCATCCATTTTAAATAATTCACTAATGATTGTCAAATCATCATCTTCATTTCTAACAATCTTATCCCATATTGTTCTACCTAACATCATATACCATGGTTCATCCATTAGAATATCCGCCTTATCGGTAATGTTATCTAATTCAAAATCGTTATTTGGTAGCATATTATCAGACATCAATTCTAAATAACCACGGAAAGTCTCAATTAGTAAGAATGGGAATATTGTACCAACAGCAACAATCTCATCGCCTTCTTCACCACCAAGCGTTATTTTAACACAACCACTTTGTTTGTTATCTCTATCTGTAATCGTTTCATCACTAACATATGTAAGGTATTCATTTATTTTTAATATCTTACTATACAAATGTGGTAAGTCTTCGTCTAATTTGAATAGTTCAGAAATAAACGTTTCTTGTAATTTATCATACAAGGATAGCGCGCCTCCCATAACAATAGTATTAGCGATTTTTCTATTAGTAATTGCAATATCGTTTTTATCATATTCATCAAGATTAGAAATCTCATCATCAACACCATTAGTTGGCTCGATATGAAAATCATCTTGTGACAAGTCCATGACTAATCGACATTCAACAGTTAAATCAGCTAACTCATCTGAGTTAAAATAAGACGTAGCAATATCGACACATAACTTTTCCAGTTCGTTATGTATCTTCTCTTCTTTCTTTTGACAAATAGCAACCAACTTGTCTAACTTGTTAATAACTTTATCTATAGGGAATGATTCAATGTCATCGCTGAAATTATCACGTGCATTAAAATAAGCGTTAGTGAGAATAGTGGCAATAACCTTTTTATTCACATTATGGGGTATTGGTAAACAAGAAAGCGGCGTATTATCTGTTGCAATATCATTTTTGATTTTATTTGAAACCTTAGATAATACGTAATCCTGTTGGTTTGCTTCTAGAAGTATGCGTTCTTGTTCTTTATTTATGATAATGTTTCGCATTACTTCTTAATAAATCTGTTCTTGAAATCTTTTTTACTGTATGAAGTTGAATGTTCAGTCAAATAGCGCAATTTTGCCTCTTTAATTTGTTTTTTAGTGTAACAACTTTCCATCACATTCAAATCCTCGCCTGAAACAACCATATTTACTTTAGCGCCAGGAGCGGCTTTTTTAGCAGCAGTCATTTGATTTGTCATATCTTGAACGTTTGCAACGCCAGTTGGCGGTTTTTGATAATTTACATTGAGTTCATTACCCTCTTCAATGTTATCCTCATTCAATTTATTTACAATCTCTTCTACTTGAGATTCTGTTAAATGTACTTTTCTACTCATAATACTATATGTTTTTATAATAAATATTGTTTATAAATGAAAAATGGCAATAGTTTCGCAACTATCGCCATTTTTTTCCTATATGCAAACAACTAACTATTTTTTACGGCGTTTAGCCATTTCTGCTAGTTGTTTTTTAGAAATTACTCTTTCTTGCATTGGTGTCTCCATACCTTGCATATCTTGTCCCTGCATATCTGGAGCATCGTTACCCATATCATTCATTGGTTCACCTTCAGGTTCTTCTGTTGGTTCTGGGTTTTCAGAAGTATTGATTGCTTTGATTATCTCTTTTTTAGATGCATCATCCATATTCTTAGTTGCCGCTTTAATAATCATTTTTGCAACATACTTGTTTAATCCACTATTATCACCATTTTCACTATTGAATGAGTTTAATGTGGTTGATAATTTACCAGTTAATTGTTGGATGTATTTTTCTGGATCAGTATCCTCGTCAGCCTCTACGCCAGCGTCAAAGTTCGTATCAAACTCGCTTTGTCCATTGTCCATTGGTGGCATTGCACCACCAGCATCTGAGCCTCCAACAGGTGGCATACTGTTATCCATTGGTGCTCCACCGCCCATCATATCGTCTTGTGGCATTGGAGCGGCATCCATAGGTGGTCGTGACATTGCATCCATTCCGCCACCTTGTGGCTGTCCATTTCCAACTTTCAATAAGGTTCTACCCTCATTTACTTTTTTTTTAAGTAATTCTCCTTGATGTAGTTTACAACCGCGTCAGTTAACATGTCAACTGTTTTATCAAAAGGAGCGCTACTACCAACTTTCTTACCATATGCTTCTGAACCCTTTGTTGAGTCGTCGTTCCAGTCTTCAGAACCATTTACGCTTACCTCTTTATTATCAGGAGTTTCGAAAGCAGGTTTTTGGTAACGTGGGTGTTTACCCCATGCGTCCAATTTCTGAACTTCTTCAGCAACAATTCTATCAAGAACTTTTTGTAATCTTTCCTCTAATCTTTTCTCTTCACTCTTTACTTTCTTACCTTCGCTTAATCTAGCATAGATGCTGTCAGTAATTCTATCAATTGATTCTTGTAATTTATTCCAACTTTGAGCATCTAATGAACCAGCGCCTTTTTCACTATCCATTACATCATCAGGGCCTACGATTTTACTTTCTTTTTCACCAGCACCTTCAGGTTCAGTGTTTTCAGCGTTCTCATCAATTTTATCCATAGTTTCCTCACCATGTACACTGTTACCACCTTTTTCACCTTCGCCTTCACCTTTAAGAATATCTTCACCACCGTTTTCAACTTCTTCAGCAATTGGAGCGGGTTCACTATCACCAACGTTTAAATCATCAGCAAATTCCTCTAACAATGATTCTAACATATTACTTTCCTCTCCGAAATCGAAATCGTTAATGAAGCCTTCTGGGGTTTCTTCTGTGGTTTCTTCGCCAGTTTCAAAATCTTCAGGTGTAAATGTTGGTTCATCAATTGGTTCACCAACAGGCTCATCATCAAAACCAGCCAAAGGTTCATGAGGTTCATCAATTGGTTCTTCCAAAATACCTTCGTTCATTTTAACGGCTTTAGCGCCACTTGGTTTTTTATCAGCAACACCTTCACCCTCTAAATCGTCGTGTGTATCCTTGAAATCTTTTTCTGAACCACTATTGGCACTTTTCATTTTATCAGATTGTAAATCACTATCTACAGTACCATCAGCAACTTTTTTGTTGTCTGGTGTAGCACCATCAACAGTACCGTTAAATTTAGGATCTTTATCTAAAGTCGCTTCTGCTTTATCTTCGAAAGGAGCGTTGTTTTTCTCCGTATTTTCAGCACTTGCAGTGCCCTTACTTTCCGCGTCTTTGAATGGGTTTTTGTAACCTACTTTACCTGAACTCTTGAATGAGTTTTCAAAGATTTGGTGCATTCTATCCAACTCTGTACGAGCAGCCTCTGTTAACGTTTTCATATCCTCTTTACCTTTGTTAGGATTCAAAACAACAGAAACATCCTCGTGCTTACCCATAGCCTCATTGATGCACATAAGTTCCAATTCAAGGTGTTTTGTAGCCTCGTTGAATGACTTGTAACCATGCTCATTACGATAGTTATATCCACCTATATACTCGTAAGACTCCTTGATGTTTGCTTTATCAGGAGTTGTTGTTTTAATATAGTACATGTTGTTCTCACGAATGATACCATATGTTTTACCATCAGCAGTGTTAATTGTGTATTCAATACCAGCCTTAGTGTCAACTTTTGGAGTTGTTTTGTATTCCATGAGGAATTGCATTCTCTCCATTTGATTGTCTATTTTACTATTTGCCATATTATAAGATTGTTTTTTCAAACATTATTTTTCTATAAATACTCCATATAATTCAAAAAGTGTATGATTTATAAATTTTTTTACTTAATTATTCGTTATTTTATTTTATTTTATTGAGTGCGACGAATCAAATGTTTTAGCCTTTAGTTGTATTAGTTTTTTTAAATAACCACACCTTTTTAATGCTTTGAAGAAAATATTACCTGGTGCATATTCACCACCATTTTTCAAAGCGTTCTTTCTGATACTCTTAATTTTAGTGAACAATTTCTTTGCTTGTAAGCCAATAATTTCTACTTTGTGCTGATCCGTTTCATTCTCTGCCGCAGCTTCTAATTCATCAATTTTATCAGCGCATTTCATAACTTTGCTTGCAATAGTTTTTCTATCTAAATCTTCTGCGCTGAAATTATCTGGGTTTGGCTCAACAATCCATTCATTTTTGAATAATGAATAAACACCAGATGCTGTGTGTTCTTCATTAACGTCTTGAACATATAATTCAACTGGGAAACCATATATTGTTAATTCCTCGTGCTCGCTATTCCAAATTTTTTTCTTTGTATCAAAATAGTCTTTAACGAAATTGGTTCGTTTATCAACATCATCAAAATTCACAACAATATGTAAATCTACATCAGAATATTTACTCCAATTGTAATTGCAAAGGCTACCAGTAAAAATAACGTCAATTGGCTCAACCCACGAAGTTTCAAGCGTTTCATAGAATTTATCAGCAATATCTAACAGTCTTAATCTAACGCGAGAGTTAAGATGATTATTCTCATCCCAGAATTTTTCATTCAAATGTTTCTGTACGTCAAATGAAGTCATCACATCCTTAACTTCAACATCACTACATAATTCATCTAATGACTCCTTTGTTAATACTTTGCTGGTATTAAAACTATTACTCATCTCATCAATTACTTCATCGATAACATGACAATATTTGTCTAGTTTTTCTCCGCTAATTGAGTAGTGTGTACGAGCAGCAGCGTCAAAATTATGCCCAATATTTTCTTTCAACACATGTTTATCGGTTTTATATCTTTCAATAAGTTTACCGTATTTTTTAAACAACTCCCTCAAAGTTAAATCACTAACGTCTTCACCTGTTATTGATACATATTTTAGTATTTCGTTTAAATGTTGACATGTACTTGGTATAAAATTATCATTGCTTGTTGTTAACTCACCATTATTGTAATATTTCGATACACATTCAAAATATTTTTTTGGTAGATTTACTAATTCCGTAATACCAGCCTCGTTAATCAATCTATTTTCATCAATATATCCGTATTTCATATTGTTCCACTCTGCTTGTGTCATATTTCCTAGTTTTTTACCTTGTATTTCCCCTCTTGCACGTCTATATGGCTCTGTTATTTTATGTTTTTGCTCTGGTGGCAATAAATGCTGTATGAGTTGTTGGCTGTTATCTTCTATCTCGCCATCAAAATCACCTGGTGTAAAATCATTCCAATGTATCATCGGGCTTCTCCTTGTTTATATAATTCAATTTGTTCTTTCTTTTTAATATCTGGTAATAAATTTAGTTTTTTCATTTGTTTAACCTATTTACAATAAATATAGAATTAAAAAGAAAAAAGAGAAGTTTTTAACCTCTCTTTAATATCTTATCCCAGACATTTCTTCTGCCCTTCGTTGTTTTTCTCGTTGAAGCATTTCTTGAGCACACGCTTTTGCTTGGGCAATATTAGGAAAACGTCTGAATTCTTTCCTTAAATAATTTGCAGCAAAAAAACTCATCTCGTCTTCACCATAGCATACATTTTTGCTAGCATCTAAAAATTCCCTGGATTTAATTACACTTTCTTTTAATGTCTTTTTAATGCTTTCTTTAATAATCTTTCTCAATTTAGATTCGGTTATCTTTGGATTTTCATGTCCAGCCCAATCAATGTGAGGCTGATCATCATAGTATGGATAATTGTGAACATTCAAATTAGCATCATGTCGTGCAAAATAATCAACATCTCTTTTGAAGTCATGTAGTTGTTCTTTTTTATTTCTTTCAAAAGCACGCCATGAAACATCTTTTTCGGCGTCTTTAGTCATTTTTTCATACCATTTTTTGAATATTGGATTTGAATGAATTAACGCCTCTAAAGTGTCCCATTTATTAGAACCGCGCATTTTATCCACCATATCAACAAACTTATCATAAGTAATGTTATTAATCTCTTTTTCTATGTCATCTTCAAAAGGTATTTCGCCATTATAATAATAATCATCATCCATTGATAAAATAGATTTATCTGCACCGTAATCATCAGGATCATAACCATATATTTTTGCCAAATCCCTGTATGATGTCTCTTTCAATAGCATTTCTCGTATCATTTGTCTCAATCGAGATTCATTTAGTTTGATTGTTTGCTTTTTCATGTTACACTAATGTTCTTAAATAATTCCATTTATTTATATTTTGCATATAGTCGTCCAAGATATTCTGTAATCCAGCGCATTCCGCGTCATCGCCGACAAAATCCTTAAACTCTATTAAATCCTTTTTCATTTCTTTTAATAAGCCATCAAGTGTTTTTGCTTCTGGCAACATTGTTTTTAAGTCTCTTATACCAAATTTTGTGTCAAGAATACCCATAACACATTCAGCAATTGAGTCTTCGACTTTTAATACTTCTTCATCCATATCATCTGTTAAAATGTGTAACGCGTGATGCGTAGCACTCCAATGTAACTCCTTTAATGTTTGATGATAGCCCTCTATATTACTTAAAAAACTAATTGTTTGTTCTTTTAACTGTTTCATCTTATCTATTTTCTTTTGGAATAAAAACATTATTTTAGTAATAAATACTGACAAATGATACAAAAGAAAGTATTTATAGTAAAATAATTTGAAAATTATGTATAGTAAAGCAACATACGTTAAACCATATATTAGAAAGTTCATTCGTGTGCTCGGCATTAACAACGTTGGTACACTTAATAAACCAAAAATGAATGTTATCTATGCTATTCTTGCCAATAACGGTATTAAACCTATTGACAAGAACCAATATGGTGTACCATTATATCAATATAGAGATTTAGACGGGTTAAACGATTTAAGTATTATTGCTGGTTTTCACAAATGGAAAAACGATATGCTACGTAAAGATATTGAAATTAGTATGCGAGATACAGATAAAGTAAAAAAAGTTCCTGGTTACAAAATTACTAAAAAACAACCAGATACACAAACACAAATACAGTTTGACGATGAGAATGATGATAGGCTGTATGAGTCATTATTTAGCAAAAAAGTGTTCTTCACAGAACAACAAGTGAAAGCGATACAAGAATCTGAACAACCAGAAACAAAGAAAGCATTCTTCACGGAGGAACAAATCAATTACATCAAAGATAAATTGGATGAAAACAGTAACTTTGTAAACCCAAATAAGGTTCTCCTAATTAAAAAATATCTTGATGATAATTTTGTTCGTGCAAGTATGCCGATAATTGGTGATGATGGTTATCCGAAAAATGTACATATCGTTGGTATGAAAGGTGCCGATGGTGAGGTAGCAAGGAACATGACAGCAAAACAACTTTTCTATCTACTACAAGATAAATTTAAAGGCATTTACGGTGATAAAGTAAAAAGAAATGCTTTGATTAAACAAACCATGATAGACTGGTATAATAAAAAAATATCCAACGAAGGATTATTAAGTAAAAACACATACTAAATGAGCAATGCAATTAAAATAAATAAATCGCGTTTATCAAAAATGATACGAGAAAGTATTGAAAAATATTTGAACAATATAAAATTGATTCACGTAATTACTGGTAAACGGCTACCTCAAGGCGGTAATGCTATTGATTTATGTCGAATGGTGTATCGTAATGGCTTAGAGTGTTTTGATAATGGTGAAGTTGGTAGTTGTATATGGTTTTGGGTAAATGAACCATTTTATAAAGAACACAATTTATTTATTGTTTCACTCGATTATACACCAGAAAATAAGAAATTGTTTGACATATATATGGACGCTCCAAATGCTTGGGCGCATAAAACTATACCTTTTGAATATCTCAATGTTGAATCAGCTCCATGGGTTTTATATAATAATGGCAACATTCTGTTTTATGATAAACTTCGCAGTGAGTGTCACGATACATATATGAAATTCTTCAATCGTTGGAATAGAACTAATTTTGAAACAATAGACAAAAGTTCATTTCCATGGGTTGTGTACACGGATGTGTTACCAGAAGAATTTTTAAATCTTATACCAAAAAATGATAATCGCTTTATTTTTGATAAATTATTTAAGTAATTTGAATATGCAGAGTAGAATGACTATAAAATACACTTCCTACGGAGATATTGAGAAAACAACTATCTACCAGATATTGAAGTATTTTACTACACCCAGGAAAGGTGTACTTTTTCGTTTGGACTTTGATAAAGAAAATGAAACAGGGTGGGATGAGGAAGACATATACATCTCATCCTTAGCAATAAGTAAATTTGAAGGCGCAACTAGTAACGAGAAATACAGTAAAGAATATTACGTTACGTTCATGTGTGATAACAAAGAACAGAAATACTTGTTGAAACTGTTGTTTGCAATTACGCAACATGGTGATCCTGGGCATATTTTGAAAGACGATGGGCATAAGAAATTTGCAGAAAAAATTGCAAAGAAATATTCAGAATTTCAATATAATAAGTTTGCTCAAATTAAAAATGAACTAAATAGAGAACAAGAGATATAACTTGTGTTTCTAAGGATAAAAAAAAATTCGCTTTTCGAGGCGAATTTTTTTATAATTCGTTTGCGGAAACGAATTTTGGAAAAATAATTTATTACTGTAAAAATGCGGGTTTTCATAAATCATTTATGTTGTTGGTTCATCTATATTATGGTTCATCATCATACATTTCCTCAACTACTAAATTAAAATTGCCACTATTTTCATAACCATAAAGTGTTGTATGAATGTAATAAGTTTCGCCACCAGTTAAATCAGTATTTATCATAAAATTATGTCCTGAACCATCATCATTGGATGTAATCATATTACCATTTGAATTAAAAATCGCGCCAACAGTGTCTTCATCTCCAGTTGAATAAATTCTATAATTACCATTGTTTTCTGGTATAAAACTGAATTTAGCAACATTACCATTAATAGTAACAGGTTTAGTTTGTCCAACTGCTATTGTTCCTGCATCAAACACATAAGATTCATCATTTATAATCTCTTCCCAAGTTTTTTAAAGTTCATCTGGATCTTCAGGTTCTGGATCTGCATCATCACTACAATAATCATAGATAATCTGACCGTCATATGGATAATCGTCATTAACTAAGTAATCTTCAGCAGTTTCTACATTAGAATCATATGTATCTTGACTATAGTATCCACTATAACCTTGGTCAGCATAGGTTTCACCATCAGACAATGTTATAGTTTCTGAAGTCCCATCTTCATGCTCAATTGTAACTTCTACGTCTGTTGGTTCATAAATATCATCACAATAATCATAGATAGTTTCACCATCTACAGGATAATTGTCATTAACTGAGAACTGTTCAGGTGTTTCTGCCATACTAGAATCATAATAGCTTTGACTATAGTATCCACTATAACCTTGTTCAGCATAGGTTTCACCATCAGACAATGTTATAGTTTCCGAAGTACCGATTACACGCTCAATTGTAACTCGTGCTATACCAGCTTGGCCTACAATTCTGGATGCATATTCCCACCAATATTGAGCATATTTATATGCGATAACAGATCGGAATGGTACATAGATTGGACAGTTATTCGTTTCATAAAATGTATTATATCCAGTTAATGTTGGTGGAGTTGTCGCTTCACATGTCACAGATGTTAAACCGCTGCAACCCTCGAAAGCACCTCCTCCAATGCTTGTGACGCTGTTGGGAATGGTGATGCTCGTCAGACCTTTGCAATTACGGAAAGCCTCACTTCCAATGCTTGTGACGCTATTGCCAATCGTTACAGAGGTCAAACTGCTGCAATATTCGAAAGCCCAATGTCCGATGCTGGTGACACTGTTAGGAATCGTTACAGAAGTTAAACTGCTACAACCCTCGAAAGCCCAATCTTCAATGCTGGTGACACTGTTAGGAATTTTAACAGATGTTAAACCGCTGCAACCCTCGAAAGCATGACTTCCAATGCTGGTGACGCTATTGGGAATAGTAACCGAAGTTAAACTGCTACAACCAGAGAAAGCTGCATCTACAATGCTGGTGAAGCTATTGGGAATCGTCACAGAAGTCAAACCGCTGCAATTTTGGAAAGCACCCCATCCGATGCTTGTGACGCTATTGCCAATCGTCACAGAAGTTAAACTTCTACAATCAGCGAAAGCCTCAGGCCCAATGTTTGTGACGCTATTAGGAATAGTAACCGAAGTTAAACTGCTACAACCAGAGAAAGCTGCATCTCCAATGCTGGTGACGCTATTGGGAATCGTCACAGAAGTCAAACCGCTGCAATCTTCGAAAGCATTCCGTCCAATTCTTGTAACATCTGTTTTAAATTTAATTACACCTTTACCATCACTATATGTATTAGCATCAATTTCTGGTAATACGGATGAATCATTAGGTGTTACAATATTTCCATCTGAACTGGTGTACCAAATTTCATCATTATGAATAACTGGCTCGTCATTATAAATTGAAACAATACCATCATTATTAACCAATTTTTTACCTGTTTGATTACATACCAAATTCTGAATATAGTTTATCGAAGGATAATCAGAACTTGGTGCAATTGAAGTAGTAAACGGTATGTCTACAATTGAATAATTATCCGCACTTGTAGCAGATTCAAATTTTTTAATATATTCTTTCATTGTTTATTTGTGTTTTATTTCTTGGCGTTATTTATTCATCGTCAGAACTATTTAATACGTCCAACACCTCTTCAACAGTTACATTTACTTCATCTTGTTTACTATCAACTTTAGTGTTTAATTCATTGATATGGCTTGAAATAACAAAAGACATATCTTCTAATGCCTGCTCAGTAGCACTTGTAGTTCCAGTTGCACTGATAGTAATTCCGCTAGTACCCCCGCTAGTGATTTCGATGTTATCTCCAGCGGTTAAAGTGTCTTGTTTGTCATCTAATAACATATTAACTTCAGTTACAGTATAGTAATTAGATAAATCAATTTTTGTTGTACCAATTAGTTCCCAAGTACCTACTCCTGTGCTAGCGTCGACAATCCAAAGATACTCATCTCTTGAATTTGTTTCACCACTTTCTTGTGCCGGAACCAAATAGATGGTGTGTGTATTACCACTCGCAGGTAATTCATCAACAACCTCGATACTTAATTGAGCAATCATGCTAATTAGATTATCAATTTTATTTGATGAATACGTAGAGTTATTACCTGCTACAGAATCGTTAATAATCCCAGTTACACTAATAGTACCACCGCTAGTGATTTCAATGTTATCACCTGCGGTTAAAATGTCTTGTTTGTTGTCTATGGCTTCATTAACGCCAGCAATTTTTTCATTTACCCACTGGCGAATACCAATCAACATGTTTTGAATAAATTGTTCCATAATTTAATTTAATTTGTTTAGTTATTTATCATGCTTGATTATTAAGTTGTGTTTCCAATGCTTCTATTCTAGCAAGTAATTCATTGATTGCACCAACCAATGTTTTATCTGTAGTATTAAGATTGTTATCAGAAGCGTCTTGTTTGCTGCTCCACTCTTCACGTAAGCCAGTAGAATCGGCTAAATCTTTAATGTCGAAATCTGATGCCTCATAAGTTGTATCAGTTGCACTAATTGTACCGCCACTAGTAATTTCGATATTTTCACCAGCAGTTAACATGTCTTGTTTGTCATTTATGGCTTCGTTCACGTCAGCAATTTTTTCATTTACCCACTGACGTACACCAATCAGTATATTTTCAACAAATTGATTCATGTTTTAATAATATTTTTTACTTAATTATTTCATTATACAATAAATACATGGCACAGGCTGAAAATGATGTGTATTCAAAAAAAAAACGTATATTTAAAACGTTATGCAAAATGAACATTACAAAATACGAATAAACGGAGAGGAATTTGATGCGTCCGAGTATCAAGACAAAATTTTCCAGACAATATCATCTGGTGTTGGTAATCTAATTATCAATGCCGCTTCAGGTTCCGCGAAAACGACAACTATAGTAAACGCCATTCGCTTTATTCCCGATGCAAAAAAAATACTATTCATAGCATTTAACAAGGACATTGTTAATAAGATCAGACATACAGTTACTCACGATGGTGCAACAGTATTAACGTTTCACTCTCTTGGATATTGTATGTTAGTTGAAAATAATGTCATTGAAAACAAAGGAAAAGATATAGTTGTTGAGTATAAATACAAAAATTATGTTAAGGAAAACCTTCAACATTTAACAGATAGGTATTCTGAAATTGGTAGAAATAAATCCTTATATATCAATAACATTGTTAAGTTAATTGAGTATTCGCGTTACTATTTGGCGATGTCAATTAAGGAAATTGAACGAGTTGCTGAATTGTACGGAATCATTCCTATATTGGATGAGGTTGAAGTATGTCGCAAAGCATTGTTATGGGGAAAAGAAAATCTTAATTTCATTGACTACACTGATATGTTGTGGCTACCAAACGTGTTAAATCTAACAACCAAGCGATACTTGTTTAACTGGATATTCATTGACGAAGCACAAGATACGTCTATTGTTGAAGAAAAGTTAGTTGACAAGTGTTTCAAACGCGGCACGCGTTTCGCGGCTGTAATGGACGAGCACCAACAAATCAACATATGGTGTGGAAGTACAATGGACGCAATTGACAATTTCCTAAAATACCCACATACCAAACAATATACCTTGCCAATTTCATATCGTTGTCCTAAAAAAATCGTTGAATTAGCAAAACAATTCTCGGACAACATCGTTGCAAAAGATGATGCAATTGAAGGTGAAATACGCTACGATGTTTCACCAAATGAGCCTATTGCTGGTGATATGGTATTGTGTAGGAACACTGCGCCGCTAATCGAACAATTTTTGAAATACCTGCGCATAAACAAAAAAGCATACATACGAGGTTTTAAAGATATACGAAAAGAGTATTTGGAACTAATCGCTGGCACAAAAAGTAAACTTATTGATAGAAACTGTGTCACTTATGATGGATTATTTCCAAATTTATACGTATATTTGTTTAAACAGATAGATACTATAATGTCTACACAAAGATTAGATGAAGAAGACGCTTTATGTCATTCAACTATTCTTGGTATATACGATAACATTGAGGCATTAAAGGTATTATCTGAAGGTTTAATATCAACCCAAGAGTTGGTAGATAAGATAAACATAATTTTTAATGGTGAAGCGGAAGATGCTGTTGAATTATCAACCATTCACAAAGCAAAAGGATTAGAGGCTGACAATGTTTATATTCTACAACCATCGCTAATGCCGAGCAAATATGCAAGTAAGGATTGGGAAGTGAAAACTGAACGCAATTTAATGTATGTAGCCTATACTCGTGCCAAGAAAACGCTGAATTTTATGAAAGAGGATCCTTACACGTATAGAACTGGCGGATATTTTGATATTAAAAAACTAAAAAAAGAGTTAGACGATTTACGTGTCAAACTCAACTACAATAGAGAATTAGAAATAACAGAAGATAACTTTAATAATAAGCCAATTATAGAACCAGTTAAGCAACTTTCAAACATTAAGAAAACAAGCACTGTAATTGGTAACAACACAACAAAACAAAGTAATACAAAAAAGTTAAATTTTAGGAGTTTATTATGAGTAAAAAAGAGGAAGAGTTTAATTTAATGACGCCGCGAGAAATCGTAGAAGAATTAGACAAGTATGTAATAGGGCAGGAACACGCAAAACGTACACTTGCGCTTGCCGTATACAATCACTATAAGAAAATTTACAATAACCTATTTACTGTCAACAAAGAAGTTGAGTTTGATAAATCAAATGTAATCCTTTTGGGTAACACTGGTTCAGGTAAAACACTTTTGGTGCGTACTATTGCGCGTTTACTTGATGTACCATTATATATAAAAGATATTACTGCGTGTACAAGTGCTGGATACGTCGGTGAAGATGTTGAAACTTGTTTAAATGGTTTAGTAGGGCAAGCAGGTGGTGATATTCAACGTGCAGAAATGGGTATCATTGTTTTTGACGAGTTCGACAAGATAGCAAAGAAAGATGCTGGTATGTCAATTACGCGTGATGTATCTGGAGAAAGTGTACAACAAGCATTACTAAAAATTGTTGAAGGTGACAGAGTAGGAATACAAATGGATCAGAGACGTAAACACCCGGAAATGGGTATGGATTATATTGACACCAAGAATATTCTATTCATTGCTATTGGCGCATTTAGCGGCATTGAGAACATTGTAAAATCGCGTATGGGTAATGCGCAAATTGGTTTCGCTTCTGCTGATAAGGAACGTATTGCGGATGAAGATTTAGTGAATTATGTAACAGCAGAAGATTTGAAGAAATACGGTTTTATTCCTGAAATTATTGGGCGTTTCCCTGTTATCTCACATGTAACGAAATTAACTGAGGATGATTTGGTTAACATATTGACTGAGCCTAAAAACTCAATTATACGTCAATATCAAGAGTTGCTTAAACTCGATAAAACTAACTTGGTTATAACAGATAGCGCATTAAAAGAAATCGCCCGTATCGCCTTTAAATTGAAAACTGGCGCACGAGCGTTGAGAACAATAGTCGAACTTATTCTATCGGATATTATGTTTGATGCTGCGGAAAACAGAGAAAAGGACGAAATAACAACTGTTACGGTAGATGACGAATACGTAAAACAGAAAGCAGATACCGTAGAAAAATACATAAAAGTGGCTTAACCAAGTCACTTTTTTATTTTAATAGTACTCTTATACCTAAAAAATTTGTTAACATCTATTTATTTTTAGGGAAAAATAACTATATTACAATAAAAGCAAAAGAAATTATGATTGAAGCAAAAGACATTGAGAAACTTAGTATGAATGATTTAGTAGCATATTACAACGCAAACAAAGCATTAAAAGACTATTATGCTAACACAGCACAAATGAATGAGTGTTACAGAAACACAAACGAAAAAAATTTGTTTGAAGAACCATTACACAAACAAATGAAATGTACAAATGTCGAAGCAAAAATAATGGATGAGTTCGAGAAAAGGCTAATTAACGAGGAATGAAATTAAGTTTTTGGGATAAGATTAGAATTGGATTTCACTACCTAATTCAAGGTATGATTTCCGGTGACAAGGTGATTAAAAGTGGTACTGGGGATGACTCAGTACCAATTGGTGGTATTGAGCAACAACAAGAACAACAAAGTGTGTATAAAGATTTGTTGAAGGGCGAAGTTACCCAGGAAGTAAAGGAATTACGTCACCAAATGTATTTTGTTGAACGTAAATCACATGAATACGAATATAATGGCGGTGGACACGCCAAAAAAAGAAACAACATGTTCGGCTACACTGGAAATGTTGAAGACTCAGACGGCTACCCAATCAAGTTGGTGCAAGAAAATAAACAAGTTATTCAAGGTTTGGGACAAACTGGTATTCATATTGTTGGTGGTGAAGTGATTATTGATGAAGAATTACAAAAATCATACAACACATCAGATGGTATTAACGCCGAATATACGGTACATGTTGAACGTGATTATTACCCACGTTTCCGTATTGAACGTTACACAACAAAAGTTGTTGTGAAAAATGTTGACGACAAACACGCCATTGTAGATTTCTATGTACCACAGTACAGACAGCAGTTCAATAACATCACAAAACTATTACAAGCCGAACTTGATAGAATTTACCAGGGTGATGTTCGTTCTGATTTAGTTCAATTTGATAAGATTTGGTTTAAAACGTCTGGTTGTTATGGTGCGGACGATATGATACTGTTCGAATATGGTGATGCCAAGTTTGATAACATTATTAAATTTGATGGTAGTTATGTACTACGTTTCTACTGTGATATATTAACCAACGGTAAAGACGAAATTGATGAAGTATATAATGAGGAAATGGCAAGAAAATACGAAAATAAAGAAGCACGAGAAGGTGCTATGATTGATTTCGACGCTATGGCTGCAATAAAAGCCAAAGAAGAATTAGATGTATCCGAAGATTTGGAATTGTTAAACAAATTAAGAGATAAAGAAGATAATGAAAACAATGAAGCCACTAACGAATAGTGGCTTCTTTTTTTTTAGTTATCATTAAACAATAACTACTTCATTTGGTACTGCACCTAAATCAATAGCTTCTTTTGTGCAATCTTTAGGTTCTTGTTCACTGTGTCCAAATGGTTGTTCTACTAAGAACTCTTGCATTTGATCGTTAATGTTTTCCATAATCGAATTTATTTTTTTATAACTATAGTTATTATTCACATATAAATACTATCTAAAAACAAAAAACGAGGTATTTTCCCTCGTTTATTTGTGTTTTATTCATTATTTTCTTCGGTAGTTTCATCAGCCGCTTGTTTACGTCTCTGTTTAATCTCATTCATTTCGTTAATTAGTGCTTCCTTGTCACTATCAGCGATACGTTCATATGGGCAATGTTTCTTCTTAACAAACTCGTTCAAAGCCTTACCGTTTGAACCGTCTGTACCGCCAGCAATAAACATAACATAGTCGTTCACATCAACGTCGCTATATTGATATGTTGCACCATTCTTAAATACTACGCGCAAAACCTTTCCTGCGCTATCTCCGTCTTCACACTCGGAGTAAAATACATTGGATGAATCATACCAAACTCTATCCAATTGTTTTTCTTCGTCATAATCTCTACATATAATCATAATACTTGCCTTTTTAAAAAAAATAGATATATTTATTAAGAAATCAATAGAAATTAGTAAAAATAATGGCACAACCGATAAAAAAACAAACATTGAATCCGTGGAATTTCTTTTCTAAGGAGTTGACTACCTTGATTAGTTACATAACCGATGAGATTGCACCTGTCTTTAGTATTAGCGAAATCACACCTGAAGTATTCGTATATGCTGCTTTGGATAACAACGAGTGTATGTTATACAAGGCACTTAACTCGTTCCTTAACTCATCAGACATAGCGTATATACACGATGAAATAGGTAACATACTAACAAAGAGTGATGGTATAATAGGCGGGAAAGTTGATTTCGATAGAAACATGTTGATGATATTCAATATTGCACTTGAAATAAAGGATATTACCAATTCAAATTATATTACTTCTGATCACGTTTTGTTAGCAATTTTACGTACTGGTGATACACAAAGTAAATTGAAAAAACTATTCAGAAATGTTGGTGTTAACTATAACACAATGCTTGATTTATCAAAACAAGTACACGATGTTATATCAAACGATGTGGTAAAAATTGATGATAGTGATGGGGAAATATATAAGGAAATTGATACTCAAAACGGTACTATCCATATTTTCGGCAACGCACCAGAAAAACTAGTAGAGATATTACAGAATTTACCAGAGGAACTAAATAACATTAAACAAGTGGCAAATAACAATACCAAGAAAAATAGTAAAAATATTGAGTTCTGTACCAACCTAAATGCGGAATGTGAAAAAGGTAAGATTGATGAATTGATTGGTAGAGAAAAAGAGTTGAACACTATTTACAACGTGTTAGCCAGGAAGAAATGTAATAATGCAATTCTTGTAGGTGAAAGCGGTGTAGGTAAAACCCAATGTGTACTTGGATTAGCAAAAGCATTACACGATGGTACAGCGCCATTGCAATTCCGTAACAAAGAAATATTAAAACTAAACCCAGGAGAAATCTTGGCTGGTACAAGTTTACGTGGACAACTCGAAGGAAGAATGGTTGATTTGGTTAAGCAATTAAAATCTAATCCAAACGCTATTTTGTTTATTGACGACATTGATACGATGTTTGGCAGTAAAAGTACCAGTTCAGATTATGACGCTGGAGGTGTTTTAAATGAACTTCTCAGAGAAGGTAACACACAAATTATTGCAACGGCTTCAACAAAAAAATACAAAGCAATAGTTGATAATAACCCCGACATTGCCAACAAATTCCAAGAAATTATCATTGATAGGCCGTCAGTTGATGAATGTATCAACATCCTTTGTCAGGCAAAGAAAAGTTACGAGAAATATCATAACGTGAAATATACTGAAGAAATTATCTACACGGCAGTTAATTTGTGTAACCGCTATATAACGGAAAAACAATTACCCGCATCAGCATTTGACGTTATTGATGAACTCGGTTCATATAAAAAACTAAATTGCCTTGACAATATTGTGGCAAAAGATGTACTGAAACAGATTCATGATTTAGAAGTTGTAAAAGATGGATATATCAAGAAAGACAAAATGGATGATGCGAATGACGTTACCAATAAGATTAACGAATTTAGAGATAAACTTGCCAAGTTACAAGCCAACATCAACAAACGTGGAGCACAAACGATAACAATGGATGACTTGTACCACGTTGTTTCCGAACATACACATATACCTATTGGTAAAATATCAAGTAGTGAGAAAGAAGAATTGAAACATGTTTCTGATACATTAAAACATGTTGTTGTTGGACAAGATGAAGCAATTAACGTTATCTCACGCGCAATTAAACGTAATAAAATAGGTTTAAGTGATAGTAGTAGATGCCGACTAAGCATCATGGCTATTGGTCCAACAGGTTGTGGTAAAACGTTGATTGCTAAGACATTAGCAAAAGAAATATTTGGTGATGAGAAATACCTTGTACGTTTCGATATGTCAGAATATGCAGATGAAACGTCAGTAAATAAACTTATTGGTGCAAGTGCTGGCTATGTCGGTTATACTGAAGGCGGTTTATTAACAGAAGCAATCAAGAATAAAAAATACTGTGTATTGTTGATTGATGAACTTGAGAAGGCGCACGACAAGGTTTATAACCTATTCTTGCAAATCCTTGATGAAGGTTTCTTAACTGACAATACAGGCTATAAAGTCGACTTCCGTAATACGATTATCATTATGACATCAAATGTCGGCGCTAAGAAGGCAGCAAACACAAAGAACATTGGTTTTAGTAGTGATGATACACAAACAAAAGAAGATGTATTGAAAAAGGAATTAAAGAATAAGTTCCCACCAGAATTCTTAAACCGTCTTGATGATATTATCTTCTTCAACCCACTTACGGATGATAACTTGAAGGATATTATTAAGATTGAATTAGGATACTTACAAAAGCGTGTTGAGGGTATTCACTATGAATTGAAATATACTGATGATGTTGTAGATGTATTATTCAATGCAATATCAGATGAAAAAGAATATGGCGCACGCCCGATACACAGAGCGATACGAGATAAAATAGAAAATAAACTTACAGATATGTTAATCGAAGAGGATTATCCATTAGGAAAACAATTTACGATTAACGTGCAAGAAAACCAATGTGTTTTAACCGTGGGATGAATTACACACGGTAAATAAATAACTTTTTTTATTTTTTAGTAAAAATATCAGCGTTTTTTGAAACTTGCAGGTATTTATTATTAGAAAATAACCACCGAAACGAAGTGGAACTCGTAACGGTAAACAATATGTAAATATATACGGATTGTGTTCGATTGGTGTGTTCCACTTTAGCCTTCGTCCACTTTCCGTTTTTTGTTTTAAACTATGATTCTTAACTACAAATACAGATTATACGCGTCAAAACACACAAAGGAGTTGTCACAACTGGTGACAACCTCCATCTATGTGTGGAACCACGTAGTCGCTCTGTATCGTAGATACTATAAACTTTTCGGTATAAACCCATCATGCACAAAAATGCAACATCATATTGCGAAACTCGCAAAACATAACCCATACTTGAGGATGATGGGTTCACAATCCCTGCAAGAAATATGCCAACGCGTGGATGCTACCTATAAGGAATTTTTTAAAAAGAAAGGACGTGGACGTCCTAACTTCCACAAAACAAACAAATCCGGTTCGTTTATTTTTAAAGGTGGTGTTGGTTATAGGCTTGACGGTAACAAATTAACCGTGAATAAACTCGGATATACCTATAGGTTTAAACTCACGCGTGAGTACGGTGTGGTTAGGAATATACATATTAAACGCGATAATATTGGGTATTTGTGGCTCGTAGTTACTACAGATGTTAAACCCAAAACCTACGAAAGACTTGGTAATGCAAGCATCGGTATGGATTTTGGATTAAAACATCTGATTACAACAAGTGATGGTGTGACTATTGACAGCCCAGAAACTCATAAACACGCGTTAAAACAACTACGTAAACTAAACCGCAATGTTGCGCATAAGGTTAAAGGTAGTAACAGTAGGAAAAAAGCAGTAAAGCAACTCGCCAAACTCCATGAACATATTGCAGATCAGCGTGCGGATTTCCATTGGAAACTAGCCCATGAGTTATGCAAACATTACTCATTAATTGCGGTTGAGGATTTAAATCTGAAAGCAATGCAGAAGTTGTGGGGGCGTAAAGTTAGCGATTTGGGATATAGTGAGTTCGTTAACAAACTAGATTATATTGCTAGCAAGTACGATACGACGGTAGTTAAAATCGACAGGTTTGCCGCGAGTAGTCAGGTTTGTCATTGTTGTGGATATAAGAATAGTGGGGTTAAAAACCTAGGTGTACGTGAATGGGTATGCCCGCAATGCGGCGCTACTCATAACCGTGATGTTAACGCGGCAGTGAATATATTGAATATAGCATGTGGGAAGGGCGTTTCCCACGACAGGAGTAACAGTAAGACGAACGTAGCATATGCTACATCGCAGTTACTATGATAGTCGAAGAATCCCACGGCATTCAGTGGTGGGAGTACGTCAATGTAAGTGTAAACGAAGAAAAAAGTTTAGAGATTGTCTAAGCCTTTTTTATTAGTCTATTTCAGTAGTTGAAAAGAATTTTGCTAACTTTGGTAGTTCATCGAACCCGTTAAGTAATGTAAATACTTTATCATCAACACCTTGAACTGTTGGACTATAACTATTGAATACGTCCGCTAGTTTGTCTACGTATGGACGCATTTGTTCGCATATTTCAGCAACCTCTTTTTCTGGTGTATAAGTCATAGCGTGTTGTGCTGGTTCTGGCAAACCACCGCCATAATACGTGTCAGCATCAATATCACGTTCTTCAGATAACTCACCAATCCTTTTTACTTCAATATTTTGTTCATATGGAGCGCGTTCAAGCATATCACATATTCTATCAACAGATTCTTCTGGAATATCGTGATATTCTAAATGTCCATCAACATAAATATCAAATCGTTCACCCCTTGAATATTGCCAGCTATAATTATCCATATCATCCAAATCACTGAACGTTGTTTCATTCAAACACTTAGTGATACTTTCTCGTATCATTCTCGTTAAAACATCTTTTTTTATTTTCATATTTTCATCTCCTATTGATTTACTTCATTTTCTGCGCGACGCGCTTGTTTAACCATTTTCTTAATATTTAGTTTTTGTTGTGCTGGTGACATACCTCTTTTTTTATCAGCGTTTGCTTGATTGTAGTGTTTTTTACCTGCACCGTGTATTTTACATAATACATTAAATTGTGGTACTTGTTCACCGTTAGGTGCGATACCTGGTTTTGCTAACCAGCATACTTGACAATTAAAGCATCTTGCACCAGCAGCAATATCACATGGGCATTTGTAATATAATCCCCATTTGCCGCCTTCCTGTAACTCAGGCGTTGCAATATCCCTAAGCGGAGTATCTGGTAATTGAGCAAGGATTTCCTCTTCTACGCCATAGAAGTGACGTAAAACCTTTTCACCCTGAATATCTGGAATTGAAGCATTTATATTGATGTTTTTTACTTGTGAAATCGCATCAATCAAGTCTTTATTTGCTGTGTATGCGTGTGTCTCAATACCGTAATCTCTCTTCAATTCAGCAGCAAATTCATCAAAACGGCGAACGTCATCTGCCGTTTTAAAGTCGCCAGCCTCGTTTAGACGTACATATCTAACAATCACGCCAGCGTTACGCGCTTTGTCAATGTAATTTCTAATAAACCAGAATATATATTTCCATTTAGCAGGATTTTCCCTTGCCATATCAAACATGATTTCATTTCTTGCATTACGTTGCCAGTATGACTCTCTACGTCTCTCATCATTAAAAGCGTAGCACGCATTCTTTCCGATAGGACAGAATTTTGCAGATGGGCAATGTAATGCACTAGTCATGTTAACGATTAGTACTTCATGTGATAATTTGATATTACCAAATGGGAATACACTACCGCTAACATTAGGTTTAACTTCTGCGTTGTGTTGTCCTAATTCAGGATGTTTAGCACTATTGTTATATGTAAAACCGTTTTTAGTATAACGATCTTGAATTGCATCCAATCTACCCTGTGGTATATCACCATACATATAATCGTTCATTTGTTGGAATTCTGCTGGCATATCTTTTTGAGATAGTTCAGCCTTGAATTCCTCCATGATGAGATTATGGTTGTGCTCATCCTGTAGGAAACGCAAATATTCTTTATATTGTTTTTCAGTTAAAATAACTTTCATATTGTTGACACTTTCAAATAATTATCTATATTTATTCATAGATAAATACCTTAATTATGGCAAAAAAACAAATATTCTTAACAGAAAAACAAATAGAAGCAATAAAAGAGCAACTTGTATCAAACGAAAATAAGCAAAAACGTATTTTCTTCACAGAAAATCAAGTTTCAGAACTTCAACAAAAGATACAACAAGCACGTGAGGAAACCGATAAAAATCCAACAGAAGGACAAAAGAGTGCGGGCAACTACAAAATGGGTAGAGTGCGTATCCTTGGTTACGACATTGCAATAGAAAACCCACGTGGCACTATCCGTAGTGGTAAAGACAGAAAAGGTAACAAGTGGCAAGTTAGAATGAAGAATGATTACGGCTATTTCACTCATACACTTGGTTATGATGGTGATGCTGTTGATGTATTCCTTGGAGATAATTTCGATACATATTCTATCTTCGCTATCGACCAGAAGATTGACGGTAAGTTCGATGAAACTAAAATCATGTTAGGTTTCAGAAATGAGCAAGAGGCAAAAGAGGCATACATGGCTAATTACAACGAAGGTTGGAATGGCTTCTGGAAAATCACTGAAGTTCCTCATACGGTATTCCAAAAATGGCTCTATGATGGTTATCAACAAAGAAAGCCTTTCTTTGAATATGCTGAGATTAAAAAAGAGAAACTTAATGAAAACGGACTTCTAAATGAAGCAACACTTGAAGATTATTCTGAAGAGATTAGTTGTGAGTCTATTCTAAACGATTTCGTTGAAGATATGAACCAGGGAAGAGAAACACAAACCTGGGCACCTCTAATTAACCCATCAATATATCAACGCGCGTTACAAGTATTTACCAAACAAGGTAATCTAGACGGTTTCCCAGAGAAATATGTATATCAGTGGATTGGTATTATCATGCGTAACACTATTAAACTTGATTGTAATACTGAATTAGCAGGACACTCACAATGGATGAGTTACGACGCGTTGGACAATAGTTACATCAATGAATATATCAAAAATAAACTAAACATGGAAGTCATGGATTGGGATTATGAATGTACATTACATGTTACACCACAATACCTAATCAATGATTTATTGAACGGTAGATATGTATTAAGCCCAAATGAAAAAGAATACATAGACGAGTTCATGCAGAAGAATAATCTATCTGAAGAAGCAGTTCATCAAATGGGTCCAAATAAAGGACAAACAGCGATGTTCCTATCTCAACCAGAATTGGACTACTACGATAACGAATACATGATTAAAACCCGCGACAAAGATTTGCAAGGTATTATTGATATATACAATTACCATAATAGCGGTGAACAAGAATGCAAAGTATCATTTGGGTTAAATGGTGATAAAGCCGAACTTGATAAAGATGGCAAAATACTTGTTAAAATGGACATATTCAGGTTATTAGACATGGTTGGTTTATATGATTGGATGCAAATGCCTGATGGTAGTGACGCTTGGAGTGATTTTGGCTTACGTCCACTATACGAAGTATTAACCGAATACGATGACAATTATACAAGCCCAGAACAATGTTTAGTATTGATTAACAAGGCTTTAGATGTAACACACCAACGTGGAGATATGTCTAGTATATTCATCGAAGGTGGTGCAAGAACATTAACACAAATATCAAATAGCGGGTATCTAACAGAACACTACAACCAAGAGTGGGAGTTAGAGGAGATAGAGAAAAATCAACAAAATGGTTTCATTAAACTCTATCATAACACAAGAATGATGAGCCTTGGGGATATTCTTGCTACCGGAGAATTAGACATACACCAGCATCATTCTGAAGGACATGGCAATATGTTATTCTTTACCGTTCACCCAGACGCTTGGGGAAACGAATGTAAAATTTCTATCGAAGTGCCTGTGAGTGAGTTTACCGAAACTGGTAGATTTAGATTTGTTAACTCAGATTCTGTTATTACTGAAGAAAATATTCCAATATCTGAATTTAACTTCAAAATAGAAAAAATAAAATATTTTGACTATGACAGAATTAAAGAGATTTTAACTGGTAATGATATGGAACTTAAAGAATATCTTTTACTTAAATATTTCCAGGAATATGACTACATGTGGTGGATTAAACAGTGGTTTTTAAATAATTTAGGTTTAAAAGAAGAAGATTTACTATGAAATACGACGAAAAAGATATACCACAATTCCAAGAGGAAATGTGTAATGGAAAATGTAAAATGAAAGGTAAATGTATCGCAGAAGGAAAAGATAATCACTGGTTTTTAATGTGCCCACACTATTTCAATTGGAAAATAGGATATGTTTCATTCATTGAAGAACAAGACAAATGGAATGATGAGCACCCTGAAGAAGTTGCAAAGAAAAAAGAACAGAACAAAGAACTTGCTAAAAAAATGATAGCAGAGAAAAAAGCAAAAAAGATAACCGCCCAGAAATGAGCGGTTTTTTTATTGCAAAATTTGGTTATTTGAAATTTTTGTAGTATCTTTGCAGCGAAAAACCATAAGTTTAATCACAAAAACAATTTAACAATGCCTAACTACAGTTACAACACAATTGCTATTGGTGGCAACAGACAACAAGTTATTAAATGGCTCAACAAGTCATTCAAAAAAGATTTGAAGATTTCAGCCAACGCCAAAGCACCAGAAATTGAGAAAAAACTAAAAGCAAACGAAAACATTTCACTGGATTCATTCAATCCAATGCCCAAAACTTTCCATTTGTTTGATACCACAAATCCGCTTTCTGACAATACACATGGTTGGTTTGTACACCGTATTGATTTTGAAGACGGTATGTTTATTCCAAACGAAGTGGTGTTGGATTATGTACAATATGTTTGCAAAATAGAAAATATGGAATGTCCATATAAAAAAGCAAACAAACAAACGATAAAGAAATTTACCAAGCTTCTTCGCGATAAAGGCACATGGATTGGTAAATATTCCGCAAAGTACGTTGAGGAACTTTCACAAGACTCTGATCGAAAACAACTTTATTTCTCCCTTTTAAAAGCAAGAGAGATGTATGTTGAGTTGTACCGTCGTGCTGTGAAAGAACAAAGAGAGAAGTACGGTGTTGTTGGATGGTATGACTGGGGAATAAAATATAGAGGAACAAAATGGAATGCTTATCCAAAAGATTGGCGTGTTAAGGAGTTGGAGCATGACAAAATTGTGGTGTATGGCGATTGTGAAACGGCTTGGAATGTTCCAGATCAGTGGTTGAAAATACAGCAAGAGAAAAACGATAGTCTTGAATTTTTCTGTTATGGGCATGAGGAAGATGACGCATATAATGGTTACTTCCATGGACGAAATATTGAACACTGGCTCAAAGGACATGATAGAAGTTTATTTAATGAGTGTAAACGTCTTGCGGAAGAGAAAACTGGAGTGCTGTGGAAAAATTTCGATGATGAGCAATATGACGTTTATCAAGAGATTTATAATGCCGAAACAGAAAAAATAAAGCAAGAATTTTACGATTTTGTTGAAAATTATTTGGTTAATTGAAAAATTTGTATTACCTTTGCAGCAGATTTGAAAAACGAAACAAATATGCTTGTGGTAGATGACAAACTTGTCAGAGTTCCAAAGTCGCATTTTTTACTAAATGGACAGCCAAAGATAAAATACAACACTGAAGACGATGCAGTCCTACGATGTTACGAAATGAACATCCAAGACAAACAAGTTCACAAAATGGTATCTTATCAATGTCCAGTGTGTGGGAAATGGCACATAGGAAACTCAAAAAAAGAATTAACTTCTGACGAAAGAGAAAAGATCAGAAAGAAATACAAAACAATTCGTATCAAACTAAATAGGATATAAAAAAATGTCAGCAGAAATTAGCATACGTCCATTATATTGCAGTTTATGCCCTTTTAGTCAAGTAAACGGGCCGTATTGGAATCCAGACTTCGAGGAAGATGATTATGCGGTTTACTGCACTAAACTCAAAAAAATCGTTCACGAAGATTTACATTGGACTGAATGTGCACGGACAACTTCGAAACGTACTGGAATTGATATACCAGGTGATTTTTGCCCGCTGGGTAACACTACAACAGATAAACAATAAAATAAATAAGGAATAAAATGAAAAAACTTTTTTTACTTGCAGTATTATTCATCTGCTTCTGCGGATGTACTGAACAACAATTAACCCGCGAATATGGCGGTACAATGACTGTCAATCTTCCTGCTGGACAAGAGTTGATGGAAGCAACATGGAAACAGGACGATTTGTTTTATCTCACTCGTCCTATGACTGATGACTATGTTCCTGTAACGAAAACGTTTCAGGAAAGTTCGTCGTGGGGTATAATGGAAACCACAGTGTATTTTGTTGAATCGCGTTAAGTCTAACCAATTAAAAAGAAAAAGATATGATTAAAAGTATTCTCGACAACGACTTGTATAAATTCTCTATGGGTTACGGTTATATGAAACTGTTCCCAGATGCAGAGGGAGAATTCGAGTTCAACAACCGAAATCATTCTATGAAGTTTGACGACATCTTTGTAGAACAACTTAAAGAGGAATTCAATAAAATGTCGCAACTGGCACTCACAGACGAGGAACTTGCATGGGCTATCAAGGCTATGCCGTACATTCCTGCTTGTTACTGGGAGTGGCTTAAAGGCTTCCGCTACGAGCCTGAGAAAATCAAGGTATGGCTCGACGAGCAAGCACATCTTCACATCACCGTATGTGACAAACTCTACAAGGTTACCCTCTATGAGGTACCTATTCTCGCAACCGTTTCAGAACTTAACAACAGTAATCACACTATTACCGATGAGGACATCTTCGGTAGACTCGAACCGAAAGTAAAACTTTCCAACGATGAGCATCTGTTGTATTCAGAATTCGGAACTCGCCGTCGTTTCAGTTACGATGTTCAAGACAAAGTGGTTGGCTATCTCAAAGCGAACTCTAAGTATTGCGTAGGAACGTCCAACGTACACCTTGCAATGAAGTACGACATGAAGCCAATCGGCACTGTTGCTCACGAGTGGATTATGTTCCATGGTGCAAACTTCGGCTATCGTCATGCCAACTACGAGGCTTACGAGTCTTGGGTTAAGGTATTTGACGGTGCGCTCGGTACTGCCCTCACGGACACCTACACCAGCAACGCATTCTTCCGTAACTTCTCACTGAAACAGGCAAAACTGTTTGACGGAATCCGTCAAGACTCTGGGGACGAGATTGAGTTCCTGAACAAGGCGGTAGAACGCTATCGTGAACTGGGTGTAGACCCGATGCTGAAGACTATCATCTTCTCCAATGCGCTTGACTTCCCGAAATTCAAGGAAATCAATGACGCTTGCCGGGGGAAAATTGGCAAGTGCTGCGCAGGTATCGGTACAAACCTCACCAACGACGTAGGCGCTACTCCTATGAACATCGTTATGAAACTGATGAAGTGTCGTATGAACGCAAAGCAGGATTGGGTACACTGCATCAAGATTTCTGACGACGAGGGTAAGGTAATGGGGGACAGCAAGGAAATCCAGGCTGCTAGCATCGAACTTGGCTTGAAGCTCGATGTAAAGAGCACCACCGAGTCTGAACCAGTTGCTGAAACTGAACATGTTGGCTTCTTCGCAAGAGTGGCAAACATTTTCAAAAAACATTAACGACTAAACGGTAAGCCATTGGATATGAAATAATTGGCAAGGTTGGTATAAGTTTCTCCTTTATATGTAATAAACTTTTTCAGACGCATAATATGTAAGTAAAGGATGAGTTCCAATGGCTTGCTTCGTTTAGTTAAATTGAATAAAAATGGACGCACTTGAAATAATTAACGAATACAACAGAAATATTCGAACCAAAACATTCCAAGAGACTTGGGACATCTACAATCAACGCATCGCTGAATACATGGCAGAAAACAAATACGCAAGTGAAGCAATGTTCCTCTACCCTGATGTGTTAGGATGGGATGAGAACTGGTTAGATATGATGCGAAAAAACGTGTTCCAAAAATAACAAAGATAAAACAATATGGGTGAAAGAAAAATGTATAACTTCCCGTTCGTGGAAGATGGACAAACTTATTGGAGAAGTCGTTCCTGCACAACTGTAGGTTACGTATTCTGTGCAGACAAAGAGGGTTACCTTTGTGTACTCGCAAATCAACGCGGGCCTGGCGCTCCGACAAACGTTGGTAAGTGGAACGTACCGTGTGGTTACATCGACTTTGCTGACAAGAACGGTAACGAGGGTGTAGCGCGCGAAACCTACGAGGAAACTGGCGTAAAACTGAAACCTGAGCAGTTTACCTTTGACTCAGTAAGTTTCAGTGAGGATGGTGACAAGAATATCAACCTCCGTTTCTGGGTAAAACTCGCAGGTACAATAGACGAGTATCCGTTGTCTAACGCTGCGAACGAAGAGGGTGAAACTTCCGATATTCGCTGGATTCGCTTGTGCGATGTTAAAAATTACGATTGGGCATTCGGACATGAGCATACCATTCTCAAAATGGCATCACATGTTGAATACACCGTAGATAAAGATGGTGTACAGACGGTAACGCCGTACATCGTGCAGGTAATCAAGAGCGAAACTAAAATGAAGAAAAAAAACTTGCTTCAGAAGTTAGGTATCTGCACCCCGGACTACGATATTACCACAAACGGTATTTTCCCTGTCGTTGTTTGTGACAACGTAGAGAAGTGTCTTGAGTTCACAAAAGAACATATCCATCACTTAATCGAACGTGAAAAGATTAACGGCTTCGAGATTGAGAGTGATGAAGATTTGCAGAACTACCTTGAGAATTCCAGATATGAAATTCCTGTTCGTATGTGGAAGCGTGACGAGGATGGACGCGTTACCGAGCGTGTAGTGTATAACTTCTATTTCGCTCCAATTGATAAATATGAATAAGAAGCCGTTTGACTGGTTTGCTTTTCGCAACGAAACTGCTGCAAAAATATGTGCTAACCTGAGAGTGTCTGACTACTACAAATATGATAGCGGCGCTCAAATAGCCAGAACAGCAGTAGAACTTGCTGATGAGTTAACGTTTCAACTCATGGGTTCAAATCATATTCTTCAAGTAATAGAAGAATACGGACAAAAGAAAAAGAGTAGAGGTTAATCTTCTACTCTTTCTTTTTTTCTCATTTGAGTCGTTAGTTTTGTTTATTGTTATCGCTTGTGTCATAAAATTTTGGAAAACTTTTATTTTATTTCCTGGTGTTTCATAACAAATAATGTATTCACCATCTTTATGATATTCAGATGATGTTAATTTTACTTTTTCCCAATAATAATTTTCACCAAAACACATAATGCTAATGACGCATAGCATTATCATACTTAGAATTTTTTTCATATTTTTTAACCTATATTTTTTCACCAATAAATACTTTTTCTATTATCATTATAGACTAAATATACATCTTTTTAAATTTTTTAAATTTTTTGTATATTTATGTTATAAAACATATTTTTGATTATGAAACGAGCAATATATATCATATTATTACTATTATACACTACTTTAGTACATGCACATATGTATCAAAGTAATATGTCTACATACCAACCTCAAACAAAGATTGGTTATACTACTAATTATTCTAATGGGCAATTCACACCATCAGCATACCAGAATTTAAATACATCAACATATTCTGGTACATATAACCCATATTTTAATGGGAATGCGAACAATGGAGGAAGTGGAAGGCCAGGAGTAAGAAAAGTAAAAGGGTATGACGATAATGGAAATGAAACTGGTTCAAGCACTTCAGGCCCTGAACAAGGAACGTGGATAGGTAGGGGTGAATCATTCTGGGAAGATGGATATACATATTATTACAATGAAAGTAAAGACAGATGGTATCGGGAGGATGATGAAGGTAATGTGTCTGAATGGGATAACTTATTAGGGTGGCATTGGACTTTACTTTATGGACATACAATACCATCAGGTTCAATTCAAGGTTATCAATATCCACCAACTCAAATAGGTGACGCAATAGTACCACTTTTATTACTAATGTTTGCATATCTAAGTTACCACGAAATTAAGAAACGAAGACATTGCAAACATTTTTTTTTGTGCTTTTTTCTATAATATATTTGGTTAATTGAAATTTTTGTTGTATCTTTGCACCAGATTTTGAAACAAATAACATTATTAACAATTAAAAAGATCAGAAAAATGGATGCACAATTAAAAGAAGATTTGAGAAAATTCATGTGGCCGATGATTGAAGTTGTTATCATTCTCATGATAATCCTTTTACTTGTATTCACACGCGCCCTCAATACTACTGCACTTGACAAGGTGGAGGAATTGGAAAAACGTGTTGAAACCCAGGAAAAAATGATTAACTTCCTGGTTAGTGTTGATAAAACACAGCCCACTAAAAACGACACCATTGTCGTAAATGTTAACGAGAAATTTAATGTACGAGTAAAACTTGAACAATAATGAGTTTCATATTAATGATGTTGGCATCATTCGTATTTGTTGGTCGCGAAGATGATGACATACCATCGTATGACGATATAATTCGGTCAGAGAAAAAGGAAGTAAAAAAAGAAACAAAACAAACTAACTTAGAAAAATACACATGATATGGAGAAATTTAGACTCGTAATGAAAATGTTTTTGGTTGCAATGATTTTCTTTTGTGTTAGTACGTGTCTCACTAGTTGCAGCTGTGAAACAACGGAATCACGATTTGAAGATAACAACACCGAAAACGTTATTGGTACATATGAAGGTGACTTTCAATATCAATACCATAAAAGTAAAATACGTGGTGTTATTAACAAAATTGAATATGATGGGCATGAATATATCATATTCACAGATAGAACCGGAATTGCCGTAACGCACAATCCGGATTGCCCATGTAACAACCGATACGAATAATTAACAAAAACAAAACAATATTAACAATTTAAAACAAACAAAACAATGGAAAATTGGCAAAAATTTTTAGTGAAACTCGGCGTTTTAGCCGTAATTTTGATTTTCGTTTCGTGTACGATGGTTCGTTGCACGCGAGTTGATTCCTCAGAGGTAGGTATCAAGTTCAACAAGTTGTCGCTCACCGAGCAGGGTACGCTTGATGCAACCACAGTAACTGGTTACGTCTTCTACTGCCCGATTACAACTGACGTATTTACCTACGAGACACGTGTACGCTCCGCTAACTACAAGCCGTTTATCGTACAAACCAAAGACGGTTCTAAGTTCGAAATGGACCCGAACCTTAACTACCGATTGATACGTGAACGCGCAGTAGATGTATTCGCGAAGTACCGTAAACCGTTGGAGTACATTGAAGAGAATTACATGCGTGTAGCAATCTATGACGCGTATCGTATCAATGCTAACCGATACACCGCAGATGAACTTATCGCACACAGAGCAGATTTCGAGGACGCTGTAAAGGACATGCTTGATTCTACACTTATCGCAGAAGGTTTCTACGTAGAGCAGTTTACCTCTCAGATTGAGCCGCCTAAGAGTCTTGTCGAGACTATTAACGCAAAGAACGCCGCAGTTCAAAGCGCACTCAAAGCTAAGAACGAGGTTGAGAAAGCAAAGGCTGAGGCTGAGATTGCTGTAGCAAAGGCTGAGGGTGATGCAAAGGCCATGCGCGTAAAGGCAGATGCAGAGGCATACTACAACCGTACGATTTCCGCTTCTTTGAGTCGCATGATTGTCATGGAAGACTGGATTGAGAAGTGGGATGGACATCTTCCCAAGGTACAAAGTGGCAAGGATATGATGCCTATCGTCAATATTGACGGAAATAACTAACAAAAACTAGCACAACATGGACAAAACATTTAAAGATTATTATCCGTTCCCATTACGCATCAACGACGATATTCTCCCGTTTAAGGCATGGTGTGCAGGTGAAGGAATGTCTATGGCTTACGATGTGTTAATTCCGAACCTCGTGCCGACATTGTATCAAGAACTCCTTGAGATTATCAATGGTACACGTCCGTACAATGACTCGGAACAATGGGGTAAGCCTGACAAATTTGTTAGCAAAGGTTGTCATATCTTCGCTGAAGGTTCTGACAAACCAGTCATTCGTGTTCGTGGTTGGGGTAAACTCACCGGAGTAGGTGGGTTTAAACTAACCGAGGACGAAGCGGTGAAAATCCAAGACGAGTTTGTTGCATACATTCTCGAAAAACTGAATAATAAAAAACCAAAAGAAGAAGAAAAATAATGGCAATCGCTTTAAGAGTCATAGCCATATTGATTGGCTTGTACATGATATACATCCTTGCACACGCAATTAACAAGATGCATCTGAACAAGGAAAAACTGAGAACATTCACCTTGTTATTACCAAAGAAATGTATTCTACTTATTCGTGAAAAAAAGGATAGTTCATCATACATTCGCGGTTATTATGTCAACGACACTAATCCTCTCGTTGGTGATACAGATATATTGGTGTATGGTAGTGACATTAACCCAAATTATCCTGTGATAAACGAAAATGCCCCAACAATAAAAACCATCAAAATACCACACGAACTCGTATTAAACGATTTAGTGGACGTTAGATACGTTGAAGACGCTGAACGCGTTGTTAGGGAAATGGGTGAAACAAGTATAACAAACGAACGTAAAAAAAAGAAAGGTAGTAGATAATGATAGTACTCTGGATATTTTTAGGTGGTGTGCTTATTGTTGCGGGTGTAGCACTAACATTCGCATATATGGCAGACTTAGTGAGACGCTTCGCGTGGACACTTCCATACGATACTTTCTTGGTAGTGACTAATACTCGCGAGTATCAAGATACCACACTTTGCTACTACGTGAAAGGTGGCGTAAAAGCATACGATGATGGTGTTCAATTCGAGGGTTGTTTGGTTGACATGAATAACCCAAACATTGATGGAAAAGCACGCGTATTTACACAATTACGTATTCCTCGCGCGTGGATTTTGAGTAAAAAGACAAAGATTAGGTGCTTCGATACCGAAACACTTAAAAATTACATAGAAATGTTAAAAAACAACACAAACACAAATGAACAATTTAGTTAACGACAAAATTGACATGTTCATCATGTCAGCGATGAAAGCACACGATACAGTGCGCACAGAGACACTTCGAAGCATGAAAACCGCTTTCATGGAGTGGAGAACTTCTAAGGCTAACGTTGGTAAGACGCTTGATGAGGCTGCGGAAATCCAAATCCTTAACAAGATGGTAAAACAGCGTCAAGAATCAATCGCTGAGTTCGAGAAAGCAGGACGTACCGAGTTGGCTGAGCACGAGAAAGCACAGTTGAACGTTATTCAGGAGTTCTTGCCACAGGCAGCAACTGAGGAAGACATTTTGAAATGTTTTAATGACGTTATTGGACAAGATGGCTTTGAGCCAACTAAAAATAACATGGGTGTCATCATTAAAACAATCAAAGCAGCATTACCGACTGCCGATGGTGGCCTTGTTGCGCAGATTGTAAAAAGTAGACTGCAATAATATGAAACGCATCGCTTTTATATTCTTGAGGCTGTTAGTTATACTTTACGCTATCATAGCATTTCCAATTTGGATATTTAGTATCATATTTTGGGTGCTATGGAACATATTCCTGTTGTTTGTAGCATTACCAATGGCGTGGGTATTTCTAGGTGGCTGGTATGATACTAGCAGTTCATCTAATGATAAAAAGTGTGACTGGCTATTTAGTCTCAAGTGGTGGAGAGAAAAATTGAAATGGGAATCATGGGCGTATGATTACGAGTTAACTGAAATCCCACAGTGGTACTTGTACTACTTACGTAAAATGAGTGAATATTGTGATTGATTATGCTTTCAACAGACAACATAATACCTTTTTGGCTGTCACGCAAACTAAAAAAGCATGGCAAGGATGCTATATATTTTTACAGACTTTTCCCAGGATACAAAACCTTCTACAACGAAGATGGTGTTGCCATGTGGATTGGTGGATTTCAACCATTCCCAAATTATTACCCGGCGATAACCTGGAGAATATTCTTCTTCTGGCTATTTAGAAAAAACAAAAAATAATGGATTTAGTCGTACTGTTTAAAATAGGATTATCAATTCTTTTCGGATACATGATTGGTATCGAAAGGGAAAATAGCGGTAAAGCCGTTGGTTCCAGGACAATCTCACTGATTTGTCTTGGTTCCACTCTCTTTTGCCTCATGTCGCCCGAAATATTTGGAGGTGATAATTCCCGCGTCATAGCACAGATAGTGTCTGGAATCGGCTTTATTGGTGCTGGAATCATATTTAAACACGAAGATAAGGTTCATGGATTAACGACAGCAGCGACAATATGGGCTTCCGCAGCAATTGGATGTCTTGTTGGTACGGGTTTATATATGTCCGCGTTTATTGGTACGCTTGCAATATTGTTTATTAACGTAACATTTAAATACTTCAAGAAAAATGACAAGTGATTGTTTTTTATACTTTGAAAATTCATTCTATCGCTATGACAATGGTGAAAAGAACCAGGTACGTGATAGGTTAATTCCTATGAGTAAAATTAAACGTATTTGGAATTGGGATAGATATTTCTGTATTGCAACTGATGGTTATTCAGATTTGTATATGGAGAAAGCATCCCCGGATGAAACCATGCTCGATTTCTATAAACGTATCTATGTACCTATCCCATCACAAGTTGTGATAGATTCAAACACATAAAAAAAAAGAGAACATCCAAGTTCTCTTTTTTATTTTCCACTGCCTAACATCAATGTAGTCTGCTATCTATATTCTCGTATAAATCATCCGTCTGAAAAACAGGATACCTTTTGTATGGGTGATAATGCCAACCACGATTCGTGTGCTCTTGTTTTACTAGCCATTTAAATTCATCTGTTCCATTCTCATATACATATGATAATTGTTCTGCTGTCATATTCTTTACTAAAACACCTTTTATTTGTGCATAATTAGGTGTTGTTCTAGATTTAATTGGGAATATTTTATATTTTCTATAATATGATACATCCAGTAATCCAAGCTGTTTATCAGTAAATGGTGAATATTTCATTTTTTTATATAACCACACACAATATTCAGGGTCTTCTCGTATAACTTTAGTCTTTTCTTGTCCATTGTATTTTCCAAATGTAAATATTTTATGGAATTCATCAACTTTTGATTTGTCAACTTTTTCATTAACGTGGGTTTTCCTCAATATCTTAATATCATTTTGGTTGAATATAACATATGTAATTGGCGTCTTTTTTCCGGCGTTATATCTGTCCCTTATCTTTAATCCAACATAGCCACATTTGTCATGTAAAAATTCTGAAGTATCTTTGTCGCTGCCCATTAGTGAAGCAATTGTACCATATACATAGGTGCCAGTGCTACAACGGCGTACATAATCCACTTCGTAATCCCAAAAACAACGTTTCTCTTCTTCAGTAGAATAACTATCACGAGTATCTTCATTCTCTTCAGTCATGTATTTAAAGAAAATACGCGCTATGCGGTTTGCTTCAGCCTTGCTTATACTAACATCAGTTAGATATTTCCCATCAGGCACTTCTACTTCCATCACTTGTCCATGATTAGCATCATATGCATAATCCTTTGCAGCATCATAACTGGTTGTTAAATAAAAGCCATAACCATATGCTTGTTGGCCCCAGCCAGAAGATAGGTAAGCAAAATCGAACTTATCAAAATCAGCATTTGTGCCGTGATATAAGTTCAACTCATCAACTGCTTCATTCAACGCATTACGAATGATACTTCTTAATATATTTTCGTTAATTACTTTAGACATTTACTCAGTTACTTTATAGATAAATACATTTTTCCTATACAAATATTTGGTTATTTGAAAAATTATTACTACTTTTGCAGCAGAAATACATATTCTGATCCAAAATAAATAAAATAGCATATGAGTAAAATTGAAAAACCACGTTACATCTACAGAGAAGGGTTCCGCAATGATTGTGCGGATGATATAGGTGTATATGAAGTCGAACTCAACAAAGACATCACTTGTGAACACCCATCAAGTACGCCGTGTAGAGTCATCTACAAAAGTGAAAACTATCAAGAATTACCAGGTGACATCAACGAAATCAACAAGGATAAAACCCTGTTGACTAAGTTGCACAAGAAACTAAAAAGCAACGTATGGTGTCTTGCACCAGAGACTCGCACATATACTTGCCGTCACATCAAATTGCCTGACGGTAAACAAATTGACAGAATATTGTACTTGTCGAAAGGCCAATATTACAGATGTATTTACGATACGTCGTGTGGCAGAATTCTCTGCATTATTGAGTATGCGCCTGAGACAGAAGAGGAATACCACAATCGAATATGCAAAAAACTGGAGGAACGTTGTGCTATGTATGAGGCTACGTTGGATGTTTTATCCGATAAAGCAACTCTCTATACGAACGCCATTGAAAAAACCCTTGAGGATTTGTTTGTGTTCAGAATGGACGGTAGACTTCGCGACGGTATTAACGACGAATTAGCCGATTTACGCGGTACTCTATAAAAAAATAATTGTATATTTATATTGTTCTATGAAAGAAGTGAAAATCACAAAAGAAATGTTCGACAGTTACCGTGCTTTACAAAAGAGCGGTATCGTCAACATGATTGACGTCAAGAACGCATTGTTTTGGCTGAAAAACGCTAATCGCATTCAGAACATGACGGATGAGTGGGAAAATATTATCCCGCTCACCGAAGACGAGTATAAAGAAATTTTATTTAACTACGGTGAATACCGCGAGAAATATGATAAGGCTAATTGATACATCTTACGTTATCGTTTTTGACAAAGAGGAAAACCGTTTAACTGCATACTACGATTTGCGTGGCAAGTTAGACAATCACTCCAGTCTAATGTCAAACTTAGCAACTGTAGGAAACTACGGATGTATTGCTAATTTGTTTGATATGTCAAAAGAAGAAATGAATGATGAACTCGTCAAAATCTTCAAAGAGAACTGGAGTAGATTTTTACTGATCAGAAGTCTTCCGTTGAATGACTCTGGACTTACATTAGAACAAACAAAAGACATACTTAAAAAAGAGGTAGAGGGTTATCTAATAAATAACCACCTATCCGATTTATGGAGATAACAACATGAATAAACAATTAACAACACAACTGTTAGAGAAAAAAGGTTTCATGGTATATCCAATGGGTGAGTTAATCTGTTGCCTTTACGTATTTGAAAATGAAGACAAAACCATTGAGACGGATTTGCAATTTTGGATTCGTAAGGAAGACACAAACGACATTCAATTCAGAATCTACAAGATTGATAAAAGAAATAAAAATGAACATGTGTCTAAATTGATGCTAGATGTTCCAATCAATGACGTTGAACACGCTAACAAATTTTTAGATGCGTTCGATATTAACAATTTAAAACTGTAAACAATATGGAGAAGAAAAATCAAGTAAAAGTGTATGGTAAGACTACGGTGTTTTACCTGTGGGACAAGGACGTAGAACTGTTCTTCAAAGGCGTCGCAGTATGTAACGAGAAGGATACATTTGATGCTGAAATCGGTGAGAAAATCGCACGTGCAAAGGCAGTGTACAAAATGCGCTTGTTCAAGGCGAATGCATTGTCTGATTTGCTTGCTGACATCGAAGAGGCTAAGGCTCTTGAGGCAGAGGCAAAGACTGAGTACGAATACTGGCGTGACAAAGCACAAGAGTCTGCTGAACTTGTAAATGAGTTACAAAAGAAATTCTAATCAGTAACATGAAACACACAATTGCTGAAATAAAGGAAGGCGCGCAGGTTTGGATGTATTTACCAGACTTGCACGCTTCACGTCCTTTACTTGTCACTGTCGGAAGCATAGTTTCTGATTTGATGTACATGATGCCATTTAGATACATCACAGTACAAGAACGTGCTGGTATGTGTGGAAACCCTAACTTTTTAACTGATCGTACATGTTCCGCTTGTTCTGAATGTTACGATACAGAGGAAGAGGCTCAGGAAGTAATTGATTGCAGCATTAAGCGCGCAGAAGAAAAGAAAGCAAAACTCAAAGATTTCTACTGGAAAGTGGCTGAAGAGTATTTCAATGGAAACGTACATTGCGATACAGAAGAACAGGCTGCATATTTCAAGGCTGGCTTCGTGGAAGCATGTATGGAACTACGCAATAGGGATTACCTGTTAAAAGTTAATCCACCCGTACAAGGTATAACGGAAATAAGTAGCAACAAAGATTTGTGGAACAGATATATGAAAGAAAAATAACTAATTTTTTGGCTATTTGAAATAATTGTATTATCTTTGCAGCATAAAATAAAACACAGTAACAAATGAATAAAACTGAGAAAGAAGAAATCAAAGAAATGCTCGATGAGTATTGGAACGATGAATATCCAAATATTGACACCGTTGCTATTGCAGGACGTATAATGTGCCAACTTGGAAGAATGATAGGTTATAAACACAAAAATCGAAGATAATGGAACGAATTAAATACCCAAGAACATATCATTTGCCTTATTCTCAATCTAAAACAGATGATGATAAGACACTACCAAATGACGACCAATTCAAAGGAATGGAAGTTGTGGTAACAATCAAGATGGATGGTGAAAACACGACTGTCTATCCTGACGGTTATATTCATGCACGTTCTCTTGATGGAACTGGTTATGAGTGGCAGAATTGGTTGAAAGCAAAAGTGTGGGATTTTTGCTATAAACTCGAAGAAGATGAACGTGTTATTGGAGAGAATTTATATGCAAAACATTCTATTGGGTATAAGTTTGATAATATCGAAGATTCGTTTCAAGTATTTTGTATCGCAGCAAAAAATGATAAAGACAATTGGATATATTCATGGGATTCTATAAAAACAAGATGCAGTCTTTATCATTTGAAAACTGTTAGAGAAATATATAGAGGCGTTTATGATAGAGATAAAATTATGAAAGCCTTTGAAGAAATCAAAAAAGAATTGGCTGAACAGGGGCAGGACATTGAAGGATTTGTCGTTAGAGACGTTGATTCATTCCCTATCGAGGAATTTTCGAAACACGTTGCAAAGTACGTACGCGCTAATCACGTACAAACAGACAAACATTGGAGAGAAACATGGGTTAAAAACGAATTCTAATATGGGAACAAAACTAAATCACTCGGCTTTCAAAAAACTGATTGACGAAGATATAAATTGGTTATTAACACATACAGAGGATTGTTTAGAACGCAACCACATTATAAGCGTACTGACATACTCTAAATTTCTTTCGAAAAATGGATAAATTTGATTTTTGGGTAATGTTTGCATTCGTCTTAGCATTCGTCATTGGTGTTAAAATTGACAGTAGAGAACGTCCAAACGAAATATATTTAACAAGACACAATGTAGACGGTATCACTGTAGAAGGTTCAATACGCTTCGGCAAACATTCTATACGTTCAATCGACGCTGTTGAAAATCGCTGGTTTTTAATTCCAGATGGTGTATACGAACTACAGAACACGATGTCGCCTAAGTTTAGGGAGAAACTGCCGCTTGTGTGCAACGTACCAGGAAGAGCAGGTATCAGAATACACGCAGGACGCTACGCAGAAGCATCAAGAGGATGTATTTTGGTTCTACCAGATGACTTGGAAAACATTATCAACCTAATTGAGCATAACAAAGCACAAGGTAGAAAAACATACCTATTCATAAACAATAAGATATGAACATCAACGATTTAAATGAACATACAATTTGTAGTTTTCCCCATGGCTCACGAGTCTATGGGGTTAAACCTACTGTATATTCTGACATAGATATTGTCACAATCGTAGATGATACCTTTGATTTCTCAGAGTACACTAACCACATATATGAGTCTAAAACACTTGTAGATGGCGTAGAAAAAGATACACAGTACATCAGAGAAAGTGATTTTATTGAAATGGTTAAGAACCACCACATCATCGCCTTAGAAAGCCTTTGGTTACCAAGTGATAAGTACGAAGGTAAATACGACTACCTTAAATACTTCGAACTTGATAAGTGGAAACTCAGACAAACCATTTCAAGTATCGTAAACAATGCTTGGGCTAAATGCCACAAGAAACTAACGGTAGAGGCTGACTACGATTACTACCGCGCAATTAAATCACTGTTCCACTGCTTGCGCCTGCTTAAGTTTGGTATCCAGATAGCAACCTACGGCAAAATAGTAGATTACACAGAGGCTAATAACTATTGGGAAGATTTGTGGGAGAAAGACATTGTGCCATCACACAAATGGAAAGATTACAAAGCAATGTATCAACCACAACTCAACGCATTACGCAGTGAATTTGTTAAACTTTGTCCAAAACCTGAAGACTACAAAAAGTAAAATATATGGAAGCAAGATTATATAGGAGAGATTATTGTTCAAATACTAAAACAAAGATTAACTATTGGGTATATCCTGACTGGAGTTATTATATGACATTCGAAAAATATGATGAAAGCGAAGAAGAGTCTTTGAAAATGAACAACGGTATTATTATTTGAAATACGTAATAAAAAAACACATAATATGAAATTATATCCAGAATCCGAAAAAAGCACATTTCCCTACTGGTTAGCACACTGGTGGATGTTTAACGTAACAGCAATTAAATTAGGTGTATGGAAACCATACTACATTTTCCATGACATAGAAAAACCATTCCTAATGTGGTTATGGAAAGATTATCCACGCGTACGTGCTTGGCATAGAAAACATTCAAGACACCACTACCATTATGATAACGGACAAATTGCACCTTGGCTGTCATGTGACTACACGGCAATGGTAGTAGATTGGGAATGCTCACGATTCACCAAAATTGCAGCACCGCTAACGGCTTATGAGACTTTCTGCTACGAGATTAACGAAGCATACAATGACAAGAATCCTGTGATTATTCACATCCTTGTAAACTATATGCTACCAGTACTCGAAAAATTAGGTTTATGCACCAACGAGGAATTTGCACAGAGCGAACTAGGAAAGAAAATCATAGACGTAGAATGGACAAAATGGGATGGATCAGAGTTCTACAAAAAACTCTACGGACGTGAAGCACCAAAACAGATTGTCTATGAAAACTGTACCGTATTCGATGAAGACGGTAAAATAGAAAAAACTACTTAAACATTACAAAAAATGATTACAGTATTAAAAGACAAATATCCAGTTGCCCGCAAACCACACGAATGTACCTGTTGTGGACATATCATACGGCCTGGAGAGAAATATCATCGACAAACTCTAGTTTACGACGATACCCCGTACGACTGGGTTATGGATATGGATTGTGATGCAGTATTCGACTACATTGTGGATAGACTACGCTTCAATGGTTTTGATGGCGAAGACGGTTTAGGTGAAGATGAGTTCAACGAAGAAATCTGGGAAATCCTTATCGAAGATTTAAATATGGAGTATAACTACGCGCTTAGTCTCAGTCACCACGAACGCGTGGTAATCGTTAGGGAACACCTGGAAGAACTCAAAGGACAACTGAAACAAGACGAACACAATAGATATGAATATCAGAAAAAGATTCGCTACTTCAACGAAATGCGTTATCGTGAACAACATGGCGAATTAAGCACTAATGAAATAACACAATACAAAAAAGAATACGCAGAATGGATACTAGCACACTCAAGTTCTATCAAGGCGAAATAACACCAGGAGAAAACATAGTTTTTGTCTTCGGGAGCAATCCCGAAGGTAGGCATGGCGCTGGTGCTGCAAAAGTAGCCAGGGAACAATTCGGTGCTATCTACGGACAAGGTGAAGGACTTCAAGGTAATGCCTACGCACTACCAACAAAAGACTTACGCGTTCAAGGAACTGCCTATTGCTCCATATCTCAAAAAGATATAACAAGAAACATCCAAAAGATGTATGCTTGTGCTGTACTACATCCTGATTTAAAATTCATGGTGGCATACAGAAACACATACAAAAAATCCTTAAACGGATACACAGGCATACAGATGATGCGCATGTTTGTTAACGCTGCTGGAACTACCAAAGAAATACCAAGCAACGTATATTTTTCAGAAGAATGGTTTAACTTTTTAACAAAAGCAGAAAATCTATGACTACTGACATTGAAATTTATTTGAATGACGAACTTATAAAAACATATTACAGAGGACACGATGATGAAGTTGTGTGCCCACGTGTAGGCGAGTACATACTAATAGGCTCGGAAGATATGGATTTTGAGAATGCCGATCAATTCGAGGACGAATTCGATGAGGCTGGTTACATGGAAGTACAAGTAACCAAAATTGTACATGATTTAGAGTATGGATATGTACGTATATACACAAAAACCAAACGCAGAAAAATATGAAAATAACGTTTTTATATACATGATTTTTACCAGATTAACATCTTAATCACTTATAATTCAGGTATTTAAGAATTTTAGATAAACAAGAGTATTTACCCAATAATCAGGTAAAATTATGTCACTTTTTACAGCACTAATAATAATAACAGCATTCTTGCTGGTTAACGAAAAATTATAATATAAACATGTCAAAAGATACAACAGGCGAATTCGCCAGAGGATATGTATTAGGTTTTAAACACGGAAAAGAATATAAGACAGAAAGTAACCACCACGAAACCACACCTAACAACGACAACACCCTTTACAATTGCTACGGTGATTTTCCACCTTCAATGAAAAAAGATGAGGTGCTAAAAAGGGAAGCCAGAAAAGACTTATTTAACGATTTACTCTGGGATGGTACAAAAATGAGACTGCTATCTCGTTTAACTTGCCACATATCTGACGTAGAATTAACACCACTTCAGAAACGATTTGTTAAATACTACTTCAACAGAACAACAGCAGGTGATTTATTCATACCAGTCGTTAAAATGAGACAAGCAGGTATGACAGACATCATCAGCGAAATACTGTTCCGCGAATACATGGCTGGTAAAAAAGTTGTTTACTGTACCTACAATGCTAATTTCGCCAAAGAAGTAAAAAATGCATTCGAAAGAAAAATAACCTGTACAAACTTCGCACCAGTAGACGGAGGCTCATTTAACGCCTACGGTATAGATGAATACGAGTTCAGTACAAAAATAGGACGCAACAAATATGACGTTGTTGCTATTGACGAAATCCCATTGGATGCTGAGTTCAATCGCTACGTAGATAAACTACAAAACTACGCAAAAGATAATAACGCAACCGTTATATTCGCATTCACACCATCCAGGAAAATGAAACACTACAAGGATGCACAAAAATTCGTGGATAACATGGAATGCCTCGGTAAAGTCGTATACAGATACAGCACAGTTGCACCACACGTGTTAGAACCACTAAAATACACAGCCAAACTCGAAGATAGTGACGAACAACTTATTTCAACACTGATCGAAATGCTTGGCATCATATAACAATAAAAATAAAATAGTAAAAAATATGAAGAGATTTTTAACTGCGTTTATGCTGTGCATTGTTAGCATTATGTCTTTTGGACAAATTACAATTTCAAGTGGAGGAAGTAGCAGGGTAGAAGACTACGTTATCAAAGGAATGTACTACAATATCAAATGTTATGATAGTGTGTATGTTTTAAATGTAAAAGATATAGAAAGCACTGAGTACATAAGAATTAAACTAGGTAATAATCCTGAAGAAGCGTATAACAGTTTGAATTCATTGTATGAATGGTTTAAATCAGCAAAAACTAAAGATTATATTGAGTTTACTGCTGGTGAAACTACAATCACAATGTATAAGTATACATCAACTGTTCCGTATTTTTCTGAAGGTGATATTGAATACATCAAAAGTTACATCAAGAGTACTGCAATGCAAGGAATGTTTGGCACACCATACCGTAGACGAAACAATGATAAAATGGTTGGATGCATTGATGATATTGGACAACTTAAAAAAGCATTAAAACGATTACAGGATAACCAGTAAAAATAAAAGCCACCTACAATCAGGTGACTTTTTTATTTGTATACCCTGTGCCCAATATTTATCTCTTTACCATCTATCTTTAAACCAATTAACATTATTTTCGTGTCATCATGTAAACATACTTCGTGTTCACCAACACCACACAATGCACAGGTTTCAGACATATCAACATTCTCAATCGGAGTCATGGCAATTAAACTAATTGTTGACGTACCGCCTTTAAAACGCTCTGCACAATAAGCACACCCAGTATCTATTCCATAAGCCCAATAGTAACCTAAATTACTGTACATATGCTGCAATAATTCATATAAACTATTATAATTGTCACTTTCCCATCTATTTAATGCCGCAGGTATTACTAATTCCCTATTCATGTAAAGCATACCGTCAACACAATATTTAAATAATTCACCTAACATCCAACTAAGTTCATATTTAGCACTTTCTATTAATTTATCTGCAAAATATTTAAATCCTTCACTTGATAACTCTTCACCAATACTATAACGAACGCTCAAAGGATTGCTATTCTCTCCGTATATCATATCGCCATATTTATCCTCTAACTCACCAATAAAAACTTCATATTCATCATCATTGAATTCTTCACGCGCATATCCGTCATAAAATTTTGTGTTTACTCCTATATCAAACAGCGTTTCACTATCAATATTAACTTTCTTGTAATATTCATCTATACTATGCACATTAGACGTAATCTCACCTGGCTTTGTTAGACTTTTAATGAAATCTATATACTGCATATAATTATACGCACGCGTATTACCGTCAAACGGCAATACTAACTGCTCCCCACCGTATTCTTTCAATAATACCCTGGAGATGCTTTCTCTAATCATATATACTAACTTATCTCTATTTATTTTCATGTGTCACACAAAAACATTTGTTATCTATTTCGCCAATCTCCGTTTGGAGTAGGTTCTTTCGATATTATTTTTATATCATTCGGATTAAATATTACATAATTGTATTCACCATAATATGAACTGTGTCCGTAATAACCAGTCGGTATCTTTATACCAATAAACCCGGCTTTGTATAATGCCTCACTAGCTAATTTATTAGCCATCTGTGTATTACCATTAGTGTTATTCCCTTGTCTTCTTAATAATGTTGCCCCTAACAAATTATAAAATTGTTCAATATCTTTAATATTTCCCTGATATGCATCTGAACTACCTTTTTTAGTGTTCCAATAATTTTTAATACCATTTACAAAGCCACTGTTTTTTATATTACCACTCAATGACAAATTATTGTTAAACCCTTTTAAAGCATTATCATTTTGGGGGATTTTATATGGCGCAACACATTTGTATAAATAACCAAAGGTAGTTCTATCTATTACACCACGAGTTACTAATTGGTTAAGTATATACAGTATTTGCCTCTCCTGTCCAAAACTAGTACCATCATCACCAAATCTAGAACCAAATGATAAATAATTGTAATTTCTTTCATCTGGTATTTCTATCGTATACACCCAGCCCTTATCTTTTACAACACCTAATTTTTTATCATAGTTATTCTTCCTAGATACAGCACTAGCATAATAATTCGCTACCTCCTTTTTCGAAGTTACATACACACCCCAAGGCGAAGCAGTACTACCCTCACCACTAGAACGTATATTATTATCTAATTTAAATCTATCAAAATTAGCATAACTACCATGATACGCATTTAATTCATCTATACCTTCAGACATGACTATGTGACGATATATACTCTCGTATATCATGTTCTGTAACTTATCTCTACTTATTTTCATCGTGCATTTATTTAACAATAAATATCTTTATACACATAAAAAGGCATAAAAAAACCGAAGGCTTTTATTACCTTCGGTATTAATTAATTAAATCTCATGTAATTGTTTAAATCTTCAGTTCCCCACGGTGTGTTTACTATTGGATTACCTTCTTCGTCGAGGCGCAAAATCACTTTCATTCAATACTTTCTGTATGCCTTCTTTAATGATAGCACGAAGTTGAATTTGTGATTCATTCATCGGATTGTAATAGAAGTATGTTTGTGCAGCATATTTCGCCGCCTCAAATACTTCATCAACATTATCACCGCTTATTTCTGAGAATGCTTCTGCTGCTCTATATAACTGTTCATCATCATCGTTATAATAGTAATCATGCATCGCCTCAACAGCATTAACAGGGCCGCCAACTCTTCTTTGTCTATCAGCATCACCATTTAACGCCCATTCAGTAAACTTCTTTGCTAAATCGAAATTAGAAAATTTTCCAGTTCCAAAACTTGTAACTTCAGAATGTGGATTTCTAGTTAGTACCTCTTTGATACCTTCTTTAATGATAGCACGAAGTTTAGATTCCTGCAATTGTTCTTGTGCACCTTCTTCATCATCGTACTGCAATGGAAGAATATCATTAGCATACACCATGTATTCACCTTCTCTTAAATGACTCACTAACTCAGCGAAACTCTTTGAAGCACTAACGGCATTATCTAACATTCCAATAATATCAGCGTCACCCATCAATAATTTTATTGTTTCGTCATTCCACTTGCATCCATGCTCAGACCAGTATCCGTGATTCCATTCAACATTACCACCTGTCAACCAGTATAACGCTTCAATTTTATCGTTATCACTTGGCGTAACAACTGGCAATTGGTTTAATTCTGGTGAATTGAGTAATTCACTTAAAAAACTTTTATTAGAATGACAGCATATAGCAGCAGCCTCAAGTTGTGACTGTGTGTCAAAATCCCATCCAGGAGGACTAAATAAATAATCTGTTCCATTACCATTGTCCACACATACCCTAAAAATCGGTGAACCACCATAATAGCCACCACCTTTACCAATACATATATCTTCTGTTAAATATAGTTTTTCATTTAACGCCTTCATAATCATACGACGTAATTGAGACTCTTTTAACTTTATTGTTTGCTTACTTGGTTCCATAAAACTTTTGTTTATTTCTTTTGCCGCTATTAACGCTTGATTTTTGTCATTATATTTGCCTTTTAATTCATGTTTTTTATTAACAAAATCATATTCAGTGACAACATATGTACCATTTTCCATAGCAATAACACAAACACTAAAATCTGTACCATTTTCGAATTGTTTGATTAATTTCTGTTTCATATTCTTACATCATTTTTACTAATAAATACTATATACATCCTTAAAAAGCACTAAGTTCATTTTTGAAATTTTCAAAATTTTCCGGAAAAAAATTTTTCGCGATTTCGATTTTCAAAAAAAAGGGGTACCCCCTATGGAAAAATCCATTTTTTCTGATAAAAATTTCGCGTCCAGTAGCCCCCCCATATATGAAAGGGGTATTTCGAGGGAAAAAATTTCGTGTTCCAATAAATGGGTATACCATTATATTTTATATATCCCACCCCCTATAAATTTTTATTGTAAAATGTTTCCCTTTTTAAAAAATATATGTATATTTATAGTAAATAAAAAAATATTATTATGGAACAAAGTAAAAAACAAGAAAGATTCATAGAAAAAGCGCGTAAGATACACGGTGATAAATATGATTATTCAAAGGTTGAATATGTAGATTGTAATACGCCAGTGTGTATAATTTGCCAAGAACATGGTGAATTCTGGCAGGTGCCATCAAACCATTTACAGGGACAAGGTTGTCCAACATGTGGTAGACGTCGTAAAACAACAGAATGGTTTATAGAATGTGCTAGAAAAATTCACGGTGATAAATACGATTACTCTAAAGTTGAATATATAAATCACTCCACACCAGTATGTATTGTTTATCCTGGTTATGGTGAATTCTGGCAAACACCAGAATGTCACTTGCATGGTGCAAAACATGGTTGCACAAGAGAACTATTAAAAAAAACAACTTTCATAAAAAATTCGAACTTGAAATATAATAACAAGTTTAATTACTCGAAGGTTAAATATGTAAATCAAGATACCAAAGTATGTATTATTTGTCCAGAACATGGTGAGTTCTGGCAAACTCCACACGAACATCTTTATTGTTCTAAATATGGATGTGCAGAATGCGGTAAAGAATTTTCTATTCAGACAATGAAAGAATATCGTAAATACACAACTGAAACATTTATCGCTGCTTGCAAAGAAAAATTTCCAAATATGTTTACTTATGAAAAAACAGAATATGTAACCATGTTAACCCCTGTTATTATAACTAAAAATAATGAAGACATTTCAATAACACCATATCGTCTATTTCATTCAGAACAAATATATACTGTCGCTGAACAAAAAGAAAAACAAAGACAAGAAAAACAAAATAAACTAATCCAAATGGCTATTGATAAATTTGGTGATGAATATGACTACTCTAAAGTGCATTATGTAAACCAAAACACACCTGTGACTATTATATCTAAAACATATGGCGAATTTCAGCAAAAGTTACAAAATCATATTAACTCTAATACAGGATACCCATTCGCTAATCAACAAAAAATATATACGTCAGAATTTTGCGAAAAAATTGCTAGACAATATAAAACATTACATGAATTTAGAAAAAATGACAGAATTACATACCAACATTCTAAAGAAAAAAACTATTTGGAATTATTCACTTGGTTTAACGATGATATTGGTACAACAAACAAACTTGTAAATGTTTACAAAAAAAGTTGCGTATACGTATATAAATTACCAAATAAGGTTGCATATGTTGGGTTAACAAATGATATACAAAGACGACATCATGAACATTTAACTCGCCCGAAAGACCCAATTTTACAATATTCCAAAAAACTAAATATAACAATACCCGAACCTGAAATACTGATCAACAATATAACTAAAAAACAATCTGCATTAGAAGAAAAAAAATATATCCAAAAATTTAAAACAGATGGGTGGCTTCTATTAAATAAAAATGACGGAGGATCACTTGGCGGTACAACAAAAAAATGGAGCGAACAATTTTTAATTGATTTTTGTAAACATTTTACCTCACCAAAAGATGTTGAGAAAATAAATTATACGTTGTATAAGTACATTTATCACAATAAACTACAAGATAAATGTTTTCCAGGTTCAGAAATAAAACCAATCGAAAGAATTAATTATACTCCAGAATTAGTAGATAAATTGGTTGCACAATATGAGAATAAAACCGAATTAAGAAAAAATAATAAAGCATTATTTACATATCTTTTTAGACATGGTTTGTTGTTTGACTATTTTCCATATACCAATTCGAAACTACGCCATAATACAACGGAAAGAGATAAGCAAATTCTACAATTAAAAGAAGACGGAAAAACACCAAGGGAAATTGCTGCAATATTAGGCAACGTTTCTCGATATACCGTTGAAAATGTTATTCGACGAAATAACAAATAACCAACTCAGTTTTCAAAAAAATGAAAATTTTTCCGGAAAAATTTTTTCAAAATCCAAATTTTAAAAATTTTAAGACCGGTACTAAAAATAGATCGTTCGGTAGCCCTATGGATTTGAGGGGTTGGAAATCTGGGATATACGCCGGGAGGGAAACATAGGGGGGATAAGGGGGAGGGGCTACGAAGGGAGGTGCAAGGTAGGGGTGTATGGGGGTGGGCATAGGTAGTCCTACAATGGGGCGGGCAGTTATATCTAACGTATAAATAATAAAAATATATCCTATATTTTTGATTTATACATTAAATATAAAATCGTCACAAAGGGCATTTATTTGCGATTTGAGCGCATTAAATAGTGCAGGTGGTAAATTGTACTGCTGCGAGTTTTTTATCGCTCAAACATTATAGTGAATATAAATATCGTTGATAAACTTCGTTTATTAACAATATATTCACCATAATGGGCGGCACATAAAAACGCATATACGCGCACAAATTGTAAAATAGCAAACTTTTTGGAATACGCAAATAAAAACGAAGAAAAATGCAAAAAATCTTCATTTTGCAAAGTAGAGTTAGCAAAATGCACTTTTTTGAACGATTTTTTCAAAAAAATTTGCATATATCAAAAAAAAGCAGTACCTTTGCACCGGATTTCATTAAGGGAGTCCAAAAACATAAAGTCTAACCGCGTGTGACACACGCACTAAATCATTTTAGTTATGAAAAAGAACACTATCTTTGTTGAAACGGTGATTAACGCAATTAAGGCGTTGGTAGGTTGCCAATTTATTCACATGTCCTACATCAGCGAGCCTGACATGAACAAGTCGCAAAAAGCAGCCATTTGCGCATTGACGAACAAGAACGGCGAGATTCTGCCGATTGAGAAACTCACAAGCGGGCAGTTCCAAGTAAATTATTCGTACGAGAACGCGGTAAACAATCGCGGTGCAAAAGAGCAAGGAGCACCGATAGATTTTATTGCAGCCGCATTGCGTTGGGGCGCATGGGTAGCAGGGCAAGAAAACAAACTCATTGAGCACAAAGGTACGATTTATCTTCGTTACTACGGAGTGCAGAACGGCAAAGTTGAGAACAAGTATTTTGTAGGCGGCAAGCCTGCGACTGACGAGCAAATTGCTTTGATTAAGCAATTCACCGAGAAAAAGCCGAGCGCAACACAAGCAGCAGCAGGACTGACTGAAAACCAAGTTGTTTGCCGAGTTGTGAAAATCGAGAACATTTTAGAGATTACTCTAAACGGCACAACATTGAAAAACAATCTTGTAGCGAAAGCGGCATAGCGAAAAGGCGGTAGCAATACCGCTTTTTTTTTGTGTGTATGCGTACAATTATTGCAAAATATAAAAATTTTTGATATATGCAAGAGTTTGGTGATTTTTTTTGAATTTTTTTTGTTTTTTTGTTTAGAGCGATTATTTAGGACAATTTGGGACAATTATATACCTTTGTCTTAAAAGTGTCTCAAAACGGCTAAAAATGGGACAATTATATACCTTTGTCTTAAAAGTGTCTCAAAACGGCTAAAAATGGGCATACTTTTTATCCTGCTCATTTATGAGTGTATATATGTGCAAATGTACGCGTGTGTATGTGTGTATATTGCAATATATAAAACTTTTTGAAATGTGCAAGAGTCTATGTAAAAAAAGTGCAAAAAATCTTCATTTTGTAAAGTAGAGTTAGCAGAATGAAAAAAAATACGATTTTTCTTGCACATGTCAAAAAAAAGTTGTACCTTTGCAGTCGGAATTGAAAAAGTAATGTTGAACCCTTAAAAATTATATTGCTATGAACAAAGTACAAGAATTTGCAGCAAAGAACGGAGTGACAAACGTGTTTATGTATGGTGCGTGCGAAGAGCGCGTATTTGAGCGCCAGGCATCCGAATGTGGCTATACGCGCAAGACTACATTTTTTAGCGATTTATCGCTTGCAGAGTGGTTAGGTGCCGCAAGTGTGCGTGACACGTACAACAACGTAGTCAAAAGTTGGTTTAATGACAAGGTATATTTTACCGAGTTTGTAATGTCCCTCAATTGGAAGATTTGGGAGCAGAACGCGCGCGGTAATGAGGAACTTGCACGCGTGTACGATGAACTTTGGAAGAAAGCGGATGCGCTTGTTATGGAAAAGTGGACGGGTGAAAATCTCAGTTACTACCTACAAACTACCGATTAGGGGAGAGAGCCGCAAGGCTCTTTTTCTTTGGGTATATGTCCTCGAATGAGTACCGAATTTTAAGATAGAATTGCCGATTATTAAGATTTTGAAAAAAAGTTGCCGAAAAACTTGCATATATCAAAAAAAATTCGTAACTTTGCATCAGATTTCACATTGAGGTGGAATTGAACTTATTATTAACCGCTTAAAGAAAGGAATTTCGATTATGGCAAAGAAGATTAAAAACGCGTGGCGCGTTTACTACGGAACGGAAGAAAACTTGTTTGAGTGTGAGCACGAAGATTTTGCTACGCTTGAAGAGGCGCAAGCATGGGTGCGTGAGAACGTGAAGAACGACATTAAAGTCGGTTTGGAGCGTCTGGGTGAGAGTGTTACCGAAGATGAGTTGAACGCTCACATAAACGGCTGCATCAACGAATATGGTGCGGACACGGAAGACATTGTGGAATATCGCTACATTTACGCGATTGGTATGATTGGCAAAACTTGCCGCGCAGCGCGTAAGATTGTGGATGATTTACGCAGCGAATACAAGGAAATGTTCTTTTAAGGGCATTTCCTATTATTCGACAAACAAACTATTTATTAACAACCAAAAGAAAGAACAACACCTATGAACGAAAAAGAACTACAAGAAATGAGGAGTAAAGATAACGCGGAGCGCGTTATGCAAGAATGTTACGCGATGTGTGGCATTTGGTGATTAAACGGACTGAGGAATAGTCCGTTTTTTTTATGTCTTGTCCGCGCGTGTATTCTAAAATATAAAACTTTTTTGATTGTGCAAGTTTTTAGTGATTTTTTTGCAAAAAAAGTGAATTTTGTAACATAGACTTTGCAAAATTAAAAAAAATGACGATTTTTGAAATTTTTTT